GTCGTTATCCGCATCCCAGTGGTCCACGCAGTGGTTGCACGGCGCCATCCCCAGGAAGCACAAGCACCCCGGGCACTCGTCCCACTCCGGCGGCTCCTCGGTCTCGATGAGGGCGTCGTCTGGGTGGGCGTCGATCACCCCGGGCTCGACCGTGCGCCACCACACCAGGGAGGAGCACTTGCCGGGGTCGCCGTTCGGCGCGGACACCACCGACACGTACCGACCAGCAGCGCCCTGGCGGACACCGGTGCCGCAGCGGTCGCAGATCGCGTGAGCGAACGACGGTCGGGGCTTCGGCTGCGGGCGAGGGCGGGGCGGCGGGCGGAGAGCGGCGATAGCCCTCGCGACCGCGAACGCGCCGTCGAAGAACTGTTCGGCCTCGCTGCGTCGGTCGGTCTTCTCGGTCATCGGGGGTTCTCCTCGGAGTCGGACAGGCCGTCGCATCCGTGATCGTGGGGGTAGCCGGGGCAGTGGAAGCACTCCGGGCAGGTGTCGTGCGCCTCGTCGTCCTGGCCGCAGACGCCGCACCGGTGGGCCGTCACCGTCTCGATCGCAGGGCTGCTCACTTGTGGCCTTCCAGGATGTGTCGCGCCGCCCGGAACGCGTCGGCGTCGATCATCGCGCTCTGATTGCGCAGCTCGATCGCCCGGCGCTCGATAGCGCGCAGCCGGTCGAGCTCGGCGGCCTGCGTGCGCAGAACGTCGAGGATGTGGTGCGGGTCCTCCCGGATCGCCTCGGCCTGCTCGTGCTCCCATGAGCGGTCGCCATCGTCGACAGGGGTGCCGTTCGGGCTGGTCATTGGCTGTTCACCTCAGGTTGGAGAGGGGGTTCGGGGTGGCGCCGCCCCCGACGAACGGCGCCACCCCAGGTCAGGCCAGGACGGACGGGTTGGGGACGGGCTGGTCGCGGTAGCGGTCCTGCGCGGACTGCCAGTCCCGCAACTGCAGCTCCGCCCCGCGCAACGTGTAGCCGCAGGCTGCCGCCAACGTGGTGATGGCGTGGGCTCGGGTGATCTGGCCGATGCCGGCCTGGATCGCCAGGGTGGTGATCAAGTCTCCGATACGCATGGGGCGCCTTCCGGGGTGTGCTCGGGCAGGAGAGCGGGGGTGGGCTGCGGTCGCGTGGCAGCCCACCCCCCGGGTTCAGGACGCGGCGGACAGCGGGGGGAGCCCGGCCATGCGACGCGCATTGGGGATGCACGACACGTTGTCGGCCGGGTCGTACCAGCGGCCACAGTCGAAGCACGCCACCCGCACCGACTGCAGGGACACGATGTCGCCGTTGGGCCGGTAGTCGCCGCCCCACGTGACGGTTTCGGGGATGTCGTGGTTGCGGCGGTGGAGGCGGGTGTTGGGCGGGGTGGTGCGGCGGGTCTGCTGCACCTTGCCGGCGAACTCGTCTTCGATGAGTTCGGTCGCGGCGGCCCAGCAGACGTGGGAGTCGCAGACGGTGGTGCTGTTGCCGCGCTCGTCCAGGGTGTCGGTGAGTTCGATCCAGTCGATTTCCTGGGTGGCGGGCTGGTCGCACTGGTCGCAGTAGAGGGCGACGGCGGCGGGGGCAGCGGTGGTGCTGGTCATTCGGGGTCTCCTGGGCTAGGGAGGTTCGGCTGGGTGGGCCGGTCGTTCGGGGTGGGCGCCCCGTCCGATGAGTTGGACACTACTCCGTCACGCGGGTTTGTCAACTACTAGTTTAGGCATCGGGCGGCTGACTTCGATCCAGCACTCGAAGCCCGGGATGACCCACTGCCGGCCATGCCGCAGAATCGGCGTCTCCTCCGGCCTGTCGAGCTCGCCCCGGATCACGAACCCCTGCGACGACTCAGTCGTCCGCCCTGACCTCGTCTCGGCCCACAAGTGGCAGCCGCCCGGCGAGGTCGCGGACCCACACAGCACGACGAGGTTGGCGGCAGTGTCGAGGTAGCCGTCCCGGCGACCACCGGCACCTCGGGCGCGGCGATGTTGTAGCGAGTACAGCTGTCCGCCGAGGTACCGGCCGCACCGGTCGCAGGACTCCTCAGCCCGTGCGATCACCATGCGGCGGAGCGCCGCTGGGACCGGCGCCGCCCCACCACGCCGGGGGACAGACGCCGGCGCACCCCCGGGCAGGAGCAAACCAGGCCGCCCCCGAGACGCATCAGGCTCGACGTCACGGCCCTCGGACTCTGCATCCCCGTCGTGCCTCTCCGCAACCGCTGATCGTTTCCATCCTGCGCGCCGCAACGGCGTCGTGTTACGCAGGGTGCTGGTGTTACGCAGGGGGGTCTTGCGTTGCAACGGCTTCCCACGCTCCACCGTCACGCCACCCCAACCGTGGCCGCCTCGGCGTTCCGGGCGTGCCGCAACATCAACACCCGGTCCCGACCGGACACCCCACCCCAAACCCCCACAACATCGCTGTGGGCGAGGGCGTAGGCGAGGCATTCGGTTCGGACCTCGCACCCGGCGCACACCAGGCGGGCCGGGCCGAGGGTGGCGCCCTGCTCGGGGAAAAACACCTCGGGGTCGACCTCGGTACAGCGGGCCTGCTGCCGCCAGGAGCCGTCGAGACGGCCGGCCAACGCGAGGAGGTCAGCCGTGGGGGGCACGTCAGGCTTGGGGACGTGACGGAAGTGCTGTTTGGGCATTGTGGGGCTCCGTGGGCAGGAACGAGCGGGGTAGAGCTGGGCTAGGGGTGGTGGGGAGCGGGCACAGGGTGCGGGGCCGGCAGGTCTTGGGCGGACCAGCCGGCCCCACGAACAACAGCGGTCGCGACTATTGGGACATGACCACCGCCGGACGCTTCGACCGTTCCCGGGCCGCCGCTTCCTCCAACGTCTCCGGCCGGGCCTCGGCCGGTACTCGCAGCGTCGACAGGCGCGCCCACAGGATGCGGTCCTCCACCGTCGGCTCGTACTCGTCGTCGACACGCTCCCGGTGTTCCATCACCGCCTCCGCGAGGGTGAGGAGGACGTCCCGCATCCGGTTCGCCAGGTCGTAGCCGCGGCGGGCGTTCCCGGCGTCGGCGGCCTGCCGGTACCGCTGCTCGACGAGGGTGCGGAAGTTCTGCGCTCTCCGCTTCCACTCCTCATAGTCGGCCCGGTGACGGGCCAGCTCGATGGAGTCGATCTCCCCGGCGGTGAACCGTGCCCGCACCGCGGCCATGTCCGCGTTCCGGTGCGTGAACGTGTTGTCGATCTGCTCCCGGAACGAGGCCAGGACGCGGTGGGTTTGGGTGGCGTACTCGTCGGACAGCAGTACAGGCCATGCGGTGGAGCGGGGGTTGCGCAGTTCCCGGTTCAGGTAGTCCTCGGCGAGGTCGTCGGACGACGGGAGCGGCGGGTAGGGGAGGGTGCTCATGCCACGTCCTCGGTGGGCCGGGCCGGGTCGAACTCCCCGGCCTTGACCCCCAGGGGGAAGGCGGTCCACTCGGCTGCCGTGAACCGCAGGTCGATGCCGGGGGCAGTGGTCCCGCGCACGGCCACCCCTCCGTCGGGGAGGTGGAGGACTTCGACGCAGTCCCCGAGTGAGCAGAACGAGGACCGCTCCCAGCCACTCACCGAGCCACCCCTGCCGGCTGGTCGAGCAACCCCAGCATCTCCAGCTGCTCCGTCAACAGCTCCCGGTCCCAGCCCTCACGCACCGCACGGGCAGCCACGTTGACACCGGCGGCCCGCTTCTGGGCGGGGGTGATGGTGGTGACCGACCCGGCATGGTTCGAGTCGTACAACTCAGTGATGCCAGCCATGTCGATCACACATCCAGAGGGTTGCGCGGCGACCGCTGGTGCCGCTCGGTGTACTCGTGGACCCGCCCCGCAAGCGCGGACAGGGGGAGAGCGCTGTCGGGGTCGAGGGCGAGGACTTCCCGGTCGTCGTCGGTGAGGAGACCCGACACGTCGACGGTCGCGACCGTGCGGAGGAGGGGGCCGTCGAGGATGGCGGCGACCTGATCGGGGTTGGACGCCAACAGCAGGTTGTCGACGAGGTCAGCAGCGAGCCGGGCCGGGTCAGCCGGCGTGGTGGGCTGGGGGTCGTCGACGAGCTCGGCGTCGATCGGCTCATCTGCTGCCGCCGCAACGGCAGCCGCGTCGGCGCGGGCATCGTGGATCGCCTTCACCCGCAACCCAGCCGCGCCGATCCCTTCCCGCAGCTCCTTGTTCAACGGCTGCAGCGCCTTCGCCAGGTGCCACAGCTCGGACAGCCGCTCCCGGTCCTCCGCCCTCTCCGCGGCCTGCGTCTCGGTGTCCCAGTCGGGTTCCCCGGTGATGTGCCGGACGTTGCTGGCGGGCTGGTCGATCCGTTCGGCGGTGGCCTTGATGACGTTGCCGTCCTCGTCGACCTCCGCCCCCATCTCCTCAGCGGTGTAGTGAAGTCCGAGCAGCGCCTCTTCGCAGGCGTCGCGGGCGCACTCGGAGATGGCGCGCGCCTTCAACATCGCGGCCGGGTACTGCTTCCACACCTTCTTGCCGGTGAGACCCGCCTGCTCGGCGCGCTTCATGTCCCACACCGACTCGAACACCCAGTCGGGGTCATCGGAGCGGATGATCTGGACGGTGGCCTTCCGATCGTCGCCCTTGACGCGGAGGCGGTGGCCGGCGCGTCGAACGAGCGCGGACATGAGCGCTGACGACGCGGTCGGTTTGCCTTCGATCACGTGCACGCCGGTGATCGCCGCCATGGGGGCCAGTCCCGGCATGTCGCCGTACTCGACGGCGTAGAGCACGTTGGCGGGCTCTTTGCGGTAGTGGGCGGGGAGGAGCCCGGACTGGGCGAGGTGCTGCGCGTACTGGATTTTCTCGGTGATCGAGCCGCGGTGCGGGCGGGCGACTGCGATCGCCGCACCCGGGTTGGGTGCGTCGAGATCGTCGTCGGGTTGTTGTTGGGCTGCGGCGGTCATGGGCTGTGACCTCTCGGGGTAGGTGGGCTGGGCAAGAGGGGAGGGGGTGGTGACGACGAGGAGTGGGTAGTGATCCGCGCCCGATCCGGCCGTCGACTCCGCTGCCTAAGCCGTCTGTCGACGCGCGTGGACTCGCGCTAGCGCGCTCTTAGACCCCGTCTTAGGACGGGACCGCTCGTCGTGCTTACCGGCCGGACGACCACCACCAACACGCATGGGGGGTGCGGATACGGCCGGCGAAAGCTAAGGGGCGCAGAAAGGTTGCACGGCGGGCACCGTTCTGTGGGTAGGAGTGGGCTACGGCGCGGGTGGGCTAGACCCAGGCCGGATACTGCTGTGTCAGGGCTTGGGGGTCGATCGTTCCACGGTGACACCCTTGAACGTGCGGACCGGCTGCCCGATCGCCGAACGGGCCACCGCGGCCAGTGAATCCAGCTCACGGGCTGCCAGCGAGGCGGCGACGGCCTTGACCTTGGTCGGCTTGGCGGTCACCTTGCCGAGGACCCCGGTGTCGGGGTTGGCGAACTGCTCAACCGCTGCCAGCGCGAACTGTTCCGGGTCGGCGGCAGCTTTGTCGCCCCACTCGTCGGCGAGGGCGGCGACCATCACGGACGCGACCTGCTCGGTGTCGACGTCGTACCGGTTCGACCACGAGGCGGCGACACGCACCTCTCCGCCGTCCACCGGGACGACGAGCGCACCATTGGGGATGCCGGACTGTTCGCCGTTGACCTCGGTCAGCTCCTCTTCGAGGGCGCCGCGGATGCGGTCGCGCTGCCGGTTGACGGCGTACACGATCTCGGCGAGGACGTCGTCTGTGCGGGTGAGTTCGCGGACGAGGGCGTAGGTGTCTTCGGGCTGGCACACCTTGCCGCGCTGTGTGCGCATGGTGGCGATGCCGGCTTCGATGCGGTTCCCGAGCCAGTGCCCGAGGGCGTGGGGTTGGGGGAGTGCTGCCGGGTCTACGTCTGCGATCGGGACGAGTGCCGCGGCGAGTTGGGTAGGAGTGGGCTTCGGGTCGTCGGTGTCAGGTTGGGCGGCCTGTCCGACGCCCTGGGTGGGCTTCATGCAGGAGAGTGTAGCGCACTACGTCACGTAGGTCTACCTGTCAGGCCGCGTCGGAGAGAGAATGCCCGGGAAACGGCCAGTTCATCCGCACGAGGCTCCCGTCCGCCTCCAGGTACGCCTGGACGAACCACGCCATCACCGCCGGCCTGGACGATCCTGCGCGCCCGATCAGGGCGACGGCCTCGGCGGCGTCTTCCTTGGTCTCCGCCCACTGCACGTTCTTCCAGCCCGCGTCGAGCGAAGGGGACTCCTTCGGGAGCACACCCCCATGCCCCTCGACGACGAGACGGGCGGCGGTCGAGATGGCCATGCGGGCAAGGAATGAGAGCGGGTGCCCGCGCTCCTCGGCCTTCCTCTTCAGCTCGATGTGCATCTCCTCGGGGATGCGCACCTGCGAGTACCGGTCCTGTGCCACAGGGGGAGCGTAACCGCTGAATGTCTATCTGACGTAGTGCGGACGTGGGGCGTGTCGCGCCCCGAAGATCCCACCTATGTCGAGTAGTGTCCGCGCCACTGACTGATCGACTTGACCCCGACAATAGAAAACGCGCGCCTCCCCAGAAGCTTGCCGGCGAACGGGGGAGACGCGCGGAGGTACTAGCCGTGACCATAGATGAGGTCTCGGCGCGTCCGCAACGCGACGCGCCGCCACACCCGCGCAACCCTGTGCGCCGCAACCCAACCCCACAAAAAGGTGGGCGGCCGGAACCAGGAGCCCATCCCAGTCCGGCCGCCCCGAGCCAGTCCAGCGCTGCAGTCGCCTCCTTGGCTTCACGCCTCACCTGCGACGGTCGCATGCTCCTACCCAGGATCATGCTGTGCGCGTGGTGGGGCGGCGTCAGCGAAGCGGTAGCTAGCCGCTGTGGTGCTGTCGCGCAGGCAATGATGACACGTGGAGGGGCGGCTGTCGCGGGGCCTAATCACTTACTGTGCTTGTGGGCGTGTCGTTGCCGCCGTGTGGGGTACCGAACGTCACCTTCGCCACCTGTGCGTGTTCCCTTTCGGGGGCGTATGGCATCGTTGGTGGTTACCCAGCTGTGCCGAGAATTGAATGAGATGTCGGATCGTGCCCGCCCAGGCCGGTTTGAGCCCACCTACCCGTTGCTCCGTAGCCCAGGAGTGTTCTTCGTGACCCCTGTCACCTGTGCCCGTTCCCGTGTCCGGAACGAGGCCGCCGCATGAGCGCCCCCGTCGAGGCCAGCACCGCCGCGGACCTCCGTGGACTGGCCGTCCCCTTCCCCCTCCAACAGCGTGTCGTGCGAACCCGCGTCTTCCCCGTCATCGACGTCGCCCACGAGCTGATCGAACGGCTCAGCGTCGAGGAGCTGCACACCTACCTGCACATCGGGCGCTGGTACCAGCGAGGCGAGGCCGCCGACCTTCAGCGACTCGCGGATGAGGTTTGGGCGGGCAGTCTCTACCAGGCGAACCTCTGGATTTTCGGGCTCGCCCAGCACGGTCTGATCCTCACCGTCGATGAGTACCGCGCGCACCTCAGCAACCTCCGAACCGCTGAGGAACGAGAAGCAGATCGCCGGGCCGCTGCCGAAGCCAAGCGCCGCGAGCGGGCCAGCTACACGGGAGAGGAGTGGTCCGGTTCCTGGCCTGTCACCTCCGCTGCCGCGATTCCCGCCAAGGATCAGTCGGTTGTCTACTTCGCCTGGGACAAGGCCGGCGACATCGCCTACGTCGGCAGCACCAAGCACTTCGCGAACCGCATGGCGCAGCACGCCGAGGCTCGTCGCAGCATGACCTGGCATCGCTGGACCGCTAAGGGCTGCCCTGATCGCCAGGCGGCTTACACCCTCGAACGGGACGACATCGATCGCCTCAACCCCCCACAGAATCACCCACCGAAGCCGCCATCCCACCGCGTCGACCACATCAGCAAGGCCAAGGCCAGCGCCCAGCGCCCCACCGCTGGGGGTGCCCGGTGAGCGAGGGCGTCCAGACGTTCGACACGCGCACTAACAACTTCGAGATCATCCCGCGAGAGGTGCTGCAGGACTCCCGCATCTCGTTCCGGGCGCTCGGGGTCCTGGTCGACCTCCTGTCACGGCCTGAGGGGTGGAAGACCAGTGCTACCCGCATCGCATCCTCTCGTCGCGGCCCAACCGACCAGAAGCGCCGGCCTGGCGCCGAGGGTCGGGACGCCATTGAGACCGCCCTGGCCGAGCTCGAACGTGTCGGCTACCTGGCGCGGAAGCGCATCCAGAACAAAGAGACCGGCACCTGGTCGTGGCTGTGGATGTACGGGGATAACCCGGTCCGGGTCGCGGCGGCGATGGCCGAGCACCTGGCAGCCCGGAACTAGCTGCCGAACCCTGGAATCCCGTCTTCGGGCCGATCCCTGGAATCCCGAACTCGGCTCACCCGGATTCGGCTGGACCGGATTCGGGATTCCAGGGTTCTTAGAGAGCACACACACAGAGAACAGATAGAGGGCTCGCTCCGCTTAGCCCCAACTACAACTGCAACTGCACGGGTCGCTCCGCTCCCCGGCTGCCGCGGACATCGCGGAACTACACCGCGACGTCCTTGCCACTGACGGACAGATACCCGACTGACCGAGTGGTCCCGAACCAAACTCAAGTCTGAAAGTCGACCCACCACCCGCACGCGCGCGTTGATCAGCTCCCGGAAGGAAGCGCAGCCCATGATCGAGTCGCAGTCGTTGAACGCAGAGGTCACCCAGCCTCGCCCGTTCGATCCGTCCGAGCCTCGGTGCCGTGAGCATCGGGGTGTCCCGTCGAGTCTCGCGGTTGCCGAGTGCGACAGCTGCGCTGGTGCGGCGGAGTGGGTGCTGCGCCGGTGCGGGATGTGTGACCGGTCGGGGCAGCGGTGGGATCCGGCGACGCATATTCCGGTGTCGCCGTACCGGTCGTGCGACCACTCGACGGAGCACGCGGTGGTGGTGGCGGAGATTACGGCGGCTGAGAGCGCCGTAGCGGCTGCGATGGCTCGTCCCCGCGTCTTGCCCCCTGTCCCGTCCACGATCGGGGGCCGGCGGCGGGCACAGGCCATTTTCCGGGGGTCCCGAAAGGTTCGCCCGCAGGTTCCGGTGCAGCGCCGGGCTTCCGGGGATGTGGTGGTCCGCGAGTCTGTGCGGCCGGGGTTGGCGCACGCGGCTGCGGGGGCGTCGGGCAAGGGCGGCCTGGACGCCGCCCCGTCTGGGCTTGTGGAGACCACCGCAGCGGGGGTGACGGCGTGAGCGGGAACGCGATGGAACGACGTCGCCGGCCTGAGGACGTTGAGCGCGCGTTGAAGCTCCAGGAGGGTTCGGTCCTAGCCCGTGAGGTGCTGGCCCTCCGAATCATCGCGGATACGGCGTGCACGCAGGTCGCGAACGTCGCCGAGCTGCCATCTGGCTTCGACAAGATCGCTGCTGCCACCTTGGAGGACACACAAGGGGTGGACATCGACGCGACCAATGCGGCGGAGATCAAGGGCTATGCGGCGGGGCTTCGGCAGGCAGCTCGGGCGATCCGTCACGTCCTGTCCGCCGGTGCAGGCGGCGCAGAGGCCGCCATTGAACGGGTCCGGAAGCTGCACGGCGTCAAGGTCACGACACCCGGGGATGACGGGTCCGCCCAGTGTCTGCACTGCGCAGGGGATTGGCCGTGTGCGACGCGGCGGGCCCTGGACGGTGTGGCGTGAGCGACGGGCCGCAGAAGGTGCTGGAGAACCGTCTCCGCCGGGTCGCGGCCCGCCGCGGTCTGATGTTCCAGAAGGTCCGCAGGATGGACCCTGGCGCCTCCGATTTCGGGCGCATCCACCTGTCGGACTCGTCAGGGAACGTCGTGTTCGACGGCGCGGACGTACGGGAGGTGGAGAGTTTCCTGGACGGTCCCGACCGGGACCGCCGCGTCGCTCTTGGCAGGCTGCTGCTGCAGGTGCAGGACGATCACGGCTGGTTGCCGGCGGAGGCTGCTGCTGCGCACGGCGTTGCGCCGATGACGTGGCGCCGGCTGACGTCGGGCGAGCCGGTGCGCGCGAAGGCGCTGGCTTCGGCCGCCCGCGCGCTGGGGGTGCCACTGGCGGACGTGCTGTCCGCGTTGCGGTCCGAGCCGGGGATGTTGGCGCTGACCGCCCGATGCTCTGCACAAGGGGAGGCGGGCGCGGCTGGGGCGGCGGATGAGGTTGGGCGGCTCCGCGCCCAGGCAGAGGCGGTGCGCACGCTTCACTTCGCGACCACGGTCGAGACGACGAGCGGCCCCCGCCAGATGTGCAACCACTGCGACACCGGGGACCCGTTCTGCACGGTGTCGAATGACTGGCCGTGTCCGACGATCGCAGCCCTGGACGGTGCGGCGTGACCGGCTCGGTGGATCGTCTCCGTGACGCCCTCTCCCAGGCCACGTTGGATGGGCACATCCGGGTGCGGGCCGAGGACGTGGCGGCGGCGTTGTCAGAGTTGCGGGAGGAGTCGGGGGCTGCCCGCTCGCTGCGGGACGACGTCAACCGCACCGTCGAACTCCTCGCCCGCCATGGCACCCCCGAGATGGAGGGCGAGGGCGCCTACCAGGCGTTGCGCACCCACCTGGCGAAGCGGCATGAGCCCGTCTACCCGATCGACCGGCTGTGCGGGGACGTGTCTGGCCCGAACGGTGTGGGTGGGGAGTGCGTGTTGGGGCCTGGTCATCCGCATCGGGACGGCATCGGAGGCGAATGGCCGGCTTCCGGTGACCGGCACGAGGAGCTGCTGGAGGCGATCCACGACACCCCGGGGATGCCGCTGCTGCCGTGGAAGGTGCTGCACACGGCAGCCCGTCGATGCGCGGCGGTGACGTCATGACCGAGTGGCCGACGCAGCCTCACGACGGTCTCGGTGGCCCGCAGCACTATCCGATCATCATCCCGGCGCTGGTGTTCCGGGACTGCATGGAGGAGTCCTGCGACCACGACGGGTTCGAGTGCCCTACCGATGAGGGGATCGTGTGTGGGCAGTGCACGAACGCCGGGTTCGAGGTTGGTGACGTGGCTTTCTCGCAGGCGTGGCCGTGCGAGCACGCGGAGGTGGCGTCGTGAACGTTGGCGGGTTGCAGCCCGGGCATCGTGTCGGGATCGAGGTTGTGGGCGGCCGGCGCTACTTCGGTGAGGTCGTGTCGGTCGATGACGCAGGGACGGTGACGCTGCAGGCGATCGGCTCCAGCCGCTGGGGGCACCTGGTGCGCACCATCTCGAAGGACGACAACGGTCGGGATGTGTTCGGTCCTGAGCGTCCGTGCACGGTGTGCGGCGGACCGGAGGAGACGACATGAGCGGGGAGTACGTGGAGTTGACCGCAGCCGACTTGGCGGAGCGGTGGCGACCGAAGACGCTGAACGAGTCGGTTGACCAGGCGATGAACGAGTACAACGACCAGGAGGAGTACGCCACCGCAGATGCGGCGCTCCGTCACCTCCTCGCCTGCGCATGGAACGAGCTGCAGAACGCCCGCCGCAGCGCGCTCAACGGATCCTGGTCGATGCAGTGCGACTTCGCTGTCCACAAGATCATGGGGCTGACCGATCTTGTCGGCCCGATCGACTGGGGTGAGGTACAGGTCGACCTCATCCTCGACGGCATGTACGAGCGCATCCATGAGCGGGCCGGGTATCCGACACCGCTCACGGACTTGGACCGCGCCCGGGCGCGGGAAGTGTTGGAGCGCCGTCGTGGCTGAGCCGTCGTTGGTGGAGTGGCTGTCCGCCTGTCTGGACTCCGATGAGCGCACGGCCAACCTGATGGCCGAGTTCTACCCCGGGACATGGGAAATCGCGGACCGCGGCTACATGGCCCGGATCGTGGCCGATGGGCCGTCGTTCTGGGAGGTGACGCGGCTGGAGCAGTGGCCGACGATGCCGACCGGGGTCGACGCCCCGACGTTGGGGCAGATCGTCGGGCATGTCGAGCGTTGGCAGCCGGCTCGCGTGTTGGCTGAGGTCGCAGCCAAGCGCCGCATCATCGAGGTGCACTACAACATGAACGACGGCGACTGCGCGGTGTGCGTCCGAGGCGAGTGGGGCTACCCAACCCATGGGGGTTCGAGCCCGGTGCTGTGGCCGTGCCTGACGGTGCGGCTGCTGGCTTTGCCGTATGCCGGTAGGGACGGATACCAGGACTCCTGGAGGCCCGAATGATCAGGATGGAAGTCGCCCTGGAGTACGACGGGGCCGAACCCACCGAGTGGCACACCGCGTCGGCTATGGACCCGGCGCGTACCGGCCGGATCACCGTCGGTGTCCCTGCCCGCTTCGACGGTCTCGTGCGCTTGGTCGCCCGCCCTGTCGGCGACGAGGCGATCCTGTGGCGTGGCCAGCCCCTGTCCGTGCGGGCCGGTGACAGTGTCTGCCAGGAGTTTGGGCTGAGTTCCGATTTCGATCCTGGGCTGTTGTGCTTTGCCGAAGTCGACGGGAAGTGGCAACCCGAATGAGCGACGCGCTGACCGACGTCCGATTTTGGATGCAGGTGCTGACCGACGCCCGCCGCACAGTGCTGTGCTCGCCCGAGAACGAGTCTCGCTGCAAGGGCTACGTCGACGCCCGCGGCCTCGCAGGGCAGTTCACGGTGATCGCCTCGCCGATCGTCTCCGACGACCACCTGATCATCGTGGACGAGCAGGCGCTGGAAGCGACGACGAACAAGGCCGCGTTGGGAGCTGGGCGGTTCCGGTACACCGACCTGGTGTCCTCGCCTGTTCTGCGTCCGTTCCGTTTCCCGCCGATCTGCTAGCCGTTCCAGCCCACAACCCGGTGGCACCGCCCATGTCGCCGGTACTCCTACCCACCTGGAGCCCATCCCGTGAAGACCCGTATCGAAGCGAAGACTCTTGCCGCCGCAGCCCACTGGGTGTCGAGAGCCTTGCCTGCCCGGCCGCCCGTCCCTGTGTTGGGTGGTCTGCTGTTGGCCGCGGACACTCACGGCACCGTGGACGGCCTGATCGTGTCCGGGTTCGACTATGAGACGTCCGCGCGTGTCGAGCTGGACGCCACCGTCGGGGAGCCCGGGCGGGTCCTGGTGTCGGGCCGGCTGTTGGCGGACATCACCAAGAGCCTCCCCGACAAGCCTGTCGACCTCACCGCCGACGGCGCCCGCATGACACTCGTGTGCGGCTCCTCCCGCTTCTCCCTCCCCCTGATGCCCGTCGACGAGTACCCGGCCCTGCCTCCGATGCCCGACCGCACCGGCACGGTTCCCGGGGATGTGTGGGCTGCCGCTGTGGGGCAGGTGACGATGGCCGCCGGCCGCGACGACTCCCTGCCGATGCTCACCGGTGTCCGCCTGGAGGTGGACGGGGAGCGGATCACGATGGCCGCCACCGACCGGTTCCGGCTGGCGGTCCGCGAGTTCGGATGGAGCCCCGACACCCCCGACGTGTCGGCGGCGATGCTCCTTCCCGCCCGCACCCTCGCGGAGATGGCCAAGTCCCTGTCCACCGCAGGCACCGTCGACATCAGCCTCGGCGATTCGGGCATGGTCGGGTTCACCGCCGCAGGCCGTCGCGCCACCACCCGACTCCTGGATGCGGAGTTCCCCCGCTTCCGCCAGCTCATCCCCACCCAGCACGACACCGCCGCCGAGGTCGAAGTTTCCGAGCTCGCAGCCGCGTTGAAGCGCGTCGCCCTCGTGGCGGGCCGGGCAGCGCAGGCGATCCTCAACATCGACGGCGAGGGCATCCGGCTGACCGCGGGCGGCGACGACCTCGGATCGGCGGAGGAATCCATCCCCGCCCTGGTGGAGGGGGCGGAGCTGCGGATCGCGTTCAACCCCGCCTACGTCCTCGACGCGCTCACCAGCCTCCCGACCGCGCGGGCACGGTTCGAGTTCACCAACCCCAACCGGCCCGCCACCTGCCGCCCCGCGGGCGAGGCAGGCGCCAACACCGGCCTCACCTACCTCCTCATGCCCGTCCGGATTCCCGGCGCTGCCGCATGAGCGACCACTGGCGGGTCTTCCTTGGACTCTGGGACGACCCAACGTTCGCGGCGATCGACGAGACCTACCCCACCTACGGGGACGCTGCCGAGCGCTTCGACGGCATCCTCGGACGCTGGCGGGCTGACAGCTGCGACGACTGCCGCGCGTGGGGCACGAAGCAGCACGACCGGTTCTTGCGCCTCCCCGATGGTGGGGAGTTCGCCTGTCAGGTCGAGGGCGACGACTACGTCCTCATCCGCGCCGACCGTGGCGACCTCGACGACCTGCTCGCGCTGGAGGTCGCGCCGTGAGCCTCCGCATCCTGTGGACGTCCAGCCGCGAACTCGCAGACCTGGAGCTGGTCCGGGCCGCGATCATCAAGGCAGGCCGTGACGCCCGCGTCCACCCGCAGGACACGACGGTCGTGCAGGGCAACGCCCGCGGCGGCGACCAGCTCGCTAAGCGGGTGGCCGCAGAGTTCGGCTGCCACATCGAGGACCACGACACCCGCGACCACGCCTCCCCGCTGGCACGGAACGCGCACATGGTCAACCTGGGCGCGGACATCTGCATTGCGGCTGCGTTGTCGTGGGCGTCGGGGACCGGGAACTGTGCCCGCCTGGCCCGCGCCGCTGCTATCCCGACGGTCGATTACGGCGTCGACACCAGGGCGGGGGCGCGCCTGTGAGGCCAGCGTCGTGGCTGGCCCGTGCGGAAGCCCTCACCCGGCGTGCCGGCCCGGACGATGACGTGCCGGGCTGGGTGGCGGCGGAGTTGTTGGCCGAACTCGACAGGCTCCGCGCCGGTCATCTGAACTTGCCGTCCGGTGTGCCCATGCCGGGCGGCCGGCAGGTCTCGGTGAACTCTGGCAGGTAGTACCAGGTGTTGCAGGTGATGCAGTGTTTGGTGGCGTGGCCTCGGCAGCGGCAGGGTTCCCACCCGTAGAGGATGTCGCTGCCGGGGCAGCCGGGGCGGGTGCAGCGTGCGGCCCGCCAGGTTTCGGCTTGGGCGGCACGGCGGGCGGCTTCGGCGATGGGGTCGGCGGCGGTCACCGGCTGATAGTTCCCCGCGCCCACGGTCTCGAACAAGTGTTCGTATCGTTCGGGAAGTAACAGCACACCCGCCGGGAACGAACGATCATCTGTGCCAGCCTCGTGTGGACCCAAACAGCACATCACCGTCTGGCAGCCCAAACCCACACGCCGCATCGACTGGTCCCCCTACGACACCTGCACCCGCTGCAACGCCCAGCCTGGCGCCCCGTGCCTCGACCAGCGCATCAGCAACCGCAACACCACCGGCCGCCCCGAGGCCCGCCTCCCGCACAAGGGTCGGCCGCGCACGTTCACGGCCCCGCCAGCGTTGGACAAGTCGGCCGCGATCGTGGCGCTCCTCGCCACCGCGGAACTCGCCGCCACGGTGGGTGTCGACGTCGACCCGCGCGATGCGCTGCACGCGCTCGGGGTCACCGACAAGGAGATACGCGCCGCCCAGGCCGCGTCTCGCCAGCTGTAACCCCCGCTCAGTCCCCGTCCTGGGGGCGCTGTTTCTTCCAGCGTCGGCGGATCGTCTCCCGCGTGTACCCGGACAGCTTCACCACCTCGTGCTGCGGCAGCCCGGCCTGGCGGGCGTCCTCGATGGCGTCGTTGAGGCGTTCGACGATGCTGTCCCAGGTGGGTTTGGTGGCGGCGTACTCGGTGCCGGCGGCTTTGAGTCGGGCTCGTGCGGTGTCTTTGTCCACGGCTATCCAGGCTAGGGCAACATCGGTGGCCACACCAGGGGCCTCAGGGGTTGCACGTCACCCGTTCGTGTGCATACACTGGGTGGTAACAGCCCAGTGACCAGCACAAACCCTGCCGAACCGCAAGGCCATGGATGGCGGCCAACCAGCCCGTTGCGTCACCATCCACCCCAATGCCCACACGCCCACGCCTGCCCAAAAGGGTCCTGCCCATGCCCCCAGCACACCCCCGCCCATGACCGAGCCCCGCCCCGAACACCCCCTGCACACCCGAGCCGGACGCCGCGCCTCAACCCGCGAAGAAGTCCACCGCTTCGAAACCATCGAAGACACCGCAATCCACGTCCTCACCGACCCGGAACGCGCCAACCTCATCCGGGCAGGACACCCCAGCGCCACAGTCGGCCGCCGCTACGACCAGCGAGGCCGACCCAAACGCATCCACCCCGACGGCGCGAAAAAGCACGGCACCCGCGGCTGCCACGACAACTGGGGCTGCCGATGCGCATGGGTGCCCGGGACCGGCCCGTGGGTGTGGTGGCCTGAGGGAGCGGTCATCCCTCTCGCCGCTGTCGCCAACATCGGGGTGAAGGGCTGTGAACGGGTGGCGGTGGAGGCGGTACGGAACACGCGGGAACGCCGCAACATGGATGCACCCACAGTGCCGATCGTGTTACGAAAAGTCGCGGCGAAACGAACAACAGGGAAACACCAGAAACCGCGCGACAGCCCGCCGCCCGCCGGGTCCGCGTTCACACAACTGGCCAACTCGTTCCTGCCCACCACCGGTGCCCAACCGGCCTAACCACTTTGAAGGCGCCCACCGTGTCACGCCCCCCGCCCGGCCCGATCGAGCAACGCCTGGCCGCTCTCCTCGCCGAACACCCCACCGGGGCCAGCCCCGAGGCTGAGGCGGAGGCGATGCTGCTGCCGGTCCTCGCCCTGATCCTGGCCCACGTCAACGACCTACCGGAGCCACGCCCACAGCTCCGCACCATCTAGCCCCTGCCCACCCCCACTGTTGAAGGCGCCCACCAATGCACCCCCTCCTGCCTGCTGCTGTGCTCCTCACCCAACCCGTCCTGATCGGCTTGGCCGCGTTCACCCGCATGTGGCGTGACGCCCGCCCCGTCAAGGCCGCCTGATGCTCCCCGACGACGTTCTCGTCGAACGGCTGTGCACCGACTACGCGACACCCGCCGACATCGCGTCCGCCCGCAAAGAGGACCAGCGCGAAGCGGCCCGCCGCATGACTGTCGCCGGTGAGCCGCCGGGTGTGATCGCCCGCCGTCTCCACATCAACCACGACACCGCCTCTTTGTGGGTGAACGAGGACCGGCAGGCCGCCGCATGAGCGACGACCCGCTGACCTGCCCCGGCTGTAATTCACCCCTATGCCCTGACCACGGGGTCATCCGCAGCGCAACGCCCACCCCTGCCCACGCCCATACCCCGGAAGGTGCCCACCTTCATGTCCGCCCTGGCCCCCCTGCTCCTCGCCCTCGCAGCATCAGCCCTCTTCTTCGGCCTCGGCTGGTTCTTCCGCGACGTGTTCGACCGCTACCGCGCGTCCAGGCCAGCCCTCATCCCGCCCCCTGCTGACGGTGACGACCCCGCCCGCCACCGCGCCGCCTACGAGGGCGCCACGACCGGCCCGCACCGAGTGCAGCGCACATCGTTCGGGTATCCGGCGCACACCTCCCCCGGTATCCGCGGGCTGCGCCCGCCTGCCGGGCGTCGCGGGCCTCAGGTGGTCCCGTCGAAGCGCGTGTTCGCGGCCGACCCGCCGCCGTTCGCCCCGCACCTGGCCTCCACCCAGGACGACGAAACCCAGGTGATGCCCCGCATCAACAGCGGTGACCCGCGGTGAGCGGCTACCCGAAGGGTCTTCGCCCGCATTTGACTGCGCGGGAGATCACTGTGCTGGTCGGTGCCGCGTCGGGCATGTCGAACGAGGTCATCGCCCGCCACCTCACCTTGTCCATTCAGACGGTCAAGTCACATCTGACCCGTATCAACTACAAGCTGGGCACCGTCGACCGCACCTCCGCTGTTGTCGCCGCTGTCGCCCGCGGCGCTGTGATGGTCCGCTGGGAGGACGGCGGGCTGGCTGTCGCTGCCGGGTGGGACGAGTTCGCGCCCACCCCGACGACGGTGCTGGCGGTGGCCTCATGACCGCCTCGACCCCTGACGAGCCCGCCGGGCCCGACCTCCTCGAACGCCTTCGCAAGTCGTTCGAAGGTCTGGCCGCTGCGCAGGTCGTCCAGGCCGACATGCCCGCACCGGACGCCGAGGACAACCCCGACGCCGCCCGCATCCTGGGCAAGCGCCACGAGGACGTCACGGGCAGCGTCCTGGTCGTCAACATGCCGTGCGAGGAGGGCTTCCACTGCCCAGTGTGTGTCTACCCGGCGGTTGTGGACGGCGAGTTCGACGAGCGGTTGGCGTGGTCGGAGTACCGGACCATGCTGTGGTGCCACGAGTGCGAGCGTGACTACCCGTCGGCGCTGTGCATCGTCGGCGACCCGTCCCGGGCGACACAGGTGTACCTGTCAAGCGTGAAGCAGGTAGTCGCGGCGCGCTCTGCTGTTGTGGGGTCTGCCGAGAGTGCAGGAGCTACCTCGATGACTGACCCGTACAGCACCACCGATGAGCACCACCACATCGTCCGCCGGGTCGGCCGTGGTGAGTGCACCGCAGCCCAGGCCGTGGCCCGCATGCGCCTCGCCCACGACTACGACATGCAAGCCGAGCTCGACTATGTGCGGGCCGAGCTGCGTCACCGCTGCCGCGAGAACGGGCGCATGTCCCACACGATCGGGCAGGAACGCAACAACTTCGACGCCTACCGGTCGCAGACCCGGCACCTCGAAAGCCGCCGCGACCTGGCCGCCGAGTGCCGCCAGCTACGGCTGGAAACGGACCGCCTGGACGCCGCGCAGGAGGCGATGACACACCAGCACGACGCGCTGTACAGCCGTGTGGCTGACCTCGCCGACGACCTCCAGGACTTGCTCCAGACCTACGCCTGGGCCAACCAGGATGGGACGTGGCTGGGCTACGCCGAGTTCGTGGCAGGGAAGCTCCGCGAAGCGCTGGGCGAATCGCCGAAACTCTCGGAGGCCACCCCGTGACCGCGTCGAAGTTCGTCCGGGTCCGCTGCGACGCCCCCGGCTGCCCCAACACCATCCAAGACGCCGGCGACCGACCCACCCCGCTCCGCAGGGCCGCAGCTAAGTCGGGCTGGCGGTATGCCCCGTCGACTGATCCGCAGCGCCCGGGCCGGGACTACTGCCCCGACCACGCCCACACCACCTCCCCCACATCTTGACTGGAGAAGACCAGTGACCGAGCAGACCACCACCACCTACGGCGAGGAAAACCCGGACGAGATCGCCGCACTCCTCATCGGCCGCCGCATCGTGCAGGCAGAGATGGGGTCGTTCACCTACCCGTACCGGAGCCCGTGGCGCTACGAGACGACGACAACGGCGACGGCTGAGGGCCGCCTGGTCCTCGACGACGGCACCGCCCTCTACCTGACCGGCAACGAGGGCGGATGCTCCTGCGGGGCAGGGGACTACTCGCTCGACAAGGTCGCCACCGTCGACAACATCATCACCAGCGCCCGCGTCGAATGCAGCCCCGACAACGAGTGGGACGACACCGGGGACGGCGCCTACCGCATCTTCGTGTTCGCCGACAACACGGAGATCAACGTTGCGGAGTTCATCGGCTCCGACGGCAACGGCTACTACGGCACCGGGTTCGCGTTGACCGTCGTCCGCCCCGGAGCTGCTGCGTGACTGGCTCGCCCACTCTTGCCGACCTCATCGGGGACGGCCTCGCCGACTACCTCGCCCACGAGATCACCCGCGTGGATGTCGCGGAGACCGTGGCCCCGGTCCGGCTCTCGCGTCCTGCTCGGAACGCGCCGACGCATGTTGCCGGCTATCTGGCCGCCCGTGGCTGGACCCTCGTCAAGATTTCGACCGCAGAGCAGGTGCACGTTGGGTAGGCCGTTCGGTTCCGGCCGCACGCCGTTGAAGGTTCGGCTGCTCTCCCGGATCGAAGTGACGGAAGCGGGCTGCTGGGAGTTCACCGGCTCCAGAGACAATAAGGAGTACGGGAAGATCGGCCTCGGAGGACGGGGGCGAACGACCGGCGCCCACCGCGCCTCTTGGGTCGTGCACCGAGGGGCTATCCCCGGTGGCCTTCAAGTGCTTCATCACTGTGACAACCCACCGTGCGTGAACCCAGAACACCTATTCCTCGGAACCCCAGGCGACAACATGGACGACAAGGTCGCCAAGGGTCGTGCGAAGGGAGCGCCTGGAGAGTCGCACCCACGGCACAAACTGACCGAGGTGCAGGTCCGCGAAATCCGCGAGCTCTACGCGGCCGGCGCAGGAACCACCCGATCCCTCGGACTCCGGTACGGCGTCAGTGGCATCTGCATCTTCAACGTCGTCAACTACCGAACCTGGAGGCACATCGCATGACCAACATTGCGCCGCTAAGAGTGACCCTGATCGCGAAGACCGAATTTGACGCCGACGCCGCAGCGGCCGTCATGTCCGGGTTCCGGACCGAGGCGTCGGGCGGGTCAGCGTTGGCGGAGGCTGCCGGACGGGCTTGCTACCAGTCGTGGGCTCGCAGCAACCCGGCCACCGCCACGAATGAGGGCTACCTGCGGCACATCCTCGAAGTCGGGCATCTGTCCGTCCTCGAACACGGCACGGTCAGCTTCTACTTGACCGGCCTTTCCAGGTCGCTCACGCACGAGCTGATCCGACACCGCCACTTCTCCTACTCGCAGCTTTCGCAGCGGTACGTGCCGGGCATGGGCAACATCGTCGAGCCGCACACGATCGCCGAGGACAAGGGACTCCACGACATCTTCCGGCGGGGCGTCGAGAACGCAGAGATCGTCTACGAACAGCTCCTCGATGAACTGGAAGCGAAGTTCGCTGATGTCCCCAACGGAACCCTGCGACGTAAGCAGGCCCGGCAGGCGGCCCGCGCGATCCTCCCGAACGCCACCGAGACCCGCATCGTGGTCACCGGCAACTACCGGGCGTGGCGGCACTTCATCGCGATGCGCGCGACGGAGCATGCCGACGTGGAGATTCGTGAGCTCGCCGTCGAGTGCTTGCGCCAGTTGCAGGTGGAGGTGCCGAACGTGTTCCGGGATTTCGTGATCAGTCGTTTGGAGGACGGGAGCGAGGTGGCGTCGTCGCCGTTCGCGGTGGACCCGGCCTGATCCGACCCTAACTAGTAGTTGACAAATGGCTAGAGCCCGGTAAGTTCAACACCACTTCCCCAGCCCAGGAAGGCGCCCAAATGACAGCCCCCACCATCCACACGCCCACCCCCGCCGAACTCCAGGCCCTCTGCGGCTTCCGAGCGCGAACCGACTGGAAGCCCCAGCGCATCGCCCCCGGCAGCATCACCCAGCCCGACCGCGTCGCCTGGTATCTCGGCGGGCCCGACGGCACCCTCCACGCCGTCGCCCGCTGGCGCCCCAACCCCGTCTCAGGCCGCATCGAAGCCCTCTGCGGCGCAACCTCCTGGGGCTGGTCCGAAACCGACCCCGGCACGCTCCGCGGTCGCTGCTCGGAGTGCGCCACTAGGGCGCACGGCATGCCCCTGCTCAACCCCGCCAAGCCCTGAAAACCTGTCCTGCCCAAGCACCACCGAAAGGCGCCCAACACCCATGTCCGGTGAAACCCTGCTCACCCTCGTCGGCTCGCTCACCGCAGACCCGGAACTCAGATTCACGGCAGCCGGCGCAGCGGTCGCCAACTTCACGGTGGCATCGAACAGCCGACACTTCGACAAGCAGACCAACGAGTGGGTCGACGACCCGGCACTGTTCATGCGGTGCAACGTGTGGAGGCAGGCCGCTGAGAACGTGGCCGAGACACTGACCCGTGGAATGCGCGTCATGGTGCAGGGCCGGCTCAAGCAGCGGTCCTTCGAGACCCGCGAGGGTGAGAAGCGCACCGTCGTCGAGCTCGAGGTCGACGAGGTCGGCCCGTCGCTCAAGTACGCGACCGCCAAGGTCAACAAGGTGTCTCGTTCGGGTGGCAACAGCGGCGACTTCAACACCGGACGCAACGCCGGTGGGGGAGGGGCCCCGGTCGATGACCCGTGGGCGACCGCGTCCGCTGGCAGCGCAACCGCCACCGAGGACGAGCCTCCCTTCTGACGTTTCCGCAGGTCAACTCGGGTGGGCCGGATCGCTTCCGGCCCACCCGCCCCCGACAGGCCCCACCATCCTGCCCGCTCTCGCGCCCAACGAGAGGCACACCATGCCCATCACAGTCACACCTACACCCGAAGGCGACGCCCTCCGGGCTGCCGCCGCCAACCTCGCCCGCTCCCAGCCGGTCGCCGCCCGGGAGCTGTACCACCGCGCCCTGGACACCGACCTCGTCGTCTCCGTCACCCTCCACACCCCACCACCGGCTGCCCCCGTGTTCGACCGTGGCCGGTGGGTACGGCGGGAGCAGCGCAACTCCATCCCCAATCTCGGGATCGGGCACATCAGCGCCTCTGGCAGTCACCGCCAGCCCGGCGACCCGGTGGAAACCATGTGCGGCCGACACCTGCGCGGCACCCTGCATTGGGATGTTCCCGCGTATCCGGAGCGTTTGGCCCCGTCTGGGTGGCGCTCCTGCGAAACGTGCTTCGACGTGTTCCTGGCTGTGGCGCCGGTGACGGCGTGAGCGCCCAGCCCGACGTCTCACTGCGCCCGTTCTTCGGCTTCTACGGCGGCAAGTGGCGCGACACGCCCCGCCACTATCCAGCGCCCGCCTTCGACAGGATCGTCGAGCCGTTCGCGGGCTCGGCTGGATTCTCGCTCCGCTACCCGGACCGTGACGTCGTCCTCTGCGACGTGGACCCTATCATCGCGGGCCTGTGGCGGTATCTGATCGCTGTCCGCCCGTCCGAGGTGCTGGCGATCCCGGACGTTCCGCTCGACGGCTGCGTCGACGATCTGAGCTTGATCCCGGAGGCGGCTGCGCTCGTCGGGTTCTGGCTCAACCGAGCCCCTTCCTCGCCACGAAAGAGCCCGTCGTCGTGGATGCGCTCGGGCGTCCGGCCCGGCTCGTTCTGGGGCGACCGTGTGCGTAACACGATCGCTAGCCAGGTCGACCACATCCGGCATTGGCGCGTCGTGGAAGGCGACTACACATCAGTGACCGACGTCGGGTCGGCAACGTGGTTCGTTGATCCGCCTTACGCGGACGCGGGGCGGCACTACCGATTCGGCGCTGATGGGATCGACTTCCCGCAGCTCGGCGACTGGTGCCAGTCGCGGCCGGGGCAGGTGATCGTGTGCGAGAACGTCGGCGCGACGTGGCTCCCGTTCGCACCCCTCGGCGAGGTCAAGACAACTCGTGCCGGTTCGCGCTCGGCTGAGGCTGTGTGGCTGTCCGACGTTGATGAGGTGGCAGCGTGAGCGGGCGCCCGTACCGTCCGTGCGGGACACAGGCTGCAGCGGCCCGGCATCGTCGGCGCGGGGAGGCCCTGTGCGGGGCTTGTGTGCGCGCTGAGCGGCATTACAACAAGGGTGCTGGGCGGCTACCGCGGCGGCCTCTGCGCCCGTGCGGGACGGAGGCTGCGTATCGCCGTCATCGCCGCCGAAAGGAGCGGGCGTGTGAGGCGTGCTTGGAGGCCCACCGCGACTACGTCGCTACCCACTCCCGCGCTGAGGCTGCGTAACTTTTGTCCGCGGGCCTCGTTGTGTGTGGTGCGCTTGTGGTGGGGGTTGGCCGGTCGGGGTGGTTGACCTGGTTGTTTCGTTTGTGGGCGATCGTTCGTTACAGCTTCATGTGGTGGCCACCCGCCGGCCTTCTGAGTGTTGAACGTCACACAGTCTCAAGTTTGGGCTAACCCCACTTGGGGTAGCAGCGGGTTCGCGTGACAAAACGCGACCCAACGATCACCACAAGATCGTTAAAGCCACTCTAAGACTCCCATCACACCCCGCCCACCAGCACAGACGGTGTACAAAAGACACGCCGAAAGTGACCGAAACCCAACCGGAAGCCCACCCGGACAGTCACCCACAGCAACCGCCCGAAACAACGCCCAAACCCCCGAGGACACACGCCCAATGGCCTCACCCGCCGCAGCCCACGGCACCCCCTGCCCCCGGGCGTGCACACCCCTAATGTGCACGCCCGGGGCGGACAAGAGTCGAAAGACCTACGGGCCAGCCGAGGCTAACCTGTGACCGCCCTCGCCCGCGACGCTTTCGCGGCAATGATCACCCTCACCGCCCTGGTCGCCCTCCGCGCTGTAACGGCCTGCACCCGATGAACACATCCGTGCACGGCCACACCTACCGCCGCCCCCCAGCCGGCCACCCCGACCCGCACGCCTGCCAAGACTGCGGCTACGGCGCCGACGCCCCCCAGCATCCGCTCCCCAGCCCGGACGCCCGCATCACCAACGCTGCACGCCTGGGACGCGATCTGCGGGCCGAACTCGCCTCCCTGGTCGGCGAGTACCCCTCTGACGTTCTCTCGCTTGTGGACGGCCGTGTGGCCCGTCTCCTCGCCGTGCTCGACGGGGCGGACCCGGCCGCGTTCCTGATCGCCGGCAAGTCTGGGCCAGCCTTTGGTCAGGCCGCCTGATGCGGGCGGGACACAAGTGTGGCGGGGGTCGTCCTGATGCCCATCAGGTCGACCCCCGCCACTTGGGACGCACCACCTGTTCTGTGCCCTGTCTGCCGTGTTGTGTGAGCTGCCCGGCTCGCGGCGAGACTATTTCAGTTCAGGTGGTGGAGTCTGGTGCGCCTGCTGTGGCGCATAACGATGGTAGCGGCCCGTTGGTGACGGTTGCAGCGTTAACGCTTGTGGTTGCTGTGATGTGCGCCGCTTTTTACCCGGTGTGGTGGTCCATCACCCTCGCCGCACTCCTCGCATCAATCTGCACCGCACTCTGGATCGGCCCAATCCTCCGGCGCGCAGCCGAAACCCAAACCCGCCCAGCACCACCCCGCGACACCAGGTGACCAGCCCAAACCCTGGCCCACCCATCGCCACACTCGCCGAACTCCGCGACCGATACACCCCACTCGCGCCGCCCACCAGCGAGGAACCCGCCGAATGAGAATCGCCCAAACCGCGCCCGACGTCTGGACTCTGCGTTGCGAGCCCGGCGACTACCTCTGCATCGTGGACCGCACCGGCAAGCGAGTGACGGACTACCAGATGATCCCCGAATCCATGACGCTCGACTTCGACGTCCCCGACGAGTCGGGTCTCTACTACGTGGGCATCAGAGAGCATGACAGCGACAACGTGTGGTGGTGGGGCAACCCCACCCAGGACGCCTTCCTGTTTCCGCTCTACAGGGGCACGAAGCTGCACCTGACCTTCCCGCCGCTGCCCGTCTCACCCGCCCCGGAGACGCCACGTAAGCGGCGGCCGTTGTGGCGCCGCCTGCTCGGGGTCGCCGCGTGAACGCCTACCAGACCACCGGAGCTGTCCTGGCGCTCCTCGTCCTCATCACCGGCCCCGTCGTCGCCATCACCAAGGGCAGAGACGTCCTCGATGCAGTGGCGGGGACAGTCGTGTCGGTGTTCGCCTCGCTCCTCACAACGATGGCGTGGCCTCTCACCGTCCTGGCTGCTGCGGCGGCGGGCGTGAAGCTCTACCTGCTGCGCCGGGGGGCGAGCCGGTGATCCTGCCCGACCACCGCATCCGCGCCTACGTCGAAACCCTCGGCCTCGGCATCGAGCCCTACGACGACACCCTCATCCAGCCCGGCAGCCTCGACGTCCGCCTCGGACCCTGGTTCCGCACCTTCAACAAGCGCGTCGGCATCATCGACCCCGCCGAAGACCAGCCCGACCTCACCGAGCTTGTCGGTGTCGGCCCGGACGAGCCGTTCATCCTGCACCCCGGTGAGTTCGTCCTCGGCCACACCATCGAAACCGTCACCCTGCCCGCCACCCTGTGCGCAGAGTTCTCCGGCAAGTCCAGCCTGGGACGCCTCGGGCTGATCGTCCACGCAACGGCCGGGTGGATCGACGCCGGCTTCTCCGGGCAGGTGACGACGGAGATGGTGAACGTCGCCCCTCTGCCGATCAAGTTGTGGCCGGGGATGAAGATCGGGCAACTGGTGTTCACAGAACTGTCGTCGGCGGCTGAGAAGCCGTACGGGACGGGAGCGGCGGGCTCGCGGTATCAGGGCCAGACGGGCCCGGTCCCGTCCCGTTCGCATGTCAACTTCCTTCGGGGTCTCCCCGCCGAGCAGGAGCGCGCAGCATGACCGAGGACATCAGCCCTGTCGACGACAGCGTCGAGGTCGACGACGTCGAGGAGCCGGCCGACGACCGGTTCATCCGAACCCACATCGAAGGCGCTTCGGGTGGGGCGCGGCCCGGCGCGGGACAGCAGGGATCGGCTGGAGGAGCCCGGTGAACAAGGCTAAGACCATCGCTGCCGCGTTCATCGGGGCCGTCTCGATCCTGGGTGCTTCGGCGTGCACCAGCGACGCCGACATGGCGTCCCGCAACATTTCGACCGCGGCCGACAACTTCGAGGTGAACCGGCTGATCGTCGGGGTCAACGGCATCACCGACAAGGTGCTGTTCTCGATCGAGGGCCGCTGCTCCATCACCCGGGACGGGGACCTGGTGGTGACGTGCAAGCACGGCCCGAACGACTACCGGAAGCATGTTCTGGGGTTGTCGCAGAACGTGACGTTCGTGTCGACCCAGCTGGAGGGCATCGACGCGTCCGTGTATCACACGCGGATCATTTTGAAGCCGGAGAACATCCTCCCCAACTTCGACCTGTCGACCGGCAAGCAGTGAGCGAGGTCAATGCGGACGACCTGGTGCGCCGGTTCATCATCCGCAAGTACCGGGCGGGATGGAACGGCGCAGTCCGCGGCCCCGGACACCACCTGATGCAGTGCCCCGAGGTCGATGTCCGTCGCCACGACATGGACGAGGGGCCGATCAGCGATGTCACCCCGGACCCGTGCACGGACATCTGGGCGACGATGGGATGCCCCCACCAGGAGGAGACGGGCAGCTTCCACTGGACTGACTACTCGTCGATGAACGAGGTGATCGCTGACCTCATCGCGATGGAGGAGGCCGAGCGGAACCCGCCGCCTCCACCGCCGCCTCCTGCGCCTGAGCCGCCGCTGTTCGAGTACGTCCAGGTTCCGCGAGCCCAGCCCGGCCCGCTGTTGCCGCAGCCGGCTCCGGTCGTGCTGGAGGGTGCGGTGTCGATCCATGACCTGGTGGCTGCGGATGCGGGCCGGCATGGCTGGGATCGGGTTGTCGAGATAATCGGACAGCGCAAGCGGATCGGGCTCGCAGAGTATGGGGTCCCGCTGGTCGCCGGCAACGGCCGCGATGCACTGACGGACGCGCTGGAGGAGCTGGCCGACGCCGCCGTCTACCTCCGCCAGGCCGTCGAGGAAGGTCACGGCAACGTGGCCGGGCAGATGTGGATCGTGTACGGGCTGATCCGCGACCTGGCTGTGAAGAAGGCGTTGCGGGACATCGAGGAGGCCGCGTGACCGGCTCCATCAGCCCGTGCGTGATGCCCGGCTGCCGGGACCTCGACGGCAACCCCCGGCTGACCACCGACACCATCTGCGAGCCCTCCCGCATCCACTACGCCAACGTGCTTCGCCGGCTGCGGGAGCACTGGCTCGTCCTGCACACCCTGATGCCCGAGCCTGTCCGGCCGCCGGGGGAGAGGGTGCTGGTGAAGCAGGGGGAGAAGGTGTACGGCCATGAACGGGAATGGGCTTCGGATCAGGCCCGCGCCATTGCCCGCCTTTTCGACGACGCCCACCGCGAAGTCCGCCAGCACACCCGGGCGGGAATGCCCCGCGTCGGAACCTCCGAGACCGCGCGTATTCGGGCCGCCCACGACTTCCTCACCGCCCGCTTTCACGACCTGTGCACCTACCCCGAGGCCGCCTCCACCGCGGCCATGTTCCACAACCTGAACCGGGGCATTCGCGCCGGGCTCGGGGAGACCGTTCGGCGTGCCCGGGTGACTGTTCCGTGCCCTCGGTGCGAGCTGTTGATGCTCGTCCGTGTGGACGACATGGACGGGGTTGGGGGAGTGGAGTGCAAGACCCCGGATTGCGGGTACACGGCGCCGGCGGATGTGCAGGAGCAGTGGACGCGTTATCTGGCGGCGTCGGTTCTGGTCACCGATGTGACGGATGTGGACATTTTCTGACGGGGCCCTTGACAATGCTCTCGAAAGACTGAGAGACTGGGTGCACGGCGAAGTGTGTCTACAGTCGCTCCGCTAGATGATGAGTCGCAAGCCCCCAACCACGCCCAGGTTGGGGGCTTTTTCCGCGCCCACGGAAGGCCCACCAGTGCAGATCGACCCCACCCGCCTCACCGCACTCCTCACCTCCACCGAGGCCGCCACACTGGCAGGGGTCGCCGCCTCCACGATCTACACGTGGAAGGACCGCGGCATCCTCGAACCGGCCAAGCACCGCAACGGCCGCCCCCTGTACCGGGTCCTCGACGTCGCCCGCGCCGAACGCGCCACCCGCGACCGAGCCCGCCGCACCCACGCCGCCGCAGCCTGACCCGTTGCCTAGCAACCTGATCCGCGTGGAAGGCTGCATGACCGAGCCCCCCACCGCCCGCCTGCTCCGCTGCGAACTGTGCGACGAACCCGTCCACGCCGCCAGCCCCGCACACGTGCGCATGGCCGCCGTCGACCACATGATCGACGCACACCGCCTGCGCTGGCTCGCCGACGGCATCACTGCAGCGATGACCCTGGTGCACGTCGCCAACTAGTCTTCGAGCCGGGACGCCACACCCACCCACATAAAACCAGTGGGTCCACCAGCAACCATTCCGCCCCTACCGGGATTCGACCGCATTCTCTGCTGATACGCAGCCCCTGAGGGGGCACGATGGGCGTAAAGCGTGGCGGCACCCCAGGGCACAGGTTGCGGTGTTGACACCCACATTTTGCACGAGTGGGTGCGTCCCGGCTCGAACCTAAATCCGGGTATCGTGAATACCTGCTGGGCGGTTCGGCTTCCCCAAAGCCGTGACGAACCGCCCCGGGCAGGTCATGTCGCGTGACCGGGCGCCGGAAACCCTCGTGGGGGGTGGCCGGTATGGAGTGTCATCGTTTCCGGGGATTCTTCCGGCGCCCATCGCGAAAGGACCCCCCGACTGTGGCACGCCCCTCCTGGACCTATCAGGCGTCTGTTGTCTCCGTTCCCGCATCCGGGATCGTCGAGCTCGACATCGACCTGGGCTGGCGAATCCACCGCCGCGACCTCGTCGTCCTGGCTGGCATCTCGGTGCGGGACCCGGAAATGGACGGGGCTGATGAGGCCCGCCGATTCCTCGCCCGGCTGCTGCCCGTTGGCGCCTCGGTCACGCTGCGCTCTGTGGGTATCGACCCTGTGTCGGGGCGCACCCGCGGCGTGATCTTCACCGACGGCACGAAGCATGTGGCCCATCAGATGGTTGAGGAGGGCTACGCGCTGCCGTGGGGTGAGTCGTCGTGGCGTCGGGTGCCGGAGTGGCCTCGCCGGCGGATCGTGAAGCGCTAGCACGTGCTACTCCCCCGCTGCTGCGCTGATCCGGTCACTTACCACGGCCAATGCCATCTCGCAACCCCTACGATCTCACACAAAGTAGCGACTAACTACTTTGCGTGAGAATCTGGCTCGACTCCCCTGAGTTAGACATACACCTGACGGTCGTTAGGTGTATGATGAGGGAGTGGCAGCACGCCGAAAGACCGCCGATCCCGCCAGCGCGATCACCTACGTACGGGTATCGACCGACGAACAAGCCGGATCGGGCCTCGGCCTCGCCGCCCAACGGGCCAAGGTCGCGGACGCCTGCGAGCGGAACAACTGGGTCGTCGTCCACGAAGCGGCCGACGAGGGCATCTCCGCGAAGACCATCACCGGACGACCAGCGCTGACCGCAGCACTCGGGATGCTCGAACGAGGCGAGGCCGCCAACCTGGTCGCCGCCAAGCTCGACCGACTCTCGCGATCCGTCCCAGACTTCACCAAGCTGATCGACCTCTCGGTCCGTCAGTCGTGGAACCTCGTGGTGTTAGACCTCGGCCTCGACACATCCACACCTAACGGCAAGTTCATGGCGCACGTCCTCGCCGCCGTGGCCCAGCTGGAACGCGAGTTGATCGCCGAACGAACCTCCAACGCGCTGCAAGCCAAGAAGCGCAGCGGGATCGTCCTCGGCCGCCCAGACCGCAGCTCCGCCGAGATCGTTGAGCAGATCGCCGAGTGGCGCACCAATGGTGACACCCTCGCCGCGATCGCCAACAAGCTCACCGAGACCAACGTCCCGACCAGCCAGGGCGGACGGCGCTGGTACCCCTCGACTGTCGCGGCCGTGCTGGCCCGTCAGGACGTGGCAGTAGCCGGGGGCCACGAATGATCGCCGTAGACAGCGACCTGGTCGTCCCTGCGTGCTGGCACTTCGACCACCCGTTCCCGGACGAAGCGCCAGACTCGGACCCGACATTCGCCAGGGACTTCCCTGAGGCCGCCGCGAGGATCGCCGCAGAACCTTTGATGATCGCTGTGCGCCGCGACGTGCGAGAGCGCTTGCGCGCATGGCAGTTCAACAGGTGCGCGATCTGCTTCCGTGAAGAGTTCCTGGTGGAGGACCACGAGCACTCGTCGGGCCTCACCCGCGGGTACCTCTGCCAACGGTGCAACGTCGGCGAGGGCGTGAACGCGCATCAGCTGTATTCGCTGTACCGGTGGCGTCACCCAACGTCGATCCTTGGTCTGAGGATCCGCTACGTCAGCGTGGTGACAGGCGTCGACTACGGCACCGACTTCGGCGGCTTCGACCCTTGGGGCGAGGACAACGCCACGGACGGTGTCCTGTGACCGAACCTGACGCTCCTGAGGTTGTGTGGGTGATCTGGACGTGGCTTCCGCGCCTCGGATGGTTCGGGCAACGCCGCCCCTACTCCTCCCGGAAACGGGTCGATGGGGTGGCCGAACAGCTGCACCACTTCTTCGTGTCGTGCGGCCTACCCGGCATCGTTGAGGTGCGCGCGGAAGCCGATGGGGAACCCGCGGACCCACCGGACTTGTCATAACTGCTGCGTTCTGTCGGTGCGACGTTTTACCCTGCCGTCGTGGGCGCACAGCTGACACTCGATCTGGGTTTAGGTTCCCTCCCCCGACGCCGTGTAGGGCAGTGGGTGCCCGGCATCCCGGTGCACCCGCTACCCCCGCCGGAAGTGGACGAGGGCGACCTTCCGGGCTGGGAGGCGGGGGCGATGCGGTGGGCGCCGCAGCTCCCGCTCCCCCTCGACGAGCCGCAGGAACGTCGGCGGTCGCTGATAGCGTCATGAACGCGGCCGGGCCAACGCGTTTGAGCCCGGAAGTACGCCAGGGAGTTCCCGCCGGAATGACGGGGCCCTGGCCTCTGCGCCTGATGTGGAAGCCCAAGGGCAGGGCAGGCCGGATATGGTCGCCAGCAAAGGGAACGCGCTGGTAACGAGGGTTCGAGTCCCCGTCACATCACGACCGGTTGACGGCTCCGGTTCAGACCAAAAGCCGTAGGGCCAGACGGTGGGTGCACGCGCCGCCTGGTCTGCGCGTTCGGAGCTTCGGGCTCATAGGCGCGTCGGCTGGTCTGCCGGGGATTGCCCGAGGTGCTGCCACCTCACCCGCCGCCTGGGTGGGGATCGGCCCCCGGAGACCAGCCCATTCCTCCCCGTCGTCCTCCGGGACTGGCGGGGCCTTTTCGTCTCACCCCCACCCTGCCCATGGAGGCAACCCGTGTCGTCGCTCGAAGCCACCGACCAGGCATCCGAGGCAGTCCGCAAGGGCTTCCGCATCACCCTCGACGACCTGAAGGCACGCGTCGACGACGTCGAGTACATCGTCCGCGACCACCTGACGATCGCCGTCATCCGCCTCGACAACGGCTACTTCCTGGTCGGGAAGTCGGCCCCGGTCGACCCCAACAACTTCAACGCCGAGTACGGGCAGACGCTGGCGTACGAGGATGCGCTGCGTCAGGCGTGGCCGCTGCTGGCGTTCGCGCACCTGGAGAAGTAGCACCGTCCCGGCCGCTGGCTGGGCATAACTGAATGCCGCCCGTCTTCGTGGCCGAACCGCGAGGCGGACCCAATGGGATGTAGCTCAGTCGGCAGAGCATCCGCCTGTTAAGCGGTGTCGCCCTGGTTCGAGTCCAGGCATCCCAGCCCACCCCACCGACCGAAGGGCCCCACACTCCGATGGCGTCGATCCGCAGCCTCCACGCACGACTGGCGATCACCTCGCGCCACCACGGCCCCGACTGTCCCGAAGCGCTTGAGATTCGTCGGAACCTGAACATGGCCATCGCCACGGACCGGATCACGCAGGTGCTCCAGCGCCAGCCACGGCTCACGCCGGACCAGCTCAACCAGCTCGCCACCCTCGTAACCGAGTCGGGTTCAGCGACGTGACCAGCTAGCCTGCAGTCAGCTGCTCGTCGTGGGCGTCAGCGAGTCGTCGGGCCGGGTGACCTGGGGTAGACCGGGAGCCCGGCCCAACGCATCAGCCAACGACGGCAGGACCCGCACGAGTTGACCCCAACTGTCGGGGTCAACGTGTAGTAGGTCCCACCTGCGCACCGGGCCACCGCGCGGGTGCCTGCCTCGGGCAGCCGACGTCCGAGCAGAGATGTCGAGGACGCGCAGCATGTCGTGCACCTCGACGGCCGTCGCCGCTGTGAGACCGAAAGCCTCATCGGCGGGGCGCCAGATCGTCAGGACCTCGCCGTCGAGCACGGCCGACGTTCGGATGATGCCGAGTAGCCGCCGCTGAGCTCGCCGCTGCTCCGGGGACAGCTTGGGGCGCGGGCCAAGGCGCGCAACCTGCTCACGGTAGGCGGCCTGCTTCGCTGCTCGATGGGCCGGGTCAGCTCGCCGCTGCTCGTCTTCGGCCTGTCTGCACGGCCAGCAGAGGGCAGGGTCTTCCCGTGCCTTCTTGACGGTGCAACGCCGCGTGTGGCCACACCGGAAGGTGTGCTCCAGCTGCTGGCTGTCGCGCATCGTGGACAGGTCGACGTCTCGGCTGTGGATCATGTCCACCCCTTCGGCATGTTCGTGAGCGCGAACTTCAGCATGCGCCGGACCAGCTCGGAGACGTTCCCGCTGCTCTCGTCTTCGGCGCGCTTCTTCAGTGCCGCGTACCCCTGATCGCTGATGCGGACGGGGAGATAGCGGCGCCCACCTGTCTTCGGCACACACAAATTGTAACACGGATAGACCTGCGGAAACGCGCGTTGGGGGGTGTCGTGGACACGTCCCCGCTGCCCCGGGTCCGGCACCGCGCACGACGCAAGCCGTGGACCCGCCTGCAGCTGTTGGCCGCTGCGTGCGCGTCGGGGGTGGCGGTGCTGATCGGTGGGGGGCTGGCCACGCTGCCCGCCGGCAACTCCTCGTCGGCCTCGATGGGCGGGGGTGAGGGCGTGTTCCCTGCCCCCGCCACATCCTCGGCCACGACGGCGGCAACGACTGCGGCGGCTCCGAGCTCAACCCGGCGCACGACGTCGTCGGCTGCGGCCACACGCACTACCCGGCCAGCCCCGACGATCCCCCTCCTTGTCGTCCCGTCCAGCAGTGGGGAGCCGTCATGCCCGGCATGCTCGGCAACTCCCACACCTGGCGATGGGCCCTCTGCGGATGCCGGTACTGCCGTCGAGACAACCGACGCAACCGTACCCACACCATCAAGCGGCTGAGGATGCGAAGCGCACGACAGCGTGAGCGCGCCCTGTGGCGGCGGGAGCAGACGTGACCAGCGACGAGATCACCTGCGGCGGCGTCTACACACTCGACCCGGACCCAGTCCACATGGTCATCGCAGCCCTCAGCCACGTCCAGGCTGAGACCGGGAAGTACCCCAAGCTGTCCGCTCTCGACGTCGCCCTCATCGCCGAGTCGCTGATCGAGCAGGGCGCGTTCCGGGACCGTCTCCGCCCCGCCGTGGAGGGCCGCTCGATGCACGCCCAGGTGCAGCGCCTCGCCGAGCTCAACGCCTACCTCGACGACCAGGCCATCCCCCAGTGACCCGCCCGCAGGACCCCCGCGACATCGCCGCCAACATCCCGTCCGCTGGTATCGCCCACCTCGCCCGCACAGCAGTCGAGTATGGGGTGCAGGCGGACGCCTACCCGGCCGTGAACGACGCCGCAGCTCGGGCTGAGGCAGCCCACAAAACAGCGCGGGCGAAGGCCATCCTCCGGGCCCGCGCCGACGGCTGCCGGTCCATGGCCGAGGCCGAAGTCCAGGCGGAGGCGGACGACCACATCGCCGACCTCCTGATGACGAGACTCACCACGCGGGCGAAGGCGGACGCGCACCTCGAAAAGCTCCGCCAACTCCGCTCCCAGAGTGAGGCGGCTCGGAGCTATCAGGCGGCGGAGCGTGAACTAGATCGCTTTCACAGTAGCTCCGCAGGTCAGAGCCCATAATCGACCACTTGTTCGAGTAGAATCGAACGAAAGGCCCCGGCGGCTGCGCTAACAGCCCCGGGGTGTGGCCGACTGGTTTGGAGTCGACGTGGCTGATGCTACGTGTTCGATTGACGGATGCACCAAGCACGCTCCCCGAGGCAAGGGGATGAAGGGCTGGTGCTCCGTGCACTACTCCCGGTTCCGCAACTATGGGGACCCGCACTTCATCCCGCCCAAGGTCGCCCGGATCGCCCGGACCGACGCGCTTCTCCTCAAGTGTGCGACAGACCCGGCGGCGCTCGAACCGGGTGAGTGCTGGGAGTGGCCGGGCTCCCGGCTCAAGACCGGTTACGGACACTGCGGCCGGAAGCACGGCACCAAGATGGCTACCCGCATCGTCTGGATCGAGCGGAACGGTCCGATCCCGGCGGGGATGGTGGTCTGCCACCGCTGCGACAACCCTCCGTGTGTTCGACCATCGCACCTGTTCCTCGGCGCGCAGCTCGACAACGTCCACGACATGATCCGCAAGGGTCGCCAGGCTCAAATCTGGGGCGACGACCACGCTGGCATCAAGCTCAGTGATGACGACGTCGCAGAGATGCGGCGGCTTCGAGCCGCTGAGGGTCTTCTCTATCGAGAGATCGCGGAACGCTTCGGTGTCTCCCTCCGGTATGCCCAGGATGTCGTCCGGGGCAGCCGTCGATCTCGTCGCGCCCGCTCCTACCAGGCCGCAGAACGCGACCTCGACCGCTTCCACGCGGACAACCGCGCCCACCCCTGACGGCCAACCCACGGGGCGGCCCCCGACCTCGGAGGCCACCCCACATGGTCACCCCCTACTACCAGGACGACCTGGTCACCCTCTATCACGGTGACTGCCGCGAGCACACGGCGTGGCTCGACGCCGACGTCCTAGTCACCGACCCGCCCTACGGCGTCGCCCACGTTTCCGGATGGGACAAGGAAAAGCGCGCCATCGCGGGAGACCGCGACACGGGCATTCGGGACACCGCACTCACCCTGTGGGGCACGACCAAGCCTGCCGCAGTGTTCGGCTCCTGGAAGTGCACCCGCCCCGCAGGCACCCGCAACCTCGTCGTCTGGGACAAGTCCGACGGTGTCGGCTCCGGAATGGGCGATCTCGCCGCCGCGTTCGGTGTCTCCCACGAGGAGATGTACGTGATCGGCCGATGGCTCCGCGGCGACCGCAAACGTCTCCCCTCCGTCCTCAGAACCGGGGATGGCTTGGCCGCGCTCTCCAAGAAGGTCGGCCATCCGACCCCCAAGCCGATCGGCCTGATGGAGACCGTTATCGCTGCCGCCCCCCCGGGGTCATCGCGGACCCTTTCTCGGGGTCGGGCTCGACCCTCGTCGCTGCCGCCCTGCTCGGGCGCCACGCGATCGGTGTCGAGTTCGAAGAGTCCTACTGCGAGATCATCGCCCGCCGTCTAGCGACGCGTGAGATGACCCTCGACCTCCCCGCCGCCTGACACCACCTGTCCTATCCCCTGCCCCCGTGTAGCCCTGGCGGCCCACGGTTCCGGCACCCTGCAAGCCCTGGTGGCTGTAGGCCCCGAAAGCGACCCCAACCGATGGCCAAGCCGATCACCCCGGAGGAACGCGCCGCGATCCTCGCCGACATCAACGCCGGCGAACTCCCCCGCAACGCCATCGCTCGCAAGTACAAGCGCTCCCCCGGCACCATCAGCAACATCGCCCGCGAGAACGGCCTCGAAGGTCGCGCGTTTGACCGGACAGCCACCGCGCGCGCGTCACGCGCGAAGCAGATCGACAACGTCGCGGTGCGCGCCCAACTCGCCGAGGACCACCTGGCGGACGCTGTCCGGATTCGTGAACGCCTGTGGGAGCCGTGCGATGTGGTGACGTCGACCGGTGAGGTTCGGACGCTGCTGTTGCCGCCGGCGGGGGATGTCCGGAACTTCATGGCTTCGGTGGGTGCCGCGATCAAGACCTCGATGGAGGTTGAGAAGCACGACGCCCGCGACGACTCTGGCGCATCGGCTGTCGACTCGTGGCTGCGTGACGTCCTCGGCAAGGACTGATCGTGAAGGTCGCACCCCTTGTCGGGAAGGCGCAGCGGGCGGTTGGGATGTGCGACGCGCACATCAACGTCTTCGAGGGCTCGGTCCGGTCGGGTAAGACGATCGCGTCGCTGCTGTCGTGGCTGGAGTTCATCCGGGTTGGGCCGGCAGGGCCTCTTCTCATGTGCGGACGCACTGAGAGGACCCTGATCAGGAATTTGCTGGACCCGCTGGTGGAGATGCTGGGGCCGAAGCGCTGCCGCATCGTCCACGGGTCCGGCACCGCGTACATCCTGGGCCGCAAGGTGTATCTGGTCGGTGCGAACGATGAGACGAGCCAGGAGAAGATCCGAGGTCTCAGTCTCGCGGGCGCCTACTGCGACGAGCTTTCAACTCTCCCGAAGTCGTTTTGGGAGATGCTCACTACGCGGATGTCGATCGACGACAGCCGCATTTGGGTCACATCGAATCCGGATGGCCCGTTCCACTGGATGAAGACGGACCTCCTCGACAAGGCCCGCCAGCACCTCACCCGTGACGGCGAGCTCGACACGTGGCCGTGTGAGATGTGCGGCGGCCTCCGCTGCCCGGAGACGTGTGAGGGCGACGGCCGGCTCGACCTGCACCGCTTCTCGTTCCAGATGGCCGACAACCCGACGTTGAAGCCGTCGTACATCCGGAACGTGTCGAATGCCCTGTCGGGCTTGGCTCATCGCCGGCTCATCTTGGGTGAGTGGTGCCTGGCTGAGGGCCTGGTCTACGACATGTTCGACGGCGACCGCCACATCCTCCGCGGCCCTATCCCGCCGCTCATCGCTATCCCTGGTGTGGGTATCGACGTCGGTATCGCCAACCCCACCTCGGCGATCATGCTGGGAGTGCAGGCCGCCGACCCGGTCGCGAAGACCCCGCAACGCCTGGTCCTGGTGTCGGAGTACCGGCACGACTCGAAGCAGTCCATGTCACAGAAGACGGACACCGAACTATCCCGCGACATCCGGGCGTGGCTTGGTGACCGCCGGCCCGAGTGGATCGCGGTCGACCCAGCCGCAGCCGGGTTCAAGCTGCAGCTGTTCCGCGACGGCGTCACGAACGTGATGAACGCGAAGAACGAGGTGCTGGACGGTATCCGCCTGGTGTCGTCCCTGTTGGGGACGGGCCAGCTGGTGGTCCACGAGTCGTGCAAGGGGCTCTTGAAGGAGCTACCGAACTACTCGTGGGACCCGAAGGCGGCTAAGCGGGGCGAGGACAAGCCGGCGAAGGTGGATGACCATTCCGCGGATGCCGCCCGCTACGTCGTGGCGTCCACGGAGACGTTGTGGCGCCGCTATATCCCGTCGATGGCCGTCGCGGCCTGATCTCACGGACGGTAGTTACCAGTCGGTGGGCAGAGTCCATTCCGCCTCCAATTTCTCTACGCAGCGTGACATTCCTACCCCTCCCCCACAGAGGAGCCCCACCATGCCCGACGAGACCCCAACACCTGGCGTCCGCGTGTACCTGCCCGATGGCATGCAGTCCGCCGACTTCCCGACGGCGAACGACTGGAACCATCACCTCGACTACGGCCACCTCAAGGTGCTCGGCGCCAACGGCGGGCCGTGCGCGGTATTCCCGGCGGGCCAGTGGGTGCGGGTCGAGTACATCGGGGTGTCCTCCTGATGGCCGCCCGCAAGAAGACCCCCGCCGAGCCTGTCCCCTACATCGGGATGGACGTCCACTACGTCGCGGACAGCATCCCCGGCGAGCCCGCAGGCCACACCTGCTGCGCTGCGACGGTGACCGCAATCCGCGACGACGGCCCCGCCCTGTGCGTGTTGATGCCGGCAGGGTTCGAGTTCCGGGAGGCAGGCCACACCCTCCACCTCGGCGCCGCTGTGGATGAGCCGTCCAGGCTGTGTGCTGGTCTCGGCTACGAGGCCGCAACCTGGCATCCGGCTGTGACCGCATGAGCGGCCCGCAGCGGTACCGGAAGCGACCGGTCGTCATCGAGGCCATGCAGTTCAACGGCATCGACGACTACCTCGCCATCGTCGACTGGATGAAGGCTGTGGGCGACACTCACGCGCTCGCTGACGAGGTTCGGTACAGCACGCCGATCATGCTGATCCAGACGCTCGAAGGCACGATGGCCGCCTCCCCGGGCGACTGGATCATCCGCGGCGTGCAGGGCGAGTTCTATCCGTGCAAGCCGGACGTCTTCGCCGCCACTTACGAGGCGGTGACCGAGTGACCGCCCCAGCCGAGACAGCCGACCTGCTCAACGACTGGTCCGTCCTCATCGACGGCGTCCGTGCCGTGTTCAAGCGGATCGGCGAGGCGTTCCAGCGCCTGGTCCGAGCGTTCCGGCCGTGGCTGCGCATCATCGCCCGTCACTGCCGCGGCTACTCCTCGCCGGCCCCGCTGGCTATCGACGGCCACGCCTACGCGCTACGCCGCCGAGCCCGTGTCCGGAGGGGGCGACGATGAGCGCACCGAAGTCGACCGCCGAGTCCGTCGGCGTCCTCGTCGGCTGCCTCGCCTTTTTCGCAGCGCCGTTCCTCGCAGCCTGGATCGTCATGCTCGCCCTCGGAGGCATCCACACCGCATTCCCCGCGGTGCCGCCGTTCGGGTATTGGCTGGTGTTCGTGTGCCTCGCCGCCGTCAACATCGCTGCCGCTGTGGTGCGCAGGGCGGTGCGTCGATGAGCAGCGACGTACGCAGTGTGCAGACGTTCCTCGTCCCCCTCGGCAGCTGGCCGACCACGGTCAGCCTGTCGGAAGACGCCGAGATCATCGGCGTCCTCCCCGAGACGACCTCCGACGGGAACGCTGTGGTCGCGGTGCTCGCCCCGCAGGTGGTGCCGGCGTTCACGCCCCGCTTCTTCCGGGCTGTGCCGCACTACATGACAGTTCCGACCAACGTGGTTCGGGTGATTGGGCTGGCCGCGAAGCCTCCTGTGGTTGCGGGGTATGACCCGGAGCCGTTCGTGGTCTTCGAGGTGGGGACACCGTGAGTGACCTGTTCGATCCGTGCCCCGGCGGGGACGACTGCGTCTGCGACGAATGCCTCGACGAGGAGGACGCGTGAACCGCCGTCTCGCCGTCACCATCCTCTCTGATCTTGCCAACGTGGCGTTCGCGATCAGCGGCTGCAACACCCTCGCCTGCACCATCCGGTTGGCTCTGGGCATCCAGTTCGGGATGCTCGGCATGCTCGCTATCGGGTTCGCAGCGGTGGGCTGGGTGGCGCTGGTAGCGGCCCGCCACTTCCGCCCGCTGGTGGTGCGCCTGGACCACAGCGACACCCGCAAGATTGTCGCTGATCTCCACGCCAGTCTGCGCGATCTAGGCGAACGCGCCCGGTGAGGGTGCAAGTGCAGCGGTTCACCGACACGAAACGCTGGGGCTGGGAGTGCTGGCGCTGCCAAGCAGGCGAAGCGTCCGGCACCTGGCGCCGCGCCATGCGGGACGCCCACCAGCACATCGACCAGCACACCCGGTTCGGGTTCCAAACGGGGAAGCGAGTAACACGATGATCTCCCGCCTGCACCGGCCCACACCCAACTTCCTCGACACGCCCGCCCCTACCGACCCGGTGGAGCCGCCGGCCACCCGCATGACTGGGGACATGGCTGGCAGGTTGCACAGGGCGGCGACGAAGGCGGAGCACGTGTACCCGGGTCCTGTCGGGGGGTGTGTCGCCGCCGAGCTTCGTGACCGCGCCCGGTTCCCCTACCTCCCCGATCAGGGCGGCCGAGTCCACCAGCTGATGGTGGACATCGAGCGCACCCCGCTCCCGCCGATCGCCGCGTGAGCGCCAACAAGTCCTGGAGCTGATCCCAGGCCCCGAGTTCCGGTTCGTGACGGCTGCCCTGGTGGGGGTGCCGCTGTCGTCGGGCCGGCACACCACACACCCACCCTGCTGGCATTCGTGTCGCGGGGTGGGTGTGTCGGTTGAACCCCGAGCCCGTGATGGGCTGACCCGTGATGGGAGACGGCATATGCCGAAGACCAATATCGATGATGAGACGCAGCCCGGGTGGCGGGCAGAGGTTGGCTGGTCCCCGCACGCCGTGCAGGTCGCGACCGTCAACACCCGCACAAACCCGCAGCTCGAAGACGAGCCGTTCGACGGCTGGCACGTCACGTTGGACCGCGACGGCTGCAACCGCATGATCCGCGCGTTGCGCAAGGCCCGCGACGCCGCATACGGCGCCGACGCCTAACAACCTGCTCCTACCCAGGAGAAGCGGTCCCGCCCGTCTCGCCGCCCAAGCGAGCCCCCAGGGGCGGTGACCGCGCTGCGGCAGCCCACGTCTGCCCGGCCCAGCCCCCACGGCTCCCCCAGGGCCGCGCGTGGGCTGCCGCAGCAACCCCGTTTGTCTCCCTCCCCGCCCGGTGCGGGTTCGACCCGCACCCGCGCACCGGAGGAACCCCCCATGTCCATGCTGACCACCTCCAACGAGTTCCCCCCGCGCGAGCTCGAACTGCCGTACTCGGACATCGCGAAGTGGGGCGCCTGGTGGTCCGGCTCGCCTGAGCTGCTGGCGCAGGTGTACGGCGGCCTCACCGGCAACTCGACCGTGCAGTCGTGGGCGCAGCAGGGCTCAGGCTGGGCGTCCCGTGGCGGCCTGGCGGGCGCCTGGTCCCGGTTCTTTTGGGGCCAGCAGAACCCGTCCGGGCAGCAGCTCACGAAGCTCCACATGCCCGTCGCCGCCGAAATCGCGCAGGTCAGTGCTGATCTGCTGTTCGGTCAGCCCCCGCAGATTCTGATCGGGGACGCCGACGCCGAGGCGACCGGCGCGGTCGAAACCCAGGCACGGATCGATGAGCTGATGGGCGAGACCGCGCACACCGTGTTCCATGAGGCCGCCGAAGCGTGCGCCGCGTTGGGGTCGGTGTATTTGCGGGCCGGTTGGGACATGGACGTCGACCCCACCGCCCCCCTCCTGTCGAGCGTGGACGCGGATGCGGCGTTCCCCACCTACCGCTACGGGCGCCTCACCGAAGTCACCTTCGTCCGCGAGTTCGTCGAAGCGAACGGGTCGATCCTCCGCCACCTCGAACATCATGAGCGCGGCATCGTGTGGCACTCCGCCTGGCTTGGCGACGCACGCAGTTTGGGCCGGCCCGTCCCGTTGACCGAGCACCCCGACACCGCAGCGCTGATCTCCGACGCCATGATCTCCGACGACACCCGCACCGGGTCCGGTATCGAAACCGGCACCGACCGGTTGGCCGTCGTCGGCATCCCCAACGCCCGCACCATCACCTGGCGCCACATCCCCCAAGCCCGCGACATGGGGCGCGCCGACATCGCAGGTGTCGAGCAGGACTTGGACGCCCTCGACGACGTGTGGTCCTCCTGGATGCGCGACGTCCGCCACGGCCGCAGCAGGATTCACGTCCCGCAGCACATGCTGGAAACCCGCGGCCCCGGGAAGGGCGCCATCGCCGACATCGACCGCGAGGTCTATGTGGGATTGGAGTCCCCGCCCGACGGCGCTCTGCAGTTGACGACCACCCAGTTCGCGATCCGCTACCAGGAACACGCCGCCACCGCCAACGCTCTGATGGAGCGCATCGCCGCCGGCGCCGGATACTCCCCGCAAACGTTCGGGCTGGACGACACCAACGCGTTGACCGCTACCGAGTCGTGGAATCGGCAGACCCGCACCCAGAACACCCGCAACGCCAAAATCCGCAGGTGGCGACCCGCTCTGGTCGAGTTGACGCGGATCATGCTGGACATCGACCGCGCCCACTTCAAGGGCAAGGGAAACCCCGAGCTTGTGCCTGAGGTGCATTTCCCGGAGACCGTGTCCGAGTCGCAGCTGACGAAGGCGCAGACCGCGAACCTCCTCCGGTCTGCTGAGGCCGCCTCCACCGAAACCCTGGTGAAGATGGTTCACGCCGACTGGGACGACAAGCAGGTCCAGGACGAGGTGGCCCGCATCAGCGAGGAGAAACCGGCCGCGCCGGACCCCATCTCGATGTTCGGCGCCCACGACGACACCGAACCCGACATCGACGACGACGACGACGGCGACGGCGACGAGCCGGGCCCCGGCGACGACAGCGACGGCCAGCCCACCCCCTGACTGACCGGAGAGGGCCATGGCGAACCCCCTCAACCGGGTCCCCTACCAGTACAGGGCCGCGACCCGCCACCTGCTCCGCGCCATCACCGCCCAAGTCCTGGCATCCCTCACCTCCCCCAACCCCGGCCTGTCCCCGATCGCGGAGAAGGAACTCGCGCGAGCCGCGGTGCTGGTCGCGGACCGGCTCGTGACCGTCGGCGTGCAGGCAGCCCGCCGGGCCGTCATCGACGCCGCCACCCGCGGCCGGACGGACGCCACCCGGCAAACCCGGGGGAAACCCTCGGTGATGCCCCCGGGCGGGGTGTTGGAGCGGGACAGGATCGCCGACGATTTGGCCTACCGGCTCGCCCCCGTCCACACCCAAATCCTGCGGGGCACCCCGGACGTCTACCGCAGGGTGATCGCAGAGGCGATGCTGGGGTCCCCGATCACCGGCAATGCCGAGCTGGACCGCCTGCACCGTGCCCAACGCGCACTCAACCGGTTCGCCGACATGGGTGTCGTGGATTTCGTGGACGAGCGGGGCCGCCGCTGGAACATCGTCTCGTACACGGAGATGGCCACCAGGACTGCCGCCACCCGCGCGCATGTCGCCGCCTACACGCAACGCCTCCAGGAGGCCGGGCTCAACCTTGTTGTGGTGTCCGACCACCAAGGCGCCTGCCCGTTGTGCCGCCCCTGGGAGGGCCGGGTGTTGCGGATCAGCCCCGAACGCGCCCCCCGCACAGTGCGGGTTCGGGACGCGGACGGGCGCCGCTACCGCACCCGGGTTGCTGGGACGCTCGCCGACGCTGTCGCGGCCGGGTTGATGCACCCGAACTGTCACCACAACGTGACAGCCTGGACAGGGCCGCGGACTGTTGTTCCCCGCGCCGCCCACGACCCCGACCGGTACCGCGACGAGCAGCGTTTGCGGGCGATGGAACGCCACGTCCGCTCGTGGCGGATGCGCGAGGACGCCGCCCTCACCCCGGCTACCCGTGCCGCCGCTGAGGCCCGCCGCAAAGGCTGGCAGCAGGCCATCGCCGACCACACCGCCCGTACGGGTGTGGCCCGCCGCCGGGACCGCGAACAGATCACCGCCGCCCGCTAACACCCTCTCCCCTAACGCATCCCTGCCCTGGTGGCGGGGTGATTTCGGGGCGCCCTGGTGGCGTTCCGTGACCCACAGGAGTCCCCCCATGACTGCCCCCACGTCTCCCGCGCCCGTCGAGGGTGCCACGGATTCGGCCGAGAACGTTCCGGCCGAGCCCGCCACTCCCCCGACGGCACCTGCCGCACCGGCCCCAACGCCGGCGCAGATGCCGCAGCAGACCCAGCCGCCCGCCCCGGTCGATGACGTCGACACCGACGACACCGACACCACGGTCAGCGCAGCGGAGCGGAAGGCCCGCCGCGAGGCGAAGGCCCTCCGCGACCGGTTGAAGGCATCCGACGATGCCCGGGCCGCCCTGGAGCAGCGCATGGCCGGGTACGAGCAGTCCGCTGCCGAGGCGGCCACGCTGAAGGCGCAGATGGACGCCCTGGCCGCGGTGTTCAACCCCCAGGGGGACGAGCCTGTCGACCCCGCCAAGCTGGCGGAGCAGTTGGCAGCGGAGAAGGCCACTGCGGAGGCCGAGGCCGCCAAGGCCCTCGCGGACCGGGACGCACAGCTCCGTTCCCTCCGCGTCGAGCAGGCCGCCGAAAGGGCGGCCCGCGCTGCCGGTGTCGAGGCTGAGGCTCTGCTGGACTCCCGCACCTTCCGCGCAACGGTCGACAAGCTCGACCCGAGCAGCGAAACGTTCAAGGCCGACCTGGCGTCGGCTATCGAAGCCGCAGTAGCGGCAAACCCGAAGCTCAAGGTTGCCCCGGTGGCGACTCGAAGCGGCGCCGAGATCGCAGGCCGATCCGGCGCAACCGACCAGATCACCGACCGCGCGAAGATCGCGAGCATGAGCCCCGAGGAGATCGCCAAGGCGACCGCCGACGGCAGGTTCTCGCGGCTCCTCGGCGGCTCCTGATCTAGCCGAAGCCCCTCCCCGGCGCACCCCTTCGCGCCGCCACCACCGCACCACCAAGCCCCCGACCTGTGCGTGACATCGGGGGCTTACGTGTGTGCGCGCTCCCCCAGGAGACCCAATGTCGATTCGTAACTTTGTGCCGGAGCTTTGGTCCGGCAACATCGAGGCCGCGCTCCGTAAGCGCCTCGTCTACGGTGGCCCCGCCGTCGTCAACCGCGACTACGAGGGCGACATCGCGCAGGCCGGTGACACTGTCCACGTCACCACTGTTGGCCGCCCCAACGTGTACGACTACGTGCCCGACAGCACGGTCGTCACCCCGGAGCAGATCAACACCGCGCAGCGCACCTTCCGCGTCGACCAGGCCAAGTACTGGGCGATCGCCGTCGACGACGTCGACAAGCGTCAGGCCCGCGCAGACTTCATGCCGGAGGCCACCGACGAGTCCGGCTACGCCATCGCCGAGGGCATCGACCGGTACATCGCCGGCCTGCACACCCAGATCCCGACGGCGAACAACGTCGGCACGGTCACCGCGGACATGAACGCCCCCACCTCGTGGGAGGCCGAGGCCCGGAAGGTGTACGACGACCTCCTGGTCCCGCTGGGCGTCCGCCTCGACGAGCAGGACGTCCCGGAGGAAGGCCGCTACGCGGTCGTCCCGCCGTGGGTGTACGGGCTGCTGCGCCGCGACCCCCGTTTCATCGAGGCCGACAAGTCCGCCAACGCGGGCGCGCTCCGCACCGGCACGGTCGGCGATGCGGCGGGGTTCACCATCCTGCGGTCCCGGAATGTGCCGGAGCCGACGAGCAACAACTTTGTGATCACCGCGGGTTCGGCGAAGGCCATCACCTTCGCCTCGCAGATCACCGAGGTTGAGGCGTACCGGTCGCAGACCCGTTTCGCTGACGCGATCCGCGGCCTCTACCTGTACGGGGCGACCGTGTTCCGCCCCGAGTTCATCGCCAAGGGCACCGCGGTCAAGGGGTCCTGACCCCCGGCTGCCTCCGCAGCTTTCAGAAAGACGCAGCCGCGCCCCCGTCCCCGATTGGTGGCGAGGGGTGCGGCTGCTCCCCAACTTCCTCCCTTTTCTGGAGATTCCCTTGGCACGCACGGCTCTCACCGTCACCGCTCTGAAGTCGAACGGGTCCGTCGCGAACGGTTCCGGCACGACCGGCACCGTCGACGGCCACTACATCGACACCAACACCCGCACGAAGATCAACGACGACGCGAAGCCCGAGCTGGTGTTCCTCGACGTCACCGTCGCCACCGCCGAAACCGACGTCACCGTGAAGGCCGGCGACTACCCGCCCGCCCTCCACTCCGGCTACGGCGACCTCGTCGTCGCCTGCCCCATCGGCACCACCAAGATCGGGCCGCTCACTTCGGGCCGCTACCTGCGCAACAACGGCCAGGTGTGGATCGACTACGAGACCCCCGCCAACGTCACCATCCGCGCCTTCCGGCTCCCCCGGGACGCCTGATGACTGCTGCCGAGACCTGGTTCATCCGGGGCGAGGGCGGCGACATCATCCCGATGGACCTTCCCCTCGGTGAGGGCATCGCGGGGCGTCTCGCTTCGGGCGCTCTGGTGCGTGTGAACGCGGACGGCTCCCCCTGGGTGGAGCCGGCATCTGATGCGCCTGTGAAGGCGCCCGCGAAGGCGAAGCGCGGCCCGGCCGCGAAGCCCACCACTGAGAACGAGGAGGGCTAACCGTGGCCTACACCGCCCTGACCCCGCAGGTTCCGACCCGCGCAGGCATGTCCGTCACGTTCGCCGCGGTCGACGCCGCGAACGGGAACAGCTTCTCCAACAACGGCCGCCGCATCCTGCGCATCAAGAACGCGTCCGGCTCTGTCGTCACCGCCACCGTCAAGTTCGGGAAGACCATCGACGGTGTCGACACCGACGCTGGCAAGGAGATCACCATCCCTGCCACCACCGGCGACATCACCACCGCTGTGTGGCCTCCGGATGAGTACAACCAGCCGGACGGCACCGTTCACATCGACTGGTCATCTGGGACGACGGTGACGATCGCCGTGGTCGAGGTCTGACCCCTTCCGGGTCCCTCACCTTTCTGCAGCCCCGAGCAGCCCCTCATCCCGTCGCGGGTGTGGGGCTGCTCGGCCTGCCCGCAACGCCCCCCTCCATCCCACAGGAGACACGCATGTCTGAGCACGACGTCAAGCCCCTCGTCGAAGGGCTGATCGAGATCACCGCGACCGCAGTCGCAACCCATCCCGACGGAACCGTCCTCGACGAGAACGGCCATCCCGTCCTGCCTGAGGAGTAACCATGGCCGTTGGCCTTGCTGCTGCCGTCGCGAACGGCTTCCTGGACAACTTCCGCAACAACGCCGTCAGCGCCCGCACGGTGTACATGAAGCTGCACACCGATGTTGGTGACCCCGGCGCTGCGGGTACCGCGAACGCGTCGGCGGTGACCACCCGCAACGCGGTCACCTGGAACGCGGCGTCGTCCGGCTCGATGACGCTGTCCTCGGTCGGCTCGTACTCGATGACGTCGTCGGAGACGATCAAGTTCGTGTCGTTCTGGGACGCGTTGACGTCCGGCAACTTCCTGCAGTCGGCGCAGCTGACGACCCCGGTCCCGGTCATCAACGGGTCGACCCTCTCGTTCAGCTCCCTGACCTTGAGTTTCACGCCCCTCGCCGCCTGATCGCCGCCCATGTCCTGCCCCGCCGATCGTGCGGGGCAGGACCAGCGTCCCCCTTCTCGCTAACCCCGGAAAGGGGACCTTGTGGCTAAGTCCACCCTGTACGTCGCCGCCAACGATGCGCCCGCAGCCGACAAGGCCCGCGCGGACTACACGTGCGACGGCACCGCGGACAACACGGAGATTCAGGCTGCGATCACCGCGCTGCAAGGCCAGGGCGGCGGCGCGGTGCTCTTGTCGCCGGGCACGTTCAATCTGGCCACACGCATCACCATCGCCGGGGCCGGGAACGTGGACATCGAGCAGGACATCATGCTGATGGGCACTGGCCCGTCGAACACGTCGTTGGTGTTGGGGACGGGGCAGGCGTCGGCGATCGAGATCAACGCGTGCGCGAAGGTGCACCTGCACAACTTCCGCATCGACCTCGGGTCGGCCACCAGCACGGCGCACGGCATCTCCTCGACGGCGGGGAACGCGACGGCCGGGTACCGCTCGTTCTGGCAGTCGTCGTTCAAGAACCTGACCATTGTCGGGGACTTCGCCTCGCACTCCGGGTACGGGCTGCACCTCGACTCCCCGTTCCGGTCGGTGTTCGAGAACATCGAGGTCAACGGCTGCGGCAACGGTATGCGCATGTACTCCACCAACGCCGAGTTCAACCCCGGCGACCTCACCGTGCAGCGCTGCTTCATGGACCTTGTCGGCAACGGCCGGTTCGCCTACAAGATCGAGTCCACCGACGCCACCGGCAACATGAACCAGTGCGAGTTCATCATGTGCGAGGCCATCGCCTCCGGCACTGGGTGTACCGGCATCTGGTTGGGCGGCACCGGCCCGGTCACCCACACCAAGTGGCACGGCATCAACTTGGAGCAGTTCGACACCTGCCTCCAGATCGCCAACGGTGAAGGCAACCAGGTTGACGGCAACTACTGGCAGCTCCGCGACGGCTCCACCGGGACGAAGCTCATCCAGCTCGACACCAACGCCGTCAATAACTGGGTTCGCGGTATCGGCATGTGGTACACGGAAACCTCCCAGGTGATGATCACCTCGACGGCGACCGACACGACGCAGCCGAACCTTGTCGAGCACATCAAGGTGCTGACTGACGGCGGCACCCAAACCAACTCGATCGGCACAGCCGGGGCGGTCATCCGCAAGTGGATCGTCAAGTCTGGCGGCTCGGGCGCGTCCGCCGTGCTCGTCACGCCCGCCTAACCCCCTCCCCGTCCACACCCGCGCACTATCTGATCTTGAGGGGGCGCGGTGGCGTTCTACGCAGACGGCCTGTTCCCGTCCGACATCGCGAACACCACCAGCAGCAGCCCCACCGGCGCCGCCACCGCGACAACCACAGCGGCCGGCACCGCCCTCGCAGCATCCGTGTCCCCCGCCCCGACCCGCCTCTATCTGACGAACACGGCGGCCGGGTACACACCGGCCACGAAGCGCGGCGCGTGGGACCTGTCCACGGCGTCGTTGGCGCGTCAGCTCGGGCCGGTGCCGTCGGGTACGGCCACGACGGCAGCGGGGACGAAGTCGTCGGCCACCACCAACTATGACGTGCTGTTGGGGCGTTGGATCAGTGATCCGATCGACCGGGCCGGGAACTTGTCCGGCACCGTGCAGTGGATCATCGGCGTGTTGGAGTCGTCCACGAACGCCAACATGGTGTTCCACCTGCACATCTTCGTCACCCAAGGCGACAGCGACGTTGTGCGCGGCACCGTCCTCGCCAACGACATCGGCGGCCTCGAATGGGCCACCGCCGCCACCGGCCGCGGTGAAAGCACCCGCAACATCTCCACCGTCGCCTGCAGTGTCGGCGACCGTGTCGTCGTCGAGATCGGGTATCAGGCCCAAACCACATCGACCGGTTTCACCGGCACCATCAACTACGGCAACACTGGCACCACCGACCTCGGATCGGGGGGCACGGGCGGCACCACCGGGCCGACGGTCAGGCCGGGCTGGATCGAGTTCTCCGACCCCAACCGGGTCCTCGCCCACCACACCGAGACGCTTGTCGACAACTTCAACGACAACACTGTCGACACCGTCAAGTGGCCGTTCAACAGCGGCACCGTCGCCGAAACAGGCGGGCAAGCGCGGGTCACGGCTCTCGCCAACAACACGTTCTCCTACTACGAGACTGCCGGCCAGTACACGCTTGCCGACAGCTCGGTCACCGCCTACATGGCGCCCCCATCCCCGCAGGACTCTGCTGGGTTCGCGAACGCCCGCCTGACCATGTTCGACGTGCCGTCCGGGTTCAACACCTATGTCGGCGCATACGTCAACTCGGTGACGGGAACGCTCGGCTGGTTCGCCGTGGCTGCCTCGACGACGCAGTGGGACAAGTCGTACACGCCGACCGGCGGGTTCGCGGCAGTCCTGTCCGGCGGCTGGTATCGGATCGTCGAGTCCGCCGGGAACCTGTCCTTCTACGTCAGCCTCGACGGTGTGGCGTGGGGCGACCCGGTTGATACGCAGCCCACCCCCGCCGCGATTCGCGGGTCAAACAGGCTGACAGTCGACCTGGAAGCGATCCGGGCGACGTCGACCGCTGCGGGTTCACCAGCGGTGTTCGACAACATCAACTTGCCGCCCGTTGCTGCCGATGTGGCCGCGACAGTCACTGCGGGGGCGACCGCGGCAGCGGCGATCACCGCAGCGGTCGACCACACCACCAGCGTGACCGTGTCGGCGGGCGCGGACAGCGGCGTCAACGTCACCCCCACCATCACCGTGGGCGTGACAGCCGTAGCAGCGGTGTCGTCCCCCGCAGCGGCGGCGGCAGCGACCACCGTTGTTGCGGCGGCGGACGCGACCACGAACAGCGTCATCGTCCACACCACCACCGCCGTATCGGCTGCTACCGCGAACGTGGCCTCCACGGGGGCGGCGACCCGGGAAACGACCGCGGTCGCTGCCGCTGCAGCGGCGACCGCCAACGTGCTGTCCGCTTCCCGGCAGACCACAGCCGCCGCCACGAGCACAGCGAATGTGACGTCCCGGCCGGACGTCACCCGCACCACCGTTGCGGCAGCAACAGCGACCGCTTCAGCGCCCGGCGTCGTCACCGGGTATCGGCAGGTCACGAAACCTCTCGACCCTGTTACCGACGCCTCCGCCCCTACCTTGTGGTCGAGCGCGGACGTGTTCAACGGCAACAGGTTCCGCAACCGTGGCACCAGCATCGTCATCATCCGCAACACCTCCGGCGCCGACGTCACTGCCACCTTCCGCTACCGCCACCCTGCCGCGACTGGCCTCGGCCGGCCCGTGACCGTCCCTGCTGACGGCGAGGTCACGACAGCGGTGTGGCCTGCCGGTGATTACACGCAGGCGGATGGGGCGGTGTGGATCGACTGGTCCTCCGGCTCAGGTGTGTCGCTCGCTGTCGTGGACTGCTACCCCGCCTGGTGAATCTGATTGGAGCCGTGACCGATGGCCTCCCGGCTCTATCTGACGAACGCCGCCGCCGGCTACACCCCGACCACTAAGCGGGGTGCGTGGGACAACTCGTCCGCGTCCCTGGCGCGCCAGCTCGGGTTCGTGCCCGCGGGCACGGCGGCCACGGCGGGGGTCGCGGACGGCACCGCGAACACCAACAACCTCGACATCCTGCTCGGGCGGTGGATCAGCGAGCCGGTCGACCGGGCGGGCGAACTGTCCGGCACCGCCGAATGGATCATGGGCGCGTTGGAGTCGAACCTCAACGCCAACGACATGTGGCACGTCCACATCTTCGCCACCGCCGGCGACAGCAACACCGTCCGCGGGACGCTGCTCGCCGACTCGATCGGCACCACCGAGTGGCCGACCACGGCGACCGCACGCGGCGAGGGCGCCAAGACGCTAACCGACGTCGACCTCCAGGTCGGCGACCGCGTCGTCGTCGAGATCGGCTACCAGGCGCAGAACACGTCGACGACGTCCTACACGGGCACCGTCAACTACGGCAACACCGGCACAACCGACCTGGCCAGCGGCAACACCGGCGCAAACCTCACCGGCCGCCCCGGGTGGATCGAGTTCTCGGACCCGCTCGCCCTGCTGCGCAAGCATGCCGACTCGCTCACCGACGACTTCAACGACAACTCGGTCAACACCACCAAGTGGCCGGGGAACGCGGGCACCGTCGCCGAGACCGGCGGCCGTGCCCGAGTCACACACCTGGCGAGCAACGGGTCCTACTTCGGCTCGGGCGCGGTCTACACCCTCGCCGAGTCCTCGATCCTCGCCCGCGTCTACCCCGGCGCGCCTGGCGCGGCGACGTCGGCCGAAACACAGTTCAGTTTCTACGTCGACCCGCCCAACTACACCGAGGCTGTGCAGCTCATCGTCGAGCAGGCCGCATCGGTGAACATGGCCTACGTGCTGGGTGGGGCCTATAGCTGGGTCGAGGGCCCGGCCGCCTACGACGCGACAGCGCACGCGTGGCTGCGGCTGCGCGAGACCGGCGGCACGCTCTACGCGGAGGGCTCGCCCGACGGGTACACGTGGACCGTGCTGCTGTCCCACGCCACCCCGGCGGGGACGCTGGCCGCCCGCGCGGGGGAGATCGACCTCGACTGCTACCGCGTGGGCGGCTCCAACTTCTACAGCGAGTACGACAACTTCAACCTCCCGCCGACCCCGCCGCTTGTCCTCGTCGAGACGTTGACCGACGACTTCGACGACGGCACCGTCGACGCGGTCAAGTGGCCGAACAGCTACGGCACCGTCAGCGAGTCCGGCGGGGTCGGGCGGGTCACCGCCGGGACGAGCCTGTCCGGCTACGGCTCGGACCGCGTCTACGCCCTGGCCGGGTCCGCGGTCTCGGTCAAGGCCACCCCCGCCACGATCTCGGGCGCGACCGAGTCGACCGCCCGGCTCGTCGCCTACCTCGACCCGTTCACCACCTACGGGTCCGCGGTGCAGCTCGTCGCCGACAACGCCGCCGCAACCGGCGGCCTGCGCTGGACGTTCCGGCTGCGCAACGTCGTGCAGTGGTCCGACGCCATCGTGGGCGCCTACGACCCCGTCGATCACGCGTGGCTGCGGCTGCGCGAGGACTCCGGGACGCTCTACGCCGAGACCAGCCCCGACGGCACGACGTGGACCGCCCAGTTCAACCGGCCGACGCCCCCGCTCGTCACGTCGTCACGACAGGTCGAGATCGAGCTCGAAGCGTCCCGGACGGGGGGCGCCGCCGACGGCATCGCCACGTTCGACCGGCTCAACCTCGGGCCCGTGGTCGTGGCGGCAGCGTCGACCGCCACCATTGCCGCAGCAACCGCGGCAGCCAGCATCTCCCACACCCCCGCGGGCGCGGTCACCGCCACCCGTACAGCGGCAGCAACAGCCACCGCTGCGGCCACCTCACCCATCGCGGTGACGGCCGCCACGACCAGCACCGCCACCGTCGCCGCCGCCGCGATGAACCCCACCACTGTCGTCAACATGGGCGCCAACACAGGGTTCGAGTGGGACTCCAACAGCGACGGTTTGGCCGACGGCTGGACCGTGTACGGGTCTCCCACCTGCACCCTCGACACCAGCGTTAAGCGGTCTGGGACCCGGTCGCAGAAGATCGTCGTCGGCTCCGGCCTGAACGAGGACATCCGGTTCACACCCGTCCCCGTCGCGGCTGGTGAGCCGCACACCGTCTCGGTGTGGGCGTATGTGTCCGCGCTATCGGGTGGGGCGTTCGTCGCGAAGGTCGAATGGCTCGACGCAGGTGGGTCGGTCGTCAACTACGACTACACCGTCGTCAACAGCATCGACGGCGGGTTCGTGCGGCGCACGTTCACCTCAATCCCGGGGACGGGCGCGGCCACCGGGCGGGTCATCTTCGCACTCGAAGGTGGCGGCACCGTCTACCTCGACGAGTGGCAGATCGAGCAGGCCGCTGCGGCGGGCGTCTACAACGAGCCCGACGTCGACTGGATGATGCGGGCAGTGTTCACCACCGCCGACCCTGCGGACACTGCCGGGGCGATCGGCTGGTACATCGACCGGCAGGCGATCCGCCCCTACGAGGCGTCGTTCGCCTCTATCGGGTTCCTCGCCGCTGCCCGCACCTACCAGGTGCAGACATTCGCTGACACCGCCTGGGCGTGGCTCGCCTGGTACCGGGACCACATCGAGCCGGATGGCACGATGTACGACTACGACGTCAGCGGCGGGACGCTGACGAAGCTCACCACGCGGGACAGCACCGACAGCTATGCCGGGCTCTACCTCCTGGTGTTGCGGGCGGCCATGTTGGTGGACCCGCGCACGCTGTCGGGGTTCGCGACATCCATCGGGAAGGCGCTCGACGCCATCGACCTCACCCTCCAGCCCGACGGGCTGACGTGGGCGTCCCCGGAGTTCCACGCCAAATATTTGATGGACCAGGTGGAGACCGCGGCCGGAGCGTTCGCCGCGGCAGAACTTGCCGCCACGCTCGGGGACTCCGACCTCGCCGACCGGGCCACCCTCATCGGACAGCGCATGGTCCTCGCAGTCGAGGGCGTCATGTGGAACCCGTCCACGTCGGGCGGGGCCGCGTACGACTGGGCGCTGTCCGACGTCGACGCCCACACCGTCACGGTGTGGGGTCAAATCCTCGACGCGCTGCAGCAGGCGTGGGCGGTGATCTTCGGCGCACCGGACACAACCCGGTCGGCCGATCTGATGGACGTGTTCCTCACCGAGCACCCCGACTGGGCTGACCAGACAGCCACCGGACGGTATGACCCGCTTGTCGCGGTCGCGTTGCAGCGAGCCGGGTACAGCAGCGAAGCCGCCGCCGGGCTCGACAAGGTGCGGCAGGTGTCGCAGGCCGATGACCGGGCTTGGGACTGGAACGTCATGAAGGCCGGCTGGCTGGTGCTCGCAGAGCACCAGGCCGCCGATCTGCTGTACGACTTACCGGACCCGGTGTTAAACCCGGTGGGTGACGTCGCGGCGTCGACCTCTGCAGCAGCGGCAGTGTCGGCTGGTGTCGTTGGGGCAACAACCGCCACGACGACTGCCGCTGTTGTTGTGGCCGCGCAGGTGTCTTCACCTGGTGCGGCGACACAGCAGACCACAGTGTCCGCGGTTGTGGCGGCTGGTGTTTCCGCTGCCGTCGCAGCGACCTCGGTTGCGGGTGTGTCGGCGACTGCTGCGGTGTCGAGCCCGGCCGCGGTGTCGGCGCAAACGTCAGCCACGGTGTCGGCTACCGCGGGGAACCTGGGCACGGTCACCCACACCACCACTGCGGTGGTGTCGGCTGCCGCGTCCGCTGCGGCGTCCGCTTCGGCTGACACCACGGCAGCAACGTCCGCGCAAACCTCGGTGGCTGCGCAGGTGTCCAGCCCCGCCGCCGCCACAGCCTCGACCTTTGCCGCCGCCACGGTGTCGGGGTCTGCTGTCACGGCCGGCGCCGTTTCGGCGTCGACCGCCGCGGCAGCGGCTGTGTCGGGGCAGGTGTCGTCACCGGCCACCGCGGCCGGGGGCACGACCGCTGCCGCCACAGTGTCTGCGTCGGCTGCCACACCTGGCAGCGCCGACACGTCCGCAACTGTTACAGCTGCGGTGGAGGCTGCGGCGAACACGTCGACTCCCGCCACGGTGTCGGGAACAACAACTGCCGGTTGCGCGGTGGCCGCGTCTGCGGCCACGAGTGCTTCCGCAACCGTCTCCCACACCAGCAGCGCTGCAGCGTCTGTGTCTGGTGCGTCGGCTTCAACAGCCACCAGCTCGGGGCTCACTGTCGGGGCAGTCACGGCGACAGCCGTTATGTCGTCGCCCGCGACCGCCGCACCGACAGTTTCCGTGGCGGCTACCGCGGCAGCTTCGGCGGTCACCGCTGGTGTCGGCCAGGTGAACACGTCGACCACCGTCGCGGCCGTCGCAGCGGGGTCGGTGTCGAGCCCCGCGGCTGTGACTGCGGCGACCACGGCCACCGTTTCGGCGGTCGCGTCGTCGTCCACCGGCGCCGACGGCACAGCCACCCACACGACGAGCTCGACAGCATCTGTTGCCGCCTCGGTGGCGTCCCCAGCAGCCGCCAGCTCTGTCACCGCGGCGGCTGTGACCGCAGCCGCGGGTGTCCAGGCGGCCGCGTCCGGTATCACCAGTGCAGCGGTCACCGCGACCGCTGGGGTTCCTGCTACCGCGTCCGCGACGGTCACCGCTACGGCGGCTGTGGCTGCGTCGATCGGGACCGCTGCCACCCACACCACCAGCGCAACAGTTTCGGCTGCCGCGCAGGTGTCTTCCCCTGCCGCCGTGTCGGCCTCCACCACAGTGGCGTCGCAGACCGCGGCTCGGGTCGGGGCAGCCGCCACATCGGTGTCCACCGTGTCGGCGACCGTGTCGGCGCAGGTTGCCTATCCGGCGAACGTTGCCGCCACATCGGTGGCCGCAGCGACCGTTGCGGCCACCGTAGGTATCGGGGTCTCCGCCTCCACAACCGCGAGCGTGTCGGCTGCGGCTGCGGTGTCGAGCCCAGCCCACGCCTCGCACGCCACGACCGTCACGGCGGCGGTGGCGGCGTTGGTGCCGGCGTCTGTCGGCGCTCAGGTCGCCGCGATGGCCACCGTCACGGCGATGGTCACGCTGCCCACAGCGACTGTGCAGGCAGTGTCGACGGTTGCCGCGCTGGTCACGGCGCTGCGGGCGGACACGTCGGCGGCGCAGGCTGTTGTGGTCGCTGCTGCGGTGGTGACCGCTTACACGGGCCGCCCCGGGACCCTGTCTGTTTCTCACGGGGACCGGTCGGGGCTGCATGCCACTCATTCCGAGGGCGGTCTCGCCGTCACCCATTCGACTCGCACCGGTTTGGAGGCGTCGCATGCCTGACGTCGGCGAAGACGCCACCCTCACACTGACCGTCGACCCGTTCGACGGCACCACCACTGCTTCGGTGGGGGTGGTGTCCCCGTCGGGGGTGTCGTCGACGTTGTCGGCGACGTCTTCGGATGGTGGGGGGACGTGGACCGCCTACCTGCCTCTTGTCGAGGCTGGGGCTTGGCAGGTCCGTTGGGAGGTCACCGGGCAGGGGTCCGGGGTTGAGACGGACACTGTGTACGCGTTCGCCCCGGTCACCGGCCGCACTTACGCCACCTTGTCTGATCTCGCGACGTGGCTCGGTGAGGTGCCGCCCGACAATGCGGCCCGGTTGCTGTTGACTGCGACGAGGCGGGTTGACCTCGCGCTGGTCGGGGCGTGGTATCCGGTGGACGAGGACAGCATGCCCACGGACCCCGCCGCCATCGCAGCTCTCAGGGATGCGGTGTGCGCACAGGTTGCCTGGTGGGTGGAGACCGGCGACTCGACAGGTAGCGGTGCTGGGGCTGAGTGGTCGTCCGTCTCGATCGGGAAACTGTCCCTGTCCCGGGGCGGCGGCACGTCCGGTAGGGGCAGCTCGTCGACCATGGGCGGGGGCAGGTTGGCTGCGGATGCCATCGACATCCTCACTGTGGCTGGTCTGTTGCCGATCCGCGCCGGGTGGTGGGGCTGATGGCGCTACCAGGGTTTCTGCTCACCGAGACCGTGCAGGTTGCCCGGTTCACCCCTGGGCCGTCGTGGGCGTCGGCGGTCACGAGGCGGGCGCACGTGCAGGAAGGCCGCAAACTGGTCACCGACGACATCGGCACCACCGCCGAGGCCAACCTCAACGTGTTCCTGCGACCAGACCTCGACGTCACCGTCGGATCCCAGATCGTCGTCCGAGGCCAGCAGTGCACCGCTGTGTCGGTGGACGTCAACACCACACGCGGCCTCGCCCCCCAAGTCGATCACTTGGACGTGTGGTGCGAACTCAACACGATGCTGCCGTCCACCACGGTCACGGTCACGCGTGGCACGCCCACGTTGGACAGCTTCGGTGACCCCGTCGACTCCACCACCGTCGTCGCCGCCAACCTGCCGGCCCTGATCGTCGAAACCCGCTCCGACCGCAAAGACCGCGCCGACCAACGCGGCGGCATCGTCGAACAAGTCACCATCCGACTCGCCTCGACCGCGGTCATCGTCGAAGGCGACAGGCTCACCGACAACACCACCGGCGCCACCTACCAGGCCGTCGGGGTCATCTACCCGCCCCGACCCACAGGCACCGCAGCCGGGGACACCGACGTGCGGGTCAACGCCCGCCGGGTCGCAGCCACCAGCCAGCCACCCGCCTAGATCACCAGACCCAGCTTCCTGGTGATGAGCACTGTCACCACGATCCCCAAGAGCAGCCCAACCCCGCCCATCCCGCGCCCCCGCGAATCCGATCCGGGCAGCACAGCGGCGATGAACCCGCACAGCGCCCCGACCGGGCCGAGCAGGATGGGCAGCACCAGCAGCCCGAGCAGCGACGCCCCCAACGAGACGCCGCCGAGGATGACGCTGGTCGCCCCGTTCTGCGCTACCGGCTTGACCGGGTGCGGGGGCACCGGCCACTGCCGCGGCTGCGGGCCCCACTGCGCAGGCACCACAGGCGGCGGTGCGGGAGGCGCCCACTGCTGGTGTCGGATCGGTTCGGTGGGCGGCTGCCAGGGCTGGGACAACACGAACTCCATGGGCTGAAGGCCCCCGACTGGGGATTCGGGCGCTCGCAACGAAGTCGCCCAACCCGACCCGTTCGTTACCGGAAGGAACCCTGCTGTGGCGACGTTCCACATCGACCAGGCCGGGATGGACCGCCTCCGCGACGCCGCCGCCCACACACTCGCCCGCATCGGTGAGGAGATCGCCGAAGACATGCGAAGGGCGGCCCCGGTCGACACCGGCCGGCTCAAAGACTCCATCGAAGTCGACCAGGTCGAACGCGGGCAAGGATTCACAGCGCGCATCAAGATTTGGGCGCGCACCCCCTACGCGGTGTTCGTCGAACTCGGCACCCGCCCCCACATCATCCGCGTCAAGAACGCCTCCGTCCTCGCCGACGTCGAAGAGGGCAAGTTCTTCGGCCCGATCGTCCACCACCCCGGCACCAAGCCGAACCCGTTCATGCGGTCCTCCCTCTACAGGAAGCGGTCCGGATGAAACAGCCTTCCTCCGAGCTAGTCGCCGCTGCCTGGATCGACACGTTGGGCCTGGCCGTGGATGACGTCGGTTCGTTCCTGCCCGCAGACCCAAACCTGTGGGCCGCCAACGGGTACGTGCAGGTCACCACCGTCGGCGGTACTCCCGCGATTCACGTTCCGATGCGGCAGGCCGCCATCCAGGTCGACGCCTGGTGTAACCGGCCCAACTCGGAGCAGGCGCCCTGGAACCGTGCCGGGTCGCTGGCCGGGCAGGTCGTGGACGGCTGCTACGCCCAAACCCGCCCCGTCAACATCACCCTGCCTGCAGGGTTCCGGGAGGTTCGTGTGCACTCCGCGTACCCGCTGTCCGAGCCCCGCCCCATCGTCGGTGACGACTCCAGGTTTGCCCGCTACCAGTTCGACATGCAGCTCAACTGGTCGTGGCGGTCGTGACCCGCCGCTACGCGCTCTATGGCCCGGTGTCGCGGGACTGGCTCACCTACGGCGGCCGCATCCTGTGGCACTCGAACGCCGCCGAGCTCGCCTATCTCGTCCCTGCGGGGGCGACGGTGCGGGAGCTGCCGCGGGACATCCCCGACGAGCAGTGCATGCACATCCGTTTCCATCCGAGCATGGCTGCCGTGAGGTGGCCCCTGGACCGCAGGGATTTCAACGCCGCATGAGCATCAACGACGACAGCAGCCTGCACCTCGGTGTCCGCACCGCGTTCATGCCGTGGAAGCAGGTCGACATGAGCGACGGCGAGTACCGCGACTTGGACCGCCAAGGGCTGATCGTCCACGACGAGCCCGCAGCGCCGGTCGAGCAGGGCGAGACGCCCGCCGACACCGGTGACAAGACTCCGGCCCCCTCTCCCGTTCCGGGTGGCCGGCGCAACAACCGCGACTAGCGGCCACCCCTAGCCGGGCCTCCCACCACTCGGCACCACCCGCCGCCGTCCTCAAATCTGAGGGCGGCGGTTCCTTTTGCGCGCCCTTTCCTGGGGTGCGTGAGTCGAACTGACCGACGGTTCCGAGTGGCCGCGGTTCTCATTTTGGAGGAACGCCCATGGGCGTCAGCGTCAGCAATCTGACCCAGGGTCCCGGGACTCTCTTCAACGGCGCTTTCGGTGCGACCGAGCCCGCCGACACCGCAGTCGCCACCGCCCCCAACGGGGCGGTCTGGTCGGACGTCGGCGGCACCATGGACGGTGTCACGCTGACGATCAACCAGGAGTTCAAGGAGCTGGAGGTCGACCAGATCGTCGACGTCCCTGGCCGACGCCTGACCAAGCGTGACATGGTCATCAAGACCAACATGGCGGAGCCGACGCTGGAGAACCTGGCGTTCGCGTCGAACGGTTCCGCGTCGATCACCACGGGCACCGGGTACAAGGCGCTGGAGCCGTCGAACGACACCAGCGCGACCCAGCCGAACTATCGTGCGCTGCTGTTCGACGGTATCGCCCCGGGCGGCGGGAACCGGCGTGTGATTGCGCGCCGTTGCCTTTCCACGGACAACGTCGAGATGGCTTACAAGAAGGACTCCCAGACTGTGTTCTCGGTCGCCTTCTCGGCTCACTACGTGTCGCCGTCCGTTCCGGCGTACAAGGTGGTCGACGAAAGCTAGCAATTCCTGAGGGGCCCCGCATTCCATTCCGAATGCGGGGCTTCTCGGCGTTTCCCTCTCCCCTCTCCCAGTCAGGACCAGCCATGCCCCCGCGCGCCCGCACCCCGAAGAAGCCCGCCGCACCCGTCGTCCCCGCCCCTGCGGCGAACGGTGGCGTCGTCCCCGTTGTCATCTCGTCCGAGGTTGACCCCGACGAGGCGAAGATTGAGCTGTTCCGCATCGACGACACCCCCTATCTGGTTCCGGCGCGGCCGTCGATGAACCTGGTCCTGGCGTTCGTGAAGGACGTCCAGGCTATGGGTACGGAGATCGCGAACATCCTGCTGCTGGAGCGCCTGGTGGGGCCGACCGCTTTCGCGGCGCTGTCCGCCTGCCAGTCGCTGAAGCCAGCGCAGCTCGCGGCCATCGCCGACGCCGCCTCCACCCTCGCCCTCGGCGTGGTCGAGGAGGCTGAGGTGTCGGGAAACTGACACCGGCGGTGCTCCGCATGCTGTTGGCTGTCGGCCGCGAACTCCGCCCGGGGATGCGTCGGCTAGCCGAGGGCTGTTGCGGGGCAACCGCTGCGGGGTTGCGGTTCCGCGAGATCGGGTGGGTCGTCGACCGTCTGCTCGACCTCGAATCCGACTTCTCGGTGTTCCACCGGGTGGACGACATCTACGCGATGGATGGGCCCCGGTTTCTGCGGTTGGCGTGGAGGATCGCCGCCTACAACGGCATGATCACCCGCCACATCGAATCGCAGCGTGAGCCCACGCCGACGATGGCGGCGCCCCGCGCGCAGCCTGCCCCGCCCCGCCCCTCGGTGTCGGTGGGCCGGCCTCCGAGCTCGCCCGGCGCCACATCGGTGCCCCTCGCCCAGATGGCCATGTCCAGCCCCGGGCTGTTCGAGGTCGTGAAGGTGCCCCGCACCTAACCCCTTGCTGCTCAACAACTCCACATTGCGCGGCCCTGCGGCCACCCCTCTCACGTGAAGGACGGTGGCCGCGGTGGCCGACGGGTTCAAGATCGGCGACGCATTCGCAGAGGTGGAGCTGCGGGACAACACCAAGGCCGGCATCGACAAGATCAAGGACAGCCTGTCCCGCCTCGACGGGACCGTCCGCATCAACGTTGCTGACGCGGCGGCGCTCGCCTCCATCCGCCGGGTGTCGCAGGCCCTGCTCGGCCTGTCCAACCAGACGGTCCGGGTCGACGTCGACGAGACAGCCGCGCTCGCCGACGTGCGCCGCATCAAGACCGCGATGGACGGGCTCCGCAACTCCAACGTGCGGATCACGATCAACTCGGCGCAGGCCATGGCCGAAATCCAGCGGGTCCGGCTAGCGCTGGCCGGCCTGTCGAACGCGCACGTGCGCGTCGACCTGGACGCGGGGGCGGCGTTCGCGCAAATCCTCGCCCTCCGGGCCGCGCTCGCCGCCCTCGGCAACACGACCACGGTCAACGTCAACGCCAACGTGTCCGGCGCGCAGGCGGGCCTGCAGGGCGTGTCGATGTTGCTCGCCTCCATCCCCGCGTTGGCGGCGGTGGCGGGTGCTGCGATCGCCGCGATCCCGGCCGCGCTCGGGTCGCTCGGCGCTATCGGCGGCGTCATCCTCGGCGCCTTCAGCGGGGTCGGGGACGCGCTCGCCGGCTACAAGGCCGATCAGCAGGCCGCAGGTGGCGCCTCCGCCGCGTCGGGGGCGGCTGCGGCTGCGTCCGCGCGGGCGATCCGCGACGCAACCCAGGCGATCGTGGATGCGAAGGAGCAGCAGGCCAGGGCGGCGCGGGCGGCGGCGCAGGCCATCGCCGACGCCGAGGACCAGGTTCAGGACGCGGTCACCCAGGCCGCCCGGACAGCCCGTGACTCGGCGCGCGCGGTGGAGAACGCGCAGAAGTCTCTGATCGCGGCGCAGCGGGATGCGGCCCGGTCGGCGCAGCAGTCCGCTGATGCGGTTGCTGCGGCGTCCCGGCGGGTGTCGGACGCGGCGCGCGCAGAGACCCGCGCGCAGGAAGACCTCAACGACGCCCGCGCCGAAGGCTTGCGGACGTTGGAGGACTTGGCGTTCGCCGCTGAGGATGCCGCGCTCGACCAGCAGGGCGCCGCGCTCGCCCTTGAAGAAGCACAGCTGCGGCTGGCGCAAGCCAACGACTCGGCGATCGCCACCGACCTCGACAAGCGCAAAGCCCTCTATGACGTGGCGGTCGCGCAGCAGCGGGTGAAGGAATCCGCTGTCGACGCCACCCGTGCGACGGCGGACAACGCCGACGCCCAGGCCAAGGGGGTCGACGGGCTCGACGAGGTTGTCGCAGCCCAGGAGCGGGTGCAGGACGCCGCCCAGGCCACCATCGACGCCCAGGCCGATCTGGTGAAGGCGCAGCAGGCCGCCGCGGACGCCCAGGTTGATTCGGCAGAACGCGTCGCGGACGCCCAGCAGGCTGTCACCGACGCGATGACCCGGCAGGCTGAGGCCAACGCCGACGCTCAGGACCGGATCGCTGACGCCCAGGAGAACCTGTCCAGGGTTCGGCAGGACGCCGCGGACCAGCAGGCCGACGCAGCTAAGCGGGTCGCCGAGGCGGAGCAGCGGCTGAAGGACGCCCAGGACGACGCCGCCAAGTCGGCGACGGCCGGGGCTGGTGCGGCGTCGAAGTTCGCCGAGGCGATGAAGAAGCTGTCCCCGGCCGCGCAGGCGTTCGTGAAGCAGCTGATCGCGATGAAGCCCCTGGTGAAGGGGCTGTCGGATGCGGCGGCTGAGGCGTTCCTGCCCGGGCTGACGTTGATGTTGAAGGACAGCACTGCACTGTTCCCGATCTTCAACGCTGCGCTCACCTCTACCGGTACGGCGATGGCGGCGACCGCCATCAAGTTCGGTGACCTGTTCAAGTCGTCGACGTTCCAGCAGAACTTGCAGCAGATGCTGCAGGCGACGCTGCCGGTGACGGCGGCGATTGGCGACATGTTCGTCAACCTGACCAGCAAGTTTGTTGAGTTCGGTGCGAAGATGGCGCCGGTCGCGCTGTCGTTCGCCGACTTCGTTTCCGGGGTGTCGCAGGGCCTTGGCGGCATGTTCGACGCGCTCGGTCAGCACACGTCCAGCTTCTCCTCCATTTGGGAGTCGCTGGGTTCGATCATGCAGACGTTGCTGCCGATCGTCGGGCAGCTGGTCGGGGCGTTCGCTGACTCGGTGGCCCCGGTTCTGCAGCGGGTCGCGCAGTGGCTAGAGGAGAACAAGGGCGCGATCTCGACCCTGCTCCCCCTCATTGCGGCGGTGTCGACAGCGTTCATGTCGTGGAAGCTGATCTCCGCGGTGCTGACCCCGATCGGCGGGATGATCACCACCGCTGGGACGAAGATCGCCGCGCTCGGTACCGCGGTCGGTGGCGCCGATTCCAAGATGGCCGGGTTCGGCAACGCCGTGTCCAAGGTGGGTGGGGCTCTCCCGGTCATCGGGGCGGCGTTCATCGCCGGGTCGCTGGTCGCGGAGCACTACAGCAACGAGATCGACCAGGCCGCCGCCGCCCTGCTGAAGGGTGGGACGGCGGCTCAGCAGGCGCAGACCCAGTTCACTGGGTTGTCGTTCGACAACTTCGGTCGGTCGATCGCTTCGACGCTGCCTGGCCTGCAGCTGTTCGTGGACAACAACCTTGTTGCGGCGCAGAAGGCGGCTGACAACGCCAAGAAGATGTACGACGCCATGTCGCCGTTGGAGCAGGCGCAGGTGCGGTACACGCAGGCCGTCAACAACTTCACCAAGGATTCCCCACAGGCGCGGGACGCTCTGGCGGATCTCAATGAGAAGGCGAAGGAAGCGGACCTCGAACAGCGGGCTGCCGCTGCCGGCACGGACACTCACACGCAGGCGTTGGCCGATCTGAACGGTCAGATGCGGTCCGCGCTCGGCGGGGACGTCGCCTACAAGCAGTCCCTGCTGGACGTGAAGGACGCGCAGGAGGCGCTGGCGAAGGCCGTCCGCGACAAGGGCGCCAGTTCGGATGAGGCACAGCGCGCGGAGCTGCGGCTGGTGGACACGGTTTCCCGGTCCGCAGAGGCGGCGGCGCGGAAGGCTGAGGCGGACGCTAAGGCTGCCGGTGTCACGGACACGGCGAAGCTGAAGACCGACGCCTACAACGTCAGCCTGTTGTCTCAGGCGGCGGCGATGGACGGGCCTGGTCAGGCTGCGCTGTTGAAGTACACGGGGTCGATGACGGATGCCCAGTTGGCGGCGTATTCGGCGTCGGCGGAAGCGTCCGGGTTCGCGACGAAGATCCTGACCTTGCCGGATGGTCGCAAGGTCACGGTGGTGCTGGACTCGGCGCAAGCGCTGCAGGCCATCACCGATTTCGAGGCCGCCGCCACGGCAAAGACGATCACCGTCAAGTTGGACGCGGACGTCAACCCGGCCACCCAGAAGATCGACGGCACGGTCGACCTGGGCAACGGCAAGACGGCGACGATGACGCTGGAGTCGAACGTCGACCCCGCCACGGGGAAGATCAACGGTGTTATTGACCTCGGGAACGGGGCTACAGCCACCGTCACCGTGGACGCCAACCCCGACCCGGCAACCGGCAAGGTCAACGCCACCGTCGACTTCGGCAACGGCCGCACCACCGTCATCCAGTTGGACGCTGACCAGGCCAAGGGCTTGGACAAGGTCAACGGGTTCGTCGGCTGGGGCAACGGCCAGATCACCACCCCGAAGGTGGATGCCGACACCGGCCCGGCGAACAACTCGTTCATGAACTGGTTCAACAGCATCCCGAAGACGATCTCTGTGATCGCGCAAACAATCTTCGGGAATGCGTCGGGCAACATCATGATGCCGATGGCAGAGGGCGGTGTCCTCGGCTACGCCAACGGCGGGGCGCCGAAGAAGCTCACCCCCATGTCGGGGTCGACAGCGTCGGTGGTGTCCCCGAACACGTGGCGGGTCATCGGCGACAACATGACCAGCCCGGAGTTGTTCGCCCCGCTGGACGGGTCGAAGCGCTCCCTCGGCCTGATCAAGTATGGGGCGGCGGCGTTCGGCTACTCGCTGACCCCGGTCGCCTCCGCTACCCAGCCCGCGGGCGGCCCGGTCCCGGTGATGCCGGCGATGCCGTCGGCGCCGACCGCGATGTCCCCGTCGCTGGCCGCAGCCCAGGCCGCGGGCCAGCAGATCGTGACCCACACCCACCACAACAGCATCACCTTGCAGGTCCAGGGTGTCTTGGACTTCTCGAAGGGTGACGCGGCAGCCCGCAAGGTCGTGTCCGATCTGAAGGACAGGCTGCTCGACCTCGAACGGAGCACATTCTGATGTCGGGGTTCGGGACTGTCCGGGTTGGTCGGCTTGCGCTGCGGGAGGCGTACACGCCCGCATCGGAGTCGACCGACCCCACCTCCGGAGCGCGGAAGCTGACGATCTCCGGGCAGGAAGCCGCCCCCGCCCTGTCCGTGGCCGACGTCGCCGCGGTCCACGACGACATCATGGGACTGTCTGGCCTGTTCGTGCCGGTCACGTTCACGGACAAGGCCGCCCGCAACGGCTACTACCAGGTGACGGACACCAACGCGACGCTGAACGCGTGGGGGTCTGAGGTCGTCACCTGTGACTGGTCGATCGGCCTGCAGCGGGTGGGGGCGGACTCCGAGGTCGATGTGGAGTCCCGCCTCGCCGGCCCGCTGACTCACTCGAACACGCACAGCGCGACGGGTGAACGCTGGCATGCCCCGCCGATCGGGCACACCTCTTACTGGTCGGCCGCGACCGTCCCGTCCACGATGACCCGTACCGGGTCGGATGGGGCGATGACCATCTACCGGGGTGTGCCGGTGGGGGTGAACCCGCGGTTCGTGTGCCCCGTGAGCTCGTACGGGCTGGGCAGGGTGCGGTTCCTGGACGCGCTCGGCCGGGAACGGTCCGGGGTGCGGATGGCTGTCGACCCTGTCGGGTGGGAGCTGTCGAACAACCTGGTGCGGGTGACGTGGGATGCGGTCGGGTTGAAGGTCGCCGCCTGGGACCCGGCCGCAGAACTGTGGGAGCAGAAGGGGTTCACCGTCACCGTGTCGGGAACCACGCTGCGCACCCCGGACGAGACGACGGTGATCCGGAACGACTTCGAAGCCGTCACCATCCGCCTGTTGTGGACGCTGCCCGTCGCCGGCCGGTCCGGTGTCGATGTCACTCTGCGCCGCGGGTCCCGGCTGGCTGAGTTCTTCGTGACGGCCTCGCCTGCGGGCACGATCACCGCCGCCCTTGAGGTGGTGGAGGCGACGTCGGCGGCGAACGGGTGGATCACCGCCACCAACAACGACGTGGCGGGTAACCGGTTCATGATCTGCTCCGCCGGCACCTACACAGCATCGACCCCGAATGCCCGGATCAGCGTCACCTCAGCGTCCTCGCTTGACTTCGCCGCGGGCCTTGTTGTCGGCGGCGGCTCTGCAGCCGCAGGCGACGACGCCGCAACCCTCTACGCCATGTACCTCGGCGCCGCACCCGAGCTTGTCCGCGGCGCACGCCGCTAACACCACCCCCCTCTCCCGCCCGCAGCCCCCACGCCTCGCGTGTCGGGGGCTGCTTCTGTTGTGCCCGAAAGGACCCCTCGATGGCGATTCAGGAAGTGTTCCGCGGAGTCGGGTCCTGGTCCATCCAACTCGCCGACGACACCCCCGCCGAACTGCGCGACCTGCTCGACGAGCACCGCTACGGCCGGGTCGTGGTTGACGCCGCCCGCGACAACCCCGCTGTGCTCGGGGACGCGCTCCTGGCCTCGGCCCGCTACGTCGGAGTCCTGTACGGGACGAGCCCGGACTCTGCAACGGGGTTCGGGATCAGCGGGCAGGGCATGGCGGTGTGGATGGGGGACGCCGACAAGAAGGCGTCCACCGTGTTCGAGACCCCCGCATCGTTCACGGGGTCAACGTTCGCGTCAGCGATCGCCGGCCTGATCCCCCCAGCCCTGACGTTGGGCACGGTCGTGGCGCCGTCGGGTGGCGGCTCCTATACGGGTAAGCACCAGTGGACGTCGCCGCGTGAGGCGATCGACTATGTGTGCGATCTGTTCGACTGTGCGTGGCGGGTCAACGGGGACGCCACCCTCGATGCCGGCCCGGCGTCGGCGCTGTTCGTGGATACCCCGACAGCAGCAATCGTGGCCCGCGCTGAGGGCGGGGATCAGCAGCTCCGCGGGTTGCGCGGCAGCGCGAAGCTTGACCGGGACATGAACGACTTCTCCACCCGTGTTGTCACGTTGGCGGAGGGCCAGGGCTCGACGGTTCGGGTCGGCTCCGCGGACATCGCGCCCGGCCTGAACACGTATAAGGACCCGCAGGGCAACCCTGTGCAGTGGGTGCGAATGGTGTCCGAGTCCAACACCAGCCTGACGAATGCGAACGCGCGGGCGCAGCTGCAGCTGAACAGGTTCACCTCGCCCCGGAACGCGCTCAACCTGACCACCGACACCCACGACATCCGTGGTGACGTCGCGGCCGGGGACCAGGTGTGGTGTTACGACCCTGACGCCGGTCTGGTCGACAACTCGAACGAGGTCCGGTTCCGCGGGGACCTGATCTACCCCGTCAAGTTGCAGGTCACCCAGCTCACCTGGGGTGTTCTGCGCGGGATGGGCGTGTATTTCCGGGACACCGACGGCGCCTGGTGGGACCTCACCGACTACGTCGTGTGGGAGACCGACTCCGCCACGCAGATCGTGGTGGGCGGCTACAACCGCAGCCTGACGGACTCGGGTACGGAGCCCATCGGGTCCCGCGTCGTCGCCGACAACAGCATCCCCGGCGTCCCCGGGCTCGTCCTGCCGTGGAACACCGGCGTCTACCAGTCTGCTGCCGGGCTGTCCCGGGCGAAGATCGTAGCCGCCTGGTCGCAGCCGCTGAACGCTGACGGCTCCGCGATCGTGGACGGCGACCACTACGACGTGCAGTACCGCACCCCGGCGGGCTCGGGTGACTGGTCAACGATGGTGGTGGGGTTCGACCAAACCCAGGCCAGCATCCTGGAGCTGCAGCCTGCCACCGAGTACGGCATCCGCATCCGGGCTGTGGACACTGCCTCCCCACCCAACTACGGCGAATGGACCGGAGAGCAGGCGGTCACGTCAGGTGGGGACACGATCGCCCCGGCCACCCCCGCCGCCCCGGCGGTGGCTGGTAACCCTGTCTCCATCCAGGTGCAGCACACGCTGGGCGTGGCCGCCGGGGGCACCTACAACCTTGACGCCGACCTGCACCATTTGGAGGTCCACGCCTCCGACATCGGCGCCGGGTTTACCACCTCGGCAGCCACGAAGATCGGCGAGCTGGCCGCCACCCAGGGCATGATGTCCTCCACGGTCCCGGCGATCGGCACGTTCACCGTCGCTAACACGGGCAGCCTGTGGGTGAAGGTTGTTGCGGTCGACGACTCCGGCAACCGCTCCCCGGCATCTGCTGCATCGTCGGCGTCGGCCACGTTGATCGACTCAGCGCACATCTCCGACGTCGTCGCATCCCTGATCACCACCGGCAACATGAACGCCGTCCTCGCGCTGGTGGGCGCGGTCCAGACTGCCTCCTCGGGGGCGCGCTGGCGGGCCGACTCAACAGGCTGGAAGACCTACCGTCCCTCCGGAACGCTGGCCCTCTGGAACGACAGCTCGACGGGCGACCTGATCGGCTATCAGACCAACGGCACCACACCCACGCTGCGAATCCAGGCCAGCACCGGCAACTTCTACCTCTACGCCAGCAACGGCACTACCCCGATGCTGCAGCTCACCGCTTCCACCGGCGAACTCGACATCAACGGGCGCCTCATCGCCGGAGCCGGCATCGGCGTCGGCCGCAGCATCGTCATCGACCCCACCACCGGCACCCCCCAGATCAGGCTGTACCCGGACAACCGCTCCACCGTGTACGGGGTCATCGAGGGCATTCCCGGTAACGACATTGTCGGTGCGGGCTGGGTGCGGATTTCGTCGGCGACAGTGTCGAGCAAGCGCAGTGATGTGCTCGTGCAGCCGACGGGTGTAACTATCGGCTACGCCCCAGCGGGCCTGCTGTCCGGTGGGGCTGTCAGCGCTACCCAAGACGGCGTCGAACTGATCAAGATCAACGCCTCGTCCGGTGACGCCGAAGGCGGCCTACTCAACATCAACAGCAGCGGCATGCAGATCGCCGCTCCGTCCGGCGAGATCGAGACCGTCGACCCGCTCGGCGGGAACGGCGCCGGACTCAAGTTCCGAGCCCAGGGCGGCGCCACCCAGGGCTACCGCATGTACGCGTCCGGCGGCTACCTGCGGTTCGCCCAGAACAGCGACAACGCGTTCCTCGCCGACCCCAACGGGCCAGGCGGACTCAAGTGTTTCGTCATCGACCACCCGATCCACGAGGACCGGCTACTGGTCCACGCCTGCACGGAGGCGCCCGCAGCCACCGTCGAGTACAGGGGTCGGGCCACCATCGTCGACCACCAGGCCGTGGTGGAGCTGCCCACCTACTTCGAGGCCGCCACCATCCCCACCGACCGGCATGTCCAGGTCACTATCGAGGCCGCGCCTGAGCGTGTAGAGCGGCCCGCCGAAACCGCCGGCCCGCCGTTGGAAGGGCCGCAGATTCCCGCCCACACGCTGCCGATGCCTGAGGCTGTCGCCCCCGCCATCCCGGAACATCACCTGCTGTACCGGGCCGCCGCGTCCGCCCCGGAGGACGGCCGCTTCCGGATCGTGTCGGATGCCCCCGACGGGACGGTCGTGTACTGGCATGTGCAGGCCACCCGCGCCGACTCCCCCCAGTTCGAGGTTGAGCCGTTGCGGTCGTCGGTGAACGTTCACGGCGACGGCCCCTACCGGTACATAACCCCCGCTGCCTAACCCCCACCATCTGCGGGTTCAGCCACCCAGCCCGCGCCCCCACCTCTCCCGAACCAGCCCGTACTACCTGAGAGGGGGCCTGGCGCTGTGTCGCTGGACCTCTGGAACTTCATCCTCGGCCCCGCCATCGGAGCCGTCACCACCATCATCCCCGGCGCCGTCTACATCTCCCGGAAGGTCCGCACCTTGGCACGGTTCACCGATCCCCGGTTCGCGCACTTCCTCGACGACTGGTTCGGGGAAGAAGCCCGCCCAGGGGTGCCGGCCAGGGCAGGCGCGATGGCCCGACTGCTGTGCATCGAGCAACGTTTGACCACCGTCGAGTCGGACACCAAACAGTTGCAGCGCAACGGCGGCACACACCTGCGGGACGCGATCGACCGGCTAGAGGCCGCTGTGAAACGGCTCCCCACCGACGAACAGTCCAGCCCGTGACCACACCCATCTACGACCTCTTGTGCGACGAGACGCTGGTGTTCCCGCACAACAACGAGCCGCCCACCGGCCCCATCCCCGTGGTCACGATCGGAGACACCCATGCCGACTGCCACTGACGTCCTCGCCGACGGCGGCATCACCAACCCCGCCCAGGTCGTGGCCGCCGCCCAGACAGCAGGGCTTGAAATCGCTACCGCCGTTGCGGTGCTCGTCAAGGAATCCTCGGGTGGGAAGAACATTTGGGGCCGTGACGGTGTCCCCACCGGCGGCGCCTACACCAAGGGCGGCCCCGTCACCCAGGCCAACTACGCCGCCTACCGGGTGGCTCTCGCGGCTGGGACGGCGGGCCGCAACGGATGCGGCCCGACCCAGCTCACCTACGGCCCCCTCCAAGACCTCGCCGACACACGTGGCGGCTGCTGGCGGTGGGACGTCAACGTTGCTGTTGGGTTCGAGCACCTGGCCGACCTCGTCGAAAAGTACGGCGTCGAGGGCGGGTTCCGCGCCTACAACGGCGGCACCAAAGCAGCCCGGGCCGGGACCGTCCCCGAGGCCGACACTTACGGTCGCCTGGCCATGGGCGTCCGGGGCACGTGGCTCGCCCGCCTCGCCGGCACCAGCCCCGCCCTGCCGCCAGAACCGTCAACGGGCGGCAGCCCCGCTGGTGTCCTGACCTACGGCATGACCAACAACCCGCGCGTGGCCGACCTGCAGAACCTGTTCCTGCGCGTGTTCCCCGGCTACCAGTCGGTGAAGAAGCTCGCCGCTGTCGGCACCACCGGCAACTACTTCGGCCTCACGCAGGCGTGCGTGCTGGAGTTCCAGACCCGCGCGAAGGTCCGCAACGCCGACGGCTCCGCCCCCGACGGCCGCACGGTCGGCGCGAACACCTCGAAGGCGCTCGCCCCCTACGACTGGCGCTGACCCCGCTCCCCCTGTTCTGAGAGGAACCCCCCATGTTCTCTGTCGCATTCTGGAAGTCCGCTGGTGAGCGCTGCGCGAAGAGCGCCGCGCAGGCCCTGCTCCTCGCGTGGGGTGGCGACCAGGTGTTCAACCTGTTCACCATCTCTCCTCTCGCAGCGCTCGGCGTCGCTGGCGGCGCGGCCGTGCTGTCGGTGCTGACGTCGGTCGTGTCCGCTCCTGTCGCGGACGACGGCTCCCCGTCGCTCGTGCGCGACGGCTCCTGATCTGCGTCGGGTGCGGGCTCGGAGAGGGGACCGCACCCGACGCACCCCCGAACACCACTGATCCTCTCCCGCACGCACTAGGCCCCCGTCCTGCCACCCTCACGGGCTGGTAGGGCGGGGGCCTTTTCGTGTTTCAGGCCCCGAGTTGTTCCAGCCGCAGCCGGACCACTGTGGTTACGAAATCGGCCAGCGATGGCGGGGACAGCTCCGCCATCCGCTCCCGCAGTACCGCCACCTCCTCATTCGTCAGCCGCAGCGGATACGACACCAGGGGGTCGCCGGTGGGTCGGCGGGTGCGGCGTTGGCGCTGCGGAACCCTGGTCCGGCGTTCGGGGCGGGGCTGGTAGACGTCGCCGAGGTCGTCCCACACGGCGTCCAGGGCGTCGAGAAACCACGTCTCGTGGGTGTCCCCTGTCGCGTCCTTAGCGGCCCGTACTTGCTCGAACAGGTGGGCGGGGATGCGGGTTTGCGTGATCTGCTGCCCCGCGGGCGTAGGCGTCGGTACCGGTTCGGGTGCCTTCCGGGGGCGCGCGGGGCGGGCCGACGCGGCCGGGGCAGGCTCCACCGCCTGCTCCTGCGAGGGTTCTGCGGGGGGTTGCGGCTCGACCACCTCGACACGCGGGGCGCGGGGCGGTGGGGCCGGCGCGTTCCCCAGCAGGGCCTTGACCGTCTCCGAGGGGTTCTTAGCCACGGTGCCGCCCCCGCCGCTCCTGCGCCTCCCGCACCCGCTCGATCACCTCAACGGTGAACCGCGCATAGGCGTACGTCAGGTCGTCGTCCGCGTCCGGGTCCCCGATGACGGTCGCCGTGTTCACCATCCGCTCGGCCGCGGTGCGCTTCGGGATGTGCGTGTTGAACAGTGGCAGCCCCGACTGCTGGAGGTCAGCCAGTACGTCCCGCGACACCACCGTCTGTGGCTCGTACTTGGTGAGCAGCACACCCAACAGGTCCGCTGTGAGGACATCGGCGTCGCGCAGTGCTTGCGCCCATTCCAGGAACATGCCGACCCCGCGGCGCCCCCAACGTGACGCGTCAGTGGGAACGATCAGCGAGCTGGATGCACACAGGGCGGCGATGACGAGGGCGCCAAGGTTCGGGGCGAGGTCGAGCACAATGATGTCGTAGTCGTCCAAGACTGGTGCGAGATGCCGCCGTAGCTGCTCCTCGCGGCGATGCATGGTGACCAACTCTTGATCAAGTCGTGCGACCGCGAGGGTGGCGGGCAGCAAGTCCAGGCCGCTGATGCGGGTCTCGCGGATCGCCTTACTCGCGGGAACATTGGCGCCGACCACGTCGTAGAGGTCTAGCTGCAGCTCACCGCGGGAGCCATCATCGGGAAAGAACATCGACGTGGCGTTGCCTTGCGCATCGCAGTCGACGAGCAGGGTGCGCCACTGGCTTTGTGCTAGCCCAGCGGCAAGATTCACCGAGCTGGTTGTTCTGGTCACGCCACCTTTGTGGTTTGCCAGAGCGAGTATTTCGGCTGTCACCGGCAGCAGCCTTCCTAGTCACCGTCGTTCCGTCCACGGACGGGGGGGCGACGGAACACTAGCCGAACATGTCACAAGAGTGTGGGACGTTCGGCCCGCTAGCACGCAGCAACCCGTTCACCCCCAGATTGCTTGCGATGTGCTTGCTCTAACTCCGCTTGTCGCCGTACTCCGCAGCGACACGGCCCAGCAGGTCCCGGGCGCCGTCACCGTACAAGGCGATCCCCGCAAGCTTGTCGAACTCGCGGACGTAATGGGCGATGTCCTTCGGCTGCGTGAGGAACGCCGTCGCGGTCTGCGTCGCATCAATCGCGACCTGCTTGTCGTAGACGTGGAACGCCGCCGGCGGGGCGATCGGCTGCGGCACCCCCAGCGGCACGATCCCAAGCCGCAACGTGGGCACAGCCGCGATCATCTGATCGAGATGGGACAGCTGTGTGGCCATCACGTCGTAGCTGCCCAGCACCCAGCGCAGCGCAGCCTCAGACATGAGCTGGTGCCACATCTTGCCCGGGGTGTGGAGGAGTGCGAGGCGCCGACGGCGGGGCTCCCACCATGCGTGGTCGACGTCGCCGACAAGGGCGCGGGTGTAGTCGGGGTGCTGCAGGATGCCGAGCACGATCTCGGGTTGCCACGCCCGGATCAGGGTGGCGTCCTGCTCGTAGCGGTAGATGCGCTCTTGGATGGTGTGGCCAACCCGCATGAGAGCGGTGCGGCTGGTGATGCGCTCGGCTGTGAGGGCTTCGCTGGCTTCGACGAGGTCACGGACCAGCGCTGGCGCTGCTCCGAGGGCTTCGGCATACCGTCGCGCCTCATCGGGGGTGAACGGGTGCCGACCTTTCTCGGCGCGGCTGATCTTCGACTGCGAGAACCCCGACGCGTGCGCGGCGGCCGTCTGTGATCGGCCTGCGCGAACAGCAGCGAGCAGCCTCGACACGTGGCCGGGGCTGCTCGTCTGCTGGTCGTTGGGCAACGGGCGGTCAGGCTGCCGTGCGCCGGTGCAGGTCGGGATGCTTCGCCCACCACTGGTTGAACGGTTCGGCGATGGCCCAGCCCAGCTTCCGTTCCCGCGCGTACGGGGTGTGCCCTGCCGGGGGGATGACGTCTGCGCCAAGGAACCGGCCGGCCGGGTCGTAGCGCATGGCCAAGACGTGCCGGACATGGTCGCGGGTGTCGATCACCCAGTAGTCGTGGTCGAGGACGTCCAGGCGCGGGTGCTCGCCGGCGCGGAGGACCCGGATGTCCTCGTAGCGGCCGTTGAGTGCGTACCCGAAAGCGCAGGAGGCGCGTTCGTCGTCGGTCATGTCGGCGGTGAACAGACGCACCCGCCGGGACACGAGGCCACGGCGCTTGTCGTCGGCCAACAGTTCGAGCCAGCCCCGCTTGGTCGCCCAGTCCGGTTCAGTCGCGCCGCCCACCCAGCGTGCTGTCTGTGCGGCGTTGCCCTCGTAGACTGGGAGACGTTCCATGCGGAACAGCTGGTCCCCGCGGCGCTGGTAGTGGGCGTCGATGTACTCGCCGAGCTGGCGTTCATTCAACATGTGGGCTCGCCTCCCGGAGCTGGTCGATGACGGCGCGGGACTGGATCACGACGATCTCGTCCTTGCCGAGGTGGGGGGCGAGGGCGGCGAGCTCTGCGGGGTCGGTGACGACGGCGTCGGCTTTGACGACGAGGTGGTAGACGTCGGTCCTGGTGTCGAGGGCGTGCACCGCAGGGCATGTGTACCTGTCGGTGCAGTCTGCGGTGCCTGCGAGCGTGGCCAACGTCGTAATCTCGATCTTCCGTGCGGTCATCGGGGGTCCCCTCCCAGCGGCAGTGTGTCAAGCCCAGTGTCGTGTCTGCCGTCCGGGTGGTCAATGCAGCCCTGACTTTACCTATTCACTCCTGTCATGAATAGTAGTTGGGGCCGGTCGCCTGTGGTTGTCCCCTCCACCGCGGGCGACCGGAAACCAAGCACTACGCGCGTACACGCACGCGAAGGGACACAACGAATGGCACGGCTCCGCATGGCCGACATCGACACCCAATGGCGTGTCCTCGCAGCCCACGAAGCCGGACACGTCGTCGCTCTCCACCTCAACGGGTATCCCATCGACCACGTCCGAATGTGGGTCGACGGGGCGATCGCCCGCGGCTACACCGAAACCGATGCCGACCCGGTCGCGCTCGTGTTCCTCGCCGGCCTGGCCGCTGGGGACCGGGCCGCGCCGCGCGGGTATTTGCAGGGCGCCTGCGATGACATCCCCGACGCCAAGGCGGCGTTGCGCGGGACGAGGCAGTCGTTGTGGTCGGCGCAGGCTGATGCCCGTCGCTGGGTTCGCCGGGAGTGGCGACGCATCGCCCGGGTGGCTGCGGTGTTGGAGCGTGAGGGCGGCATGTCTGGCCGCCAGGCCGCGAGGCTCGTGTGACCGAACTTCGAGACCGCTGGGCTGTCGTGTGGCCGCCCGCGCTCGCTGCCGTCGTGGTCTCGGCGGTCGGTGTGCCCGCGGCTGTTGCGTCCTACCGTCATGCCCGCGCCGTCGTCGAGGCCAACGGCGACCCGGTGATGGCGCCGTGGCTGCCGCTGTCGGTCGACGGGATGCTTGTCGCCGCCCTGGTCGTGATCTGGGTGCGCCGGCATCGCGGGGACCCGGCTGGTTGGGGGCCGTGGGCTGCGTTCGGGTTCGGCATGGTCGTCACGGTCGCGGCGAATCTCGCGGCGGTGAGCCTGGCGGCGAAGTCGATCGGGAACCTCCTGACGGCCGCACTCACGCAGGCCGCTCCTGGCGTGACGGAGGGGCCGGGGGTGGCCGCGTATCTGGTGGCGTTGTTCCCGCCGCTGGCGTTGGCGATCACGCTGGAGCTCGTCGCCCTGGTCGCCTACCGCACCCGACCGGTAGGGGCTACCGGCGACGCGTCGACCGCTCCGGTAGCTGCGGTCGACCACCCCTCCGCAGACCGACCGGTCGACGATGTCGAGCCAGCTACCGCACCCCTACCGGTGGTCGCTACCGCCGTCGCGGCGAAGTGGCCGATGGCCGCTGTCGAGGCCCTACCGGTAGACCCGGTCGACCGCTCCGGCGGCGAGCCGGTCATCTCTACCGCTAGCCCCGCCGTCGAGTCGACCGGCACCGACGACGTCGAGTCGACCACCCCTACCGGTAGCCGCCCGGTCGACGCCGACCAGGCACCTGCCGGTGACACCGACCAGGACGATGACCTGCTCAAAGAGGCGACCACCTGGGCTACCGGTAGCAACCCGACCCCGGGCTGGCGGAAGGTGCAGGCCGAGTTCCCAGAGCTGTCCCAGTACCAAGCGCGGCGGGTCGCTACCGCCGTGAAAGACCGGCCGGTCGACCGCCCGTTGCGGGCGGTGGCTGGGTCGTGACTACCGCCTACCGGTCGACGTACCGGTCGATGCCCAACCCCTCTGCCAGGAAGGCGCCCACCATGTCTGCTCCTGTCCAGCGTCACGCTGACCGTCACGCCCAGCCCGGTCGGTTCCCGAAGCCTGCCGTGGACAGCGGCACTGTGTTCGCGTTCGCGATGCTTGCGATAGCGGGCGCCTTCCCGATCTCGTGGGCGTGCTCGCAGCCGGGTGTGCCCGGGGTGGTGCGGTGGGCCGTCGGGTCGCTGTTGGCCGTCACGGTGCTCGTCGTTGGTCTGCGGTCGCAGTGGGTGCGCCAGTGACCGTCTCCCTGTTGAAGCCTGCTCCTGCCCAGAAGGGGGTGGCCCGGCCTGTTGAGCCCAACAGCAGGCCGGCCACCCCGCACGAGGGCGGGGAGGCAGCGCGGGCGTTGTGGTGGTCTGCGGTGACCGCGGGCGGCGCGTATGTGGCTGTGACGGGGTGGCCGGGGCTGGCTGTCGGCGGAGTGGTCGGGGTGTGGGCGGCGGCGCGGGCGTTCCGTGAGCTGGTGGTGCGTGGTCGTGACGGCTCGTGCCTGCGTCCGGTAAAGATCATTTCGGTTACCGGTTCGGTTACCGGAACCCCTCCCCGCGCAGGTCGGGAGGCCGCGTGATGGCGGCGAGCATGCACGAGATGCGGCTGCGTCGCGGCACCAACCTGCGGGCGGAGTGGGACTGCTGGGTCGATCCGGCCGACGGGCGGGCGCTGCGCGGACAGTTGGTGGCGGCGGTGAAGCGGGATGGCGGTGATCCGGATCAGGTGCTCGGCGAGTACGTGGTTGAGCATCGGGAGCAGGCGCGGCGTGGTGGGTCGTGGCGGACGTTCGCGGCGGCGAAATGACTAGGCCGCATCGCGTGAGCAGGTCCGATGCCAGAGTTGAGCGGCGGCGACTCAAGTTCGTGGGGATGATCGAGAGCGCTACCGAGCCCGGACACAAACTCGGATACGGCCTCGACTACCTGCGGTCGGTGCTCGCCAGCCTCGACTCCGACACCGCCTGGCGGATCGCCGACCAACTCGCCGACCAACTCGTCGCAACCGCACAGGGACTCGAACCGAAGACAGGGAGCACACGATGACGTTCGTCGCTGTCGGTGACGACACAACCAGTACAACCGGTAACGGTAAGACCGGGGGAGGGGAGACCTCCGGGCCCGAGGCGCGGGCGTCGCGCCCGCGGGCGCGCGAGGGAACGATCATAACCCGCGCCGCCACGATCACAGGCCGTAAAGGCCGGGGTGTCGCAGGCTCCTGGTCTGAGGGCATCTCGTCTCCGGCGGAGGTGGTCGCCTACACCCGGGATGGGGAATGGGTGCCCGGCGAGCAGGCGCCGTGGCTGGAGCGGCTGGGGAAGGTGTACGGCTACGGGATCGCGCTGCCCGCAACGCTGCTGCTGCTGGGGCTCGTGTGGGTGGTTCAGCGGCCGTCCCGGTTCGCGCTCGCCGCCGTCGCTGTGGTCGTGGTTGTCCTGACGTGGCTTCCGCTCACCGTCGGCGGTGACGAGCCGCCTGCCCCGGCTGCGAACTCGGAGGTGACCGGCTGATGGGGTGGGTTGTGTTCGTCCTGTCCGCCGGGCTACTCATGGTGTTGCGCCGCTACAGCAAGCCGTCATGGCTGTGGATACCGATCGCCGTGCTCGCCATGTTCGCTGGGGCCGCGTTCGCCCGCACATGGGGCGGGGACTGGTTGTCGACGGCGATGCGGTGGGTGTTCACGTTCGTCGGCGGCTGGTTCGGAATCGGCGCAGGGATCATCGCCGGGGTGATCGCCGTGCTGATGGTGGTGGCAGCCGGGTTCGACATTTTCGCCGACCGCAAGGCCGACACCGTCGCCCTGGTGTGCCTGTTCCTGCTGCCCATCCTGGTTTTGATCGCGTCCGGGCCGGTCGCGGCGACGGTGGACCGCGTCTACGACAACGTGTATCAGGGCGGCGTGTCGTCGGTCGGCCGGCTGGCGGGGGGCTGACGGGTGCTGCTTCTACTGGTCCTCTGCTGGGGGCTTGCGCACATGATTCATGGTGCGGTGTCCCGGGCGGTTGGGGATGGTCGGGCCGCGGCCCGTTCGGGGGCCGGCAGGGCAGGGTCGGCTCTCCGGAAGGCCCGCGGCTCCGACTCGGGGGCGGCCCGGTTTGTGGGGTCAGCCGGGCTCGGTCTCGGCTACCTGATGTCGGGGGTGTGGCGTGCTGTCGCCGGGTCGGGGCGGGCGCTGCGGGCGGGCGGCCGGGAGGGCTGGGAGCGGGGCCGCCGCCGTGCGCTCGTGGAGGTGTCCTATCGGCGGCGTCGCGCGCGGCAGCGGGCGGAGGGTCATGAGGCGGAGCGTCAGCGGCGTCTCGTGGAGGCCATGCCTGGCGGCACCGCTTCGGGTACCGACGGTCGGGCCGCCGAACCGGAAACCCCCGACCTCCAACCCGAACCGCCCGACCCAACCCCCACAGCAACGCCTGTCGGCGGTGACGGGGCCGCAGCCTCCGCAGACCCCTCCCAGCCCGAACCGACCATCCCGCCCGATCGGAAGGACCCAGACATGAGCACCCCCACCCGCGTGAACGGTGAAGTCGCCGGCATGTCCGGTGCCCGGCAAGCACTCGCCGGGTTCGCTGCGTCCGCAACCATGTTCCTGGACGTCGCTGAGCGGGCGAAGGCTGAGGCGGCGTCGGCGCGCGGGCAGGCTGCCGCGCTGCGCCAGGAAGCTGAGGCGTTGCAGGCGTCGATGGCTGCGGGTGAGGTTGACGCCGCCACGCTGGGGGAGGTGGCCTCGTTGCAGGAGCAGGCTGCTGGTTTGGAGTCGGCGGCGGCCGAGTTGGAGCGGGCAGCGGGGAAGGTGGAGCAGGCGGCGGACGGTTTGTCGGCGTCGTCCGCTCGGGCGTCCGCCGGGCTGCAGTCCCGTCACGGGCTGGCGGAAGAGGCGATCAAGTCGACTACTGCGCCCGCGTCGACTGCGTTCTACAAGGGCTGACCAGCCGACCGATCTGGGGGCGGTGGCCGTGTGGCTGCCGCCCCCTCCGTGTGTGAGGGGAGAAGGTTCGGATGCTGGTCGTCAGCCGCCGCAGGATCCAGCGTGAGGCGGAGGAGGCGCGCGCGGTGAGGGATCGAGAGTTCGCGGCCCGGATCGCGGAGCTGAGCAAGCCGCAGGGGCCTGAGGGTCCGCGCCCGTCGGCGGTCCGGACCGTGCGGCGGCTCGTGTTCCGGGGGCGTCGTCTACTCGGCCCGTTCGCCGTCCTCGCGGTGGTGTTCGGTGTCGGTGCAGGGACGGGCGCAACGGCTGGCGGGGCGGCGCTGTGGCTGCTTCTCATCGGCGCCTGGTGGCTCGCTCGCGGACGTAGCCGCGTCACCCGTCCTGTCGAGTGCCGCTACACGCTCGCCGTTGTCGTAGGCGGCCTGGTGTGGCTGGGCCTCGCCGCTAGCTTCGGAGCGTTCGAGGTGGCGCCCGTTCTCGGCCTGGGCTGGGTGCTGCTGTCGCTGCCGTGGTGGGCGCACCACTGGCCCGCAGACCGGAAGCCTGAACCCGTCATACCGGTCGAGTCGACGCAGGAGTTGTGGGACCGGTACGTCGCCGACCAGGGCGGGCCCCTCCCCGCCGCTGTCCTGCATCACCCGACGGTCACCCCGCACGCCCGCGCCTACCGGGTGCAGCTCCGTCGTGGCCGGCAGGACATGTCCACCGCCCTCTCCGCGTTGCCGAAGATCGCGACCGGGCTCGACGTGCCCATGCACCGGTTGCTGTTCGACCCCGTGCCCGCGGACGAGCTCGGGGGGCAGGAGCGTCCGTCGCTGCTGCGGCTGCAGATCGTCACCGAGTCCCCGATCGAGGAGACCGTGTACTTCGACCGGCCCCGGTTCGACGGCGGCACCGTCCTCCTCGGCCCGCACGGTGACGGGGACGGGGATGCCCGCTGGCGGGTGTACGTGGACAACGGGATGCTCGGCGGGTTCGTCCTGGGCAGCTTGAACGCGGGCAAGTCGTCCCTGTTCGACGGGCTGGTGTTGACGATCCGGGCCATGCCGGTCAAGCCGATCACCGTCTATCTCGACGGCCAGTCGGGGGCATCCAGCCCCACACTGTGGAAGCACGCCACCCTCCGTGGTGGCCCCGACGACGTGCCCGCGATTCTGGCCGCCCTGCACCGCGGGTTGAAGATCAGGCAGAAGTGGAACACCATCCACCACCTGTCCGGGTTCACCCCCGGTCTCGTCCCCGACGGGGCGCAGCAGGCCATCACACCTGTGCTGGTGATCGCAGACGAGTGCCACAGAATCTTCCGTGATCATGCCGAGCCGTGGGCCGACTTCGCCCGTGAGGGACGCAAATGCGGCATGGCCGTGGTCGGGGCCTCGCAGGCGGTCGACCTGTCGACGTTCGGGCAGAACGATGCGCTGCGGTCGTCGCTGCTCGCGGGGAACGGGGTCGCGATGCGCACCGCGTCCCGTATGGCCGGCCTCTTCCCCGGCCTGGGCGAGCTGAACCCGTTCGACTTCCCCCCGCTACCCGGGTACGGCTACAAGGTGGCCGCGCAGGGCTCGGGTGAGCGGACGGCCCCGTTCCGTGGTCGGTTCCTGCCGGACGCTGGGGATGCCCGCAAGGCTGCCGAGAGGGGCGTCCCGGTTCCGGTGCCGACGGTGGAGGAGTGGTTCGCCCGCACCCCCGACGGGGTGTTGGACGACATGACGGCGCGGGTGTTCGGGGATGTGTTCCTGCGCCGCGACGAGCTGGCGGAGGAGGCGCGTCGGCGGGCGTTGGACGAGATCGAGGGCCGTACCTCAGAGTCTGCCGCCGTGGAGCCGGTCGTGGAGACTGCGCCAGCCACTGCGCGGGACAAGGTGTTGGCGATCCTCCGGGACGGGCCTGCCACCCGCGCGGAACTGATCCGCCAGTCGGGCATGTCGGAGTCGAGCGTGCAGAAGGCCACGGCCGGTCTCCTGGCCGAGGGTTTGGTGGAGCGCGCCCAGCACGGCCTGTACGGGCTGATCAGCTAACCCCTGGGCATGCCGGAGGCCCCGCAGGTGATCCCTGCGGGGCCTCTCGCATTAGGTGGTGGAGACGAGGGCGACTGCCAGGGGCAACACCCGAACTAGCCTCAGTGTCCTCGCCCTCGTCCTTACCGGCTAGGCGTCCACCACTCACAGATTGTCAGTCAGCGGTGCAGCCGGTCCCGTAGCAGGGTGAAGTCGTCGGCCTGCCGCTCATTCAGCGCCCGCCCCAACAACCGTCCCGCACGCCGGCGTGACCCGTCCCGCCACCGGGCCGGAACCACCCCCCGCAGCGTGTTGACCGGGGACTGCGCCAACCCTGCCGCCAAGAGTGTGCGGGCGATGTCGGGGCGGTTGGAGTCGACCGCATCCAACGCCATCGCCATGACCCGGTGCAGGGTGTCGACGGAGATGTAGGCGGCGGCCTGGGACGGATCGAGTTGATCAGACAAGGGTGGCCTCCGAGTCAGGACGCGGTGCGGGGGGCGGGCAGGGCGGGGTGCTCGGGCAGGGGCTTCAACTGGTGCCCGCGCCTCGCCAGCAGTGCGTGCAGGCGGGCAGCCCCGTGCGGCCACAGGTAGCTGGTGTAGCCGACACCGGCCCGCCCGTCGTCGGTGTTCCAGGTCTTCATGGCGACCCGGAACCAGGTCGCGTACTGCTGGTAGGGGCGGCGGTCCTTCTGGATGATCCGTTCCTTGCGGAGGATGCGGAACAGGGTGGTTCGACCGATGCCGAACATGTTGGCTACCGCGCCCATGCTCAACGTGCCGTCGATCTCGGTGAGGGCGTCGATCGCGGCGGCCTTCGGTTCGAGCTCGGCCACCTTCGCCTCAGCGGCAACGAGCTGGCGGGCGGTGGCGGTGAGCTGTTCGGCCATGGCGAGGACACCGGTGGCGGTGGACAGGTCGGGGAGGGCGGGGGTGCCGTAGCCGCCGGTGCGGCGGATCGAGGGGAGGACGTCGCGGTACACCCAGTTCTGGAAGCGCTGCACGCGCTCGCGGGTGGCGGGGTCGTGGATGCGGCCGGTCTGGCGCTGTCCGAGGACCCGGTAGAAGCCTGCCTCGGTCACGTAGGAAACCCGCTGCTCACCGCCAGGGGTAGTCACTAGTGACGACCCCTGCTCCTCGGCCGGGACGCCTCGCAGGAGGTTGCGGGCGTCGGTGACGTCGAGTGCGCGGGCCAGGCCAGGCGCCTGCACCCGGAACCCGTCCGCCTCGTGGTGCTCGACGTCGAGGATGAACTCTCCGTTGCTGAACGGGACGATCGCGGTCACTGGCTGTCTCCCTCGGTGGTGTCGGCGGGGGTGAATCCGAGGAGCAGGTTGGCGACCTGGTTGGGGTTGGCCACCGGGAGACGCGTGTCCGCCTCCTTGCGGAGGCGGGAGCCGCGACGGCGATCAGTGCCGCGGTGACGTCCGCGCTGGGCGGGGACCGTGCCCCCGTGCTCGCGGGCGGGGGACTCGGCGGTGGCGGCGTGGGCGGCCATCAGAAGGCGCCGAACGGGTTGTCGTCGGAGGCGAGGCCACCGGCCGCACCCAGCATGGCGAAGACGCCGCCGGCCTTGTCGATGCGGGTGGCCATGTTGGCGAGTTCGCGGTCGTAGGCGGTCATGAAGGCGAGGCCGTGGCCGTCGCCGTCGCAGCTCGTGCATTCGCAGAGGTCGCGGTGGGTGTCGGCCTCAAGGCAGGCGCGGTTGGTGCAGACGGTGACGGGGGCGGTGGGGGCGGGGAGCGTTGCGCTGTGCATGCGAAGAACGTATGCCCGCACGTCAGGGGTTGCAATACACCCCGCCCAGGTTCACCCAGAGGTTGCAATACACCCATCGTCGGGGCTGGCCTCTGCGCGGTGCTTGGACAGCGCATCCTCCAGCGCATCAACGACGAACGCCGTCATCGTCTCCTTACGCTCAGCCGCCGCCCGCTGGACGTCGGAGACCAAGTCCTTCCGCAGTCGCATCGTCACGGCCTGCTTGTCCTTAGACGGGCTGTTCGCCACCCAGTCCACCTCCCCCTCAGACTCGCCAAGCAATACACCTGGCCCATCCTAGAAGTCGCCCGGTGCGACCTGCATGACCGGCAGCCCGATCGAGCGCCACGCAGCCACCACCCGATCCCTGTCGTCCCACACCCAGCGGACGTCGTAGCGATCCCGGATGTACTTGTCGAACAGCTCCAGCTTCACCACAGCGTCATTCCGCGTGTCCCCAGCTGGGCGCATGAACAGGTGGAGGTGGTGGATGTCGGTGTACTCCGCCAGCCACGACACCGTGTCGTCGATGTACGTCTCGTCGCGACCGGAGCAGAACAGCACCTTGTAGCCAGCGCGGTGGGCGAGCTGCACCTGATCGATCACGGGCTGGTTGGGGAGGTCGTCGCCGTAGCCGGACGGGTCGTAGGGGGAGCGGCCGTTCATCAGAGCGACCGTGCCGTCAATGTCGACCATGACAGCCTTCGGGGTGCCCGGGACCGGATGGTAGGGCTTCCCCGTCACCACGACATCCAGCGTCGGGACCGGCAGTGTCCGGCCGCCAGCCAGGAACTTGCCGTGCATGCCCCGGATCACCTGCTCGCCCACGGGGTTGGGGCGGGTGGCGTCACGGCGGACGCACTCGTCGACAGGCACGTCGAGGAACTGGTCCACGCACTCCCACGCGGCGCCGGCCTTCACAGCGATCTGGGCGAGGCGCTTCACGTTGCGGGTGCGGAGGTTGGTGTCGTCGATGATGACGTCCACGCCCGCGCGGAGGAGGCCAACGATGGGGGCCTGCTGGATGGTGGTGATGTGCTCCTCGGCGGTGTGCTCGGGCTGCCCGTAGGTCGAGGGCAAGCACATGGTGCGGAGGTCGTCGCGGTTGAGGCGGACGATCGTGCCGGCGGGCCGCTTGTCGATCTGGTCGCGCGCCCACAGGGACTTGCCGGAGGCGGGGAGGCCGCGGGTCAGCCAGAGGGTGCTCATGCCGCGTCCTCCGTCCAGGAGGTCATGGTGTTCGCGCCGGACGGGCGCAACGTCTTCCAGATCGCCGGCTGCGGGTCTCGGCTGTCGAGGAGGAGGAACAGGTAGGGCCGAACCGTGGGGTGGGCCTGGGCGGCGATCGCGTAGTCCTTGCGCGCCCAGCCGTCGGGCAGGCTCCCGACGATGGCGTCGTGGATTCGGGCTGCGCTTGCCGTGATCGTGCCGCTCTCGTGGCGGAGCCTGTCCGCGACGTCGTGCACCCACGGATGGAACTCGTCGGGGAGCGGGGCAGCAAGCTCGTCGACGGTGCCGCCGGACCCCAGGTGTTCCCACACGACCCGCTCGTTCATGCCGGTCACGATCTTGTGGAGCTGGACGTACTCGTCGTACTTCCACTTCGTCCGCTCGTCCGGCTCCGTGAAGTGGATGACGAACCCCTCCCGGTTCGAGCGGGGCGGGGCGGCGATCGCGTCGGCGAACGTGGCGAACTCGAACACCTCGGCGACCGGTCCTGCCCAGCGGATCAGGTCCGCAGCAGCGGGAGGGCTGTAGCTGCGGCCCGCGGTGATGTCGACCGCCCCCAGCAGGATGAGGTCGTCCAACCCCTGGTAGTCGACGACGATGCGGTTGGCCGGGTACACGATCTCCCACAGCGGGGTGAGTCCGTCGATCATCTGGGTGTCCGCGTACCGGCGGTGGTAGAGGCGAGTTGCGTGGTCGGCCTGCTCTGATGCGAACGATCCTCGGGTGGCGATCGCCCAACCGTCGGCGGTGGGGTAGCCGATACCGAGGCTGCCGTCGTGCTTCTCGCTGACCACGACCGGCTCGTCCGGCCGGCCCGTGTAGGCGCCGTCCTGGCCGACGTTCATGAACTTGGGGAACGGGCGGGCGATGACCTCGGCGGTGTCGAGGTTGACGATCAGGCCACGACACTGCCGGGTGATCGGCGTCCACACGCTCTCGTATGCGGCCTTCTCGCTGTAGTTGTAGATGGCCAGCGGGAGGGAGGGGTGGGTTTGGGTGCGGACGTAGCCGTCGTGGATTGCCTGGGCGAGGTCAACGGGGTCAAGGATGTCGTGGAGCTTGGGCAAGGTGGGCAGCCTTCGATCGGGTTGGGCAGGATTGGGCTGGGCTTGGGCTAGTGGTTGTGCTGGCCGCAGGTGCGTTCGGTGCACCGGCCACACTCAAACGGGCACGGCGTCAGGGCGAGGCAGTCGGGACAGGGGTCGTCGGGGGTGTCCACCCCCAGCTCTGCGAGGCGGGCGTGCTCAGCCCACGCCATGTCTTCGAACCAGTCGGCGACAAGCTGGCGGGGATCGAACAGGACGGCGGTCATCCGTCAGCGCCCCAGTAGCCGTGGCCCTCGTGGCCGGGCTCCCAGCAGGGGGCGTCGTCCAGCTCGTCGATCTCGCAGTGACAGGCCGGGTCGCCCATGATGCATCCGCAGGGCCACAGAGGCGGTGCGCCAGTCGCTTCTCCGAAGAGGCTCACGACGCGGCCTGCTCTGTGCAGTCGTCCACATACACCGCCGCCGGGATCAGCAGAAGGAACGTCTCCGTCAAGTCCTCCGCGATCGGGGCCAGCACGGCGGTGCCGTGGCGCTGGGCCGCACCGATCAGTTTGTCGATGGCGTAGCGGGCCTGGGTGAGCTTGTCGAGGTCGGACACGGGGACCGGGATGTCGTCGTCGTCTGCGTCGGGGGCAGGCTGGAAGGTGGGCATGGTGATGGCGTGCATTGGGCGCCTTCCGGGCGGTTGGGCGTGGGCAGGTGGTGCAGGCTGGTTGGGCGACCAGCAGAGGTGAAGCGGGCTACGGCTGGGCGTCTTCGGCGATCCTGCGCAGGTCCCCCCACGTCACGAACGTGAACACCGGACCATCCGCCGTGTACCGGTGGGTGCCGGTCTCGTGGGGGTAGTGGCCGTGGGTGCCCGCGATAGCGGGCTCGGCGTCCTGGCGGGTGTCGTTCAACGACAGGATGTGCATGAGCGCCCCGAGTGGTGTGCCGTCTGGGGGGATCGTTCCCGGGGGGAGCTGGGCGGGGTGCTGGGCGGGCACCTCGGAGGCGGTCATGCGTCCTCGTCCACGTCGTCGATGAAGGCCGCGGAGCCAGCGGTGCCCGGCACGAATCGCGCGCCGCACGTCTCGCAAACCAGCTCTCGGCGCTTCTCGACTAGTTCGCTGTCGCAGCGCCCGCACAGCCACACCTGGTAGGCGGGTTGGGGTGTGCTGTCGTAGTCGATCGCGGCGGGGTTGTCGAGGTTCATATCGTTCAGTCTCCTGGGCTAGGGAGTTGGTAGGTCAGCGGGTGAGCTCGGGATCAGTCGAGCTCCCAGCCGGGGAAGTAGACGATCGTGTCGCGACCCATGGAGTCGGTGCGGGCGTACCGGGCGAGTTCCATGAGGTCGATGTCGGCGTCGTCCTCGCGGCCCTCGGTGAGCCCAGCGAGGTATCCGAGCGCGGCGAACACCTCGCGCTCCTCGTTGCGGCCGATGGTGAGGCCGAAGCAGGTGCGGCCGTCCATGCCGCGACCGGAGTAGTCCTCACGGACGTCGATGCTGGTGCCGAAGGTGGAGGCGGCGACGTCGATCACCTCGTCGAGAAGGCTGCGGGACAGAACGTGCGGGGTTGTTGTCGTGGCGGTCATGGCTGGTGTTCTCCTGTGCGCTGGTGGGCGGTCAGCGGGACGGTAGCGGGGCCAGCCCGCTAGTCGACGTAGTCGTCCTCGTCGAAGTCCTCGCCGGTGAGGATGCGATGGATGATGCCCGTCGGGTCAGGCTCGTACTCGGATGCGAGACGGGCGCGCCGGGCGATTGCCGCCTCATCCTCGCGCTCCTGGCGGAGGACGGGCGCCCAGGCAGCCAACCCGGTGAGAGTGCGGCAGTTGCGGGTGGAGAGGGCGCAGTCGCAGTAGGCGTGCCGGATGTTGAGTGCTGCGCAGTTGCGGTCGTGGGCGGCGAGCATGGGCTGGGTGCTCTCTGTGTGGGCTGGAGTGGGGCGCCGGTGGCCAGCCGGTGTGGCTGGCCACCGGGCGAGCAGTCAGGCGGCGCGCTGGTCGCGGGCCACGTCGTAGTCCTCCAGCATCGCGACCGGGTGGCGGGCGACACGCACCAGCGGGGTGTCCTGCGGCAGCAGCCGGGTCACACCCCACTGGGTGATGGTGTCGACGGTGACTCGAATGTTGGGGGTCATGTGGCGGGCGGTGTCGACGAGGTCGACGCGGGTGACGGTGACGCGGCTGGTGGGGTTGAGGCCGGGGAAGCCGGTGATGGTGTCGCCGGGGCAGACGTCGAACAGGGTGATGGCCTCGGGGGCGTCCTGGGCGGTGGTGGTGTTCACCGGGTTCTCCTTGGGCTGGGGGAGGGGGGTCCGGCTTGGGCGGGCCGGTTCGTTGGGGATGACACTACCCCGATCCCAGGGTTTGTCAACTACTAGTTCGGCGGTCCAGCCACCGAGCCAGCATGCGCCCCACCACCTCATTCACCGTCACCTCCCCGCCCTCCACCAGGGACAGCCGCGCCGCCCGAGCCTCCAACGCCTCCTCCTGCCCTGGCCCCCACACCAGCGACACCCGCTTCGTGTCGACCCGCTGACCGCCCGCAGGCGGCCGGCCCTCCCGCACCCCACGCGACCACCTACGTCCCGGCCCGGAGGCGACCCGCAACTCTCCAGCGACGATGCGCCGGTACAGGTCGGCCCGGTCCATGCCGGTCATGGCGGCAAGCTCAACATCCACCGCCTCCACCAGCGCTGCGGGGAGGGTGAGGATGGACTGCTTCGACCGGCGCCGCCCCGACGACGGAACGTTCGCAGTCGGCACCCCCACCCTCGGCCTGCCCCTCGGGCGTCGCTTCTGTTCCACGACGGTCATGCTGCACCCTCCCGGGTCCACGGCGGCCCGTACGTCCACACATCAAGCCACATGCCCCGGGCGGGCGGGTCGATGATGGCGGGGGTCAGCTTCGCCATCCACTCCTTTGTGTCGTCGGGGACGAGGTCCAGGCCGATCCAGTCTTTCCGTCCCCGACCGAGGGCGTCGGCCATCGGCTTGGCGAAGGCAACCAAGTTGTCCTCGTCGCGGCGTCGGCGGTCCCCTGGCGCCCACCGCAACCGCACAGTGAGGAACGTGCACGGCTGCAGACGGGCGGACCGGGCTAGCAGCGCCACCACCTCGCGGACCTCGCGGGCGTCGCGAGAGCGGGGAGCCCAATGCCCGGCCCTGGTGTTCCCGGTGAGGGACTTGAACGGGCGCGCCCACGGCAGGGTGAGGACGTGGTGATCACCCGCCGGTGGCTGCACCCCAGACGGAAACTGCAGGGGTGGGGGAGGGGTGTTCACGCGGCTTCCCTCTCGACGGGCTTCCCGTTGACGGCTGTGATGTGCAGGTACACGTCGTGGCGGTGCGAAACTTCGGCGTCGCCTTCCTCGAACCGGGCGAGCGCCGCGGCGATCGCCTCCTCGGTTTCGTAGCCCAGCCCGTAGTAGTTGTCGGGCCCGCGGACGCCGCTGTCGAAGTCGAGGACCGTGTAGAGCACGGTGCGGCGCACGTTGAACGGGACGGTGCAGATCGCGTAGCGGCCATCACCGGATACCGCGCGGACAGTCCAGCGGACCCGACGTTTCTCACCGTCGAACTCGACGCGATCCCCGACGGCCAGGGCCACGCGCGGGACAGGTTCACGGTTGAGGCGAACTCCGTAGGCGCCCATCACTTCTCCTCGGCGGTCGGGGACAACAGAACCCCTGCGGACGCGTTCAACCACCCCGTCAGATGCCGCAGCACCTCGGCGGTAGCGTGGCAGTCGTCGAGCTTGTTGCACATCGCCTGGTCCTCGGCCCGGTCCAGGGTGTCGGCGGCGACCACGGCGAGGGCCCGGTCGATCACGTCGTCGAGCGGGGGCCGGTGTTCGGGGTGGTCGGTGTAGGTGGCGTGGAGGGCGGTGCCGGCGGCCTGGCGCATGTCGGGGTCGTGGCGGAACGCGGCGAGGGGTTCGGTGGAGCGGTCTCGGGCGCGGCTCACGTCGTTTCCTCGGTGGTCGGTGTCGTGTCCGGGGACAACCGGGCGGGCTTCGGGATGTAGGGCAGCCAGCCGAGGATCGTCATATGCCACCGGCGGCGGCACTCGTCGCACTCCCAGATGTCGCCGATGCGCCCGTCCGTGGGCTTCGGGCAGTGGTGTGCGCGGTGGATGTAGCCCATCAGGTCTCCTCGGGGTTCGGGGGCTGCGGCACAGCAGCCCCAGCCAGCGCGGGCGAGATCACCAACGCGCGGGCCCGCAACTCGTCGGCGAGCCGAAATGCCTGGGCCGGGAGCAGGCGCCGGAACGTCGTCTCGCCGCCCTCCTCCATGCCGAGCACGACGTGCACGTCACCGGGCTCGGTCGGTCCGACTCCGAGCTGCGGGGCGGGGAACGTTGACCAGGACAGGTCGTCGATCGTGAACATGGCGGCCGGGTCAGGCATCGGTCGGCTCCTCGGTGTCGGCGCGGGCATGCTTCGGGCAGAGGTCGCGGCCCGGACCGCCGGGCACGTACCGCCAGCCCGCGGCGCGCAGCGTCTTGCGCACCGACCGCAGCGTGACGCCGACCGGGCGCGGCACGTGCGGTGTCGGACAGCCAGCGACCGAGCACCGGACCGCGCCGTTCGGCTTGGCCACCCGCTCCTCCTCGTAGCGCTCGAACTCGGCCTGCGCGCCGTCGAGCGGGTCACGCACCCAGCGGCGCATCGACAGCTCGCACCCACTGGCCAGGCACACCCCATTGGCCATCCCCAGGTGCGTCACCCGTCCCCGGCAGCCGCAGTGGCAGCGCCGGCGCGAGGTGGTGGGCCTGACGTAGCGGGGGTGTTCCAGCGCGTTGCCGTAGCTACCCCAGTAGCCGGGGCTGGCCAGGCGGGCGCGGACCTCGCCTCGCGCCCTCACGACGTCGGCTCCTCGGCAGCCCCAGCCAGGCCGTCGTCGATCGGCTCGGTCACGCAGCGGTCGTTCCATCGATCCCAGTTCGCGCCGCACCTGCACTCGGGGCCGTAGCCGCGTTCGTGCGAGCCGGGCATCATCCAGTGGCCCTCAGACATCGGTCTTCTCCTCGTTGGTGCGGCCTGCGAGAGCGGCGTCCAGGTCGAGTGCGTCCGGGTGCTCGGGCAGCACGAACGACGGCCGGTTCGCGCGGCGGGCCGCGGCCTCGCAGACCCTGCACGTGAGCTGGCCCGGTCGCGCGTCGGCGATCTCGTCTGCTGTGACGACAGTGCCGCAGTCGGTCGAGAGCACGGTGCCGCCCCAGTGCAGATCGGATGTCCGGACGTGGTGCGCGGCCGGCCGGTTCCCGCAGCGGAACCACGGCACCTCCTCGGGCTCCTCGGTGTCGGCAGCCCCAGCCAGAGCGGCGAGGATCGCCCGGGCGACGTCGTCGTGCGGCGCCTCCAAGACGGTCGCCAGGTAGTCGAGGTCGTCCAGCGCGTCGCGCCATGAGTCGGCCTGCTCCGCCTCGACGGGGTGGCCGCGGTACATGCGCTCGGCTGTCGCCCGGCCCGCGTCCCGAGCAGCGGTGAGCCGCGCGATGACGTCCGTTCCGGGCTGGGCGGGGGCGCCCGCCTCGGCCAGCGCGCGGGTGTCGGGCACATGCACGAGGTGTCGCATCGTTACGGCGCACGCTCGGTAGATCCCAGCTCGGATGCGTTCCGTCTCCGGGTCGCCTTGGCCGTGCGACTCGATCCGGGATGCCGTCCGATCCCACTCGTCCGCCACACGGGCGATGTCCGAGCGGGTGAACTCGGGCTCCTCGTAGCCCTCAGGGACGGGCGCGCCGAAGGCTCGGGCGCGGCGTATCCACTCCTCGACGTCACCGATCAGCCCGTCGTCGTCAGGCAGCTCGTCATGGCCGAGAGCGCGCCGGAGCCGATCGCGAATGTCGTCAGCTGCGGGTTCGGTGGCGCCCGCCTCGGCCGTCCACGCTGACGTGCGGCCCGCCTTGTCGATCTGCACGTGGAAGCGGTCCCCCTTCGCGAGCCCGGCGTCGTGGATCGGGGGGCGCCGGCAGCGGTAGCCGGTAGCGGGGTTGATCTCGTCGCAGCACAGAGACGCGAGCGCATCGGTGGCGCCCGCCTCGACGGGGGCCGACAGGGCGGCGCGGTAGGTGTAGGCAGCTTCCATCAGCGCGTTGTTGGCCTCGTCGTCGAGCGGGTCAGGCTCGCGCTCCCATGCCACGGCGGCGTCGAGGACGGGGCGGACGGCCTGGTCCCGGGCCAGCAGCCCGCGCACGATGCTCATCGCCACCTCGTGGTTGAGCGGCATGTCCAGCTCGACCCACTCCCGGGCCATGCCAAGGACCTGATCAGGTGCCACGTCGGTCATCGGTTGTCTCCCTCCTGCGGGGTAGCGGGGGCCAGAGCGGCGCTGACGTTGTCGATCAGGTCGCGTATCAGTTCGTCGGCGTCCTCCACTCGGTCTCTCGTGATCGCGGGCACAGCACGCCAACGGTCAGCCAGGTCGCGGACGGCCTGTTCCCGGGCGCGGGCCTGGGCCAGGTCGGCGCGGAGAGCGGCCACCTCGTCGCGCAGCTCGCGATACCCGGCGACCAGCGCCCGATCGGCAAGCTCCTTGGGCGACCACACGACGCCGCCCTTCGGGCGCTGAGTGAGTCGCTCGACCGTTGCGGCGGCCTCGTCCGGGGTCAGGTCGGTGGTCATCGGTACTCCCCCGTGAGGATGTAGTCGGCGGCACAGGACCCACACCCGCCGCAGTGGCAGAGCGGGTCGACCCTGTCGCGGGCCCGCTGCGCGATCGGCTCCAGCTCGGCCACACGGGCGCGGAGAGCGTCACGCTCGGCCAGCACGCCCTCGTAGGCGTCGAGAATGGCCCGGGCGGCAGACGGCAGCTCAGCGCTCGGCTCGTCATGCGCGTAGTCGCTCGCGATGATCTCGGCGGCCGTGGTCAGCTCGGCGGCCTCGTCCGGGGTCGGGGAGGTGGGGCCGTCACTCACCGCCGTCTCCCGTCCACGCCGGGTCTGCACCCTCAGGGCCTGCCGTGGCTCGAATCCGCTCCACCATGTCGTCCGGGACGTCCTTGCCGGTCTTGACCCAGTACGCGGCCTCCTTCTCCGTCCGGAAGGTGCGCGCGGTCCCGTGCATGGGGCCGACGAACGCGTCCCCCACCCAGGCGTCACCGTTGTGCCACACGCGGCCCTCGATGCGCCCGGTCAGGTTCACGACGTGCTCACGATCGAACCTGCGGACCAGCGCCTCCGCGTCAATCCGGTTCGCGGCGATGTCGCGGATGAGGTCCAGGACGTCCTCGTCGACGCGGACGCAGCCAAGGAAGTAGTCGTAGGCCTCGTCGTCGAGGTCAGTCATCGTCGTCTCCCAACTCCAGGGTCGGCTCGTAGCCGGTCGCGTCCACGAACGCGTCGTAGAGACGGTCATTGCGGATGGACAGGGCGCGGGCCTGCTGCTCGATCCCGCGCAGTCGCACCAACTCGGACAGCTGATCGACCAACGCCGGGGTGCTGCGCAGCGAGAACCGGCTGCCGCACGCGCACTCGTGCTCGTAGGAGGGCAGCCGCGCACACCAGCCCCGGTACATGGCGACGTCCTCACGCAGCCGCACCAACTCCCGATAGATTTCGGCGTACGTCACGTTCACGTCGCCCGGTCGGAAGTGCACGCCCTCCTCGGCATGACGCCGGACCAGAGCGAGTTGCTCGTCGGTCATCTCAGCCACGGCTGGTGTCCTCTCCGTCGGAGACACGAACACCGGCAGGCGGTCGAGGCATCGCGTCGATCAGGTCCTCCAGGTCTTGGTCGTCCTTGTGATAGCCGTGCGCGTAGTACTCCAGGTTCGCCCACCACGTCATCAGCTCCTCCCGGAACTCGGACAGCCCCGGAACGGTCGGGAGGCGCAGCGCCCACGTCCCATCCCCGCGGTCAACCCACTCGCCAACCTTGATGCTGCGACCGGCGGCGTCCTCCACCTCCACAAACCGGGGGGCGTGATGGTCGGGCGGGCCGTCGAACACGACATCGACGTACGCGGCGGTTGCTGTCTTCTCGGTCATCGGGCGCTCCCCTCGCAGCTGATCACGTCGTTATCCGCATCCCAGTGGTCCACGCAGTGGTTGCACGGCGCCATCCCCAGGAAGCACAAGCACCCCGGGCACTCGTCCCACTCCGGCGGCTCCTCGGTCTCGATGAGGGCGTCGTCTGG